CCGTCGTGCCAGTCGCGGGAGCCACGACTGGCACGACGGCCACTGCCGCGACCCCGCCACCCAGGCTCAGCGATCCAGTGATCGAGGGCACTACCGTGGCAGCGGTACCACCCAGTGTGATCGACCCTACTGCGGCTGCGGTGGCCTGCGCAGTGGTGGTGCCGCCCAGCGTGATGGAGCCCGCGATGCTGGGCACGATCGTCGTAGCCGATCCGCCGAGCGTGATCGAGCCAGTGACGGAGGGCACCGTCGTCGAGGCAGACCCACTGAGTGTGATCGAGCCGGTGGCAGACGCACGGGCCTGGCCCGAGGTAGAGCCACCGAGTGTGATCGAGCCCGAGGCAGTGACTGGAGTCTGCGCAGCAGCCGACCCACCGAGGGTGATCGAGCCAGTGGCTGCGGCTGCTGCCTGTGCGGAGACCGAGCCGCCGAGCGTGATCGAGCCAGCAGGGGTCGCGGCTGCGCGTGCAGTGGCCGACCCGCCGAGTGTGATGCTGCCCGCGATGGCGGGGATGATGGTGGAGGCGCTGCCCCCGAGGGTGATTGATCCACTGACGGCAGGAACAATCGTCGCAGCGGACCCGCTGAGGGTGATCGATCCACTGACAGCGGGGATGATCGTCGAGGCAGACCCACCGAGCGTGATCGACCCAGTGGCAGACGCACCACTCGTCTGGGCGGACCCACCGAGTGTGATGCTGCCAGACGCAGTAGCGGGTGCCTGTGCAGTGACCGATCCGCTCAGTGCGATGGAGCCGGAGACTGCTGGCACAACCGTTGCAGCGGAGCCGCCGAGGGTGATCGATCCGGAGGCAGTGGCAGCACCTCGCGCTGTTGCTGATCCCGCAAGGGTGATCGAGCCAGAGGCGACAGCAGCAGCCTGGGCCGAGACTGTTCCGGCAAGGGAAAGCGAACCGGACGCCGACGGCACGACCCAGTTCGCAGTTCCACTCAAGGTGATTGACCCAGCCGCGACTCCTGGCGCGCGGGCTGTTGCTCCACCACTCAGTGCGATAGAGCCGGTGATCGTGGGGACCACCCACACCGTGGTGCCGCCAAGTGTGATGCTGCCGCTAGCCGTTGCTGCGGCCCGAGCCGTGACCGTCCCGCCCAGGCTCAGTGACCCAGACGCAGTAGCCGCAGCCCTCCCAGTGACTGTGCCGCCAAGGGTGATCGATCCACTGACGGCCTGCACGCGCCAGTCGGCCGAGCCACCGAGGGAGATCGAGCCGGACGCAGTGATCGCTGCTCGGGCAGCGACAGATCCGCCGAGACCGATCGAGCCGGTCGGCTGCTGGATAAGACCTGCGCCGAAGTAGGTGTCGTCAATGTAGTGCGTCGAGCCAGGGCCACTTACCGGGTAGTCGAACTTGAAGTATGGGATCGCCAGCGCAGCAGTCGCGGGTGCCGTTCCTGTGACGGTGATCCTCGTCCACCCGCCTGTCGTGCTGCTGACGACCGTCCCGGTGCTGGAGGAGATGTACGATCCGCCTGAGGTGTACCAGTCGATCCACGCCCCCACGTCGGCGACATTGGTGCCAGCGCGCACATAGGATGTCAGCGTGTAGACAGTGTTCGCCGTGACCGAGTACCCGTCGAGGGAACCATCGATGCAGGTGTACATGTACATGATGGACGAGGAACTCAGGCCAGCGACAGAGTAGGTCCCGGTACGCGCCTGGGCAGAAGAGCGACTCAGGGATCCGTTCCCGACAGTCCACGCGCCCAGACTTTCCTCTAGGGTCTGGGTGTCGATGCCAAGTATGTTGCGGCCGACAGCCACGTTCCCTCGCGCGACCACCGACCCGCCAAGGGTAATCGACCCAGCGACACTACTGATGCGCCAGTTCGCTGATCCACCGAGGGCGATGCTGCCGGACGCAGTGGCGCGGCCCCGGGCTGTCGCAGAGCCACCGAGCGTGATCGAGCCGGAGGCTGTCGCGGGAGCCCTGGCTGTAGTCGAGCCCCCAAGCGTGATGGACCCACTGGCAGTCGCAGCGGTGCTGCCCGCTGTCGCGGTGCCCGAGCCGCCGAGGGTGATCGATCCGTTGATGGCGGGGGTCTCTACCCGCACCATGAGATCATCGAAGTAGAAGCGGTCATTAGTGTCTGTGAGGGGGACGATTAGGGTGGGGGTGATGAATCGTGCGTTGACGTCAAGGGTGAACAGGCGAGAGTGATATGTCCACTCAGTAGTGGTGGGCGTGATGTTGTTGAAGTAGGAGTTCGACGCAACCGTTGTCTGGTTCTGCTCCCACTCCTTGATGCCGAACCCAACGCTCTTGCCACTGACATTGGCCCTTACCCAGCCGGTGAATCTAATCTGGCTCCCACCCACAACTGGGCGCTTGGCCATGGTGCTCGGGTCAATGGCAATCTCGGCGGCTCCGCCACCTGAGTACAGCGGAGTAGCCATGATGGAGCCGGAGCCGCTCCGCGCTTGAGCCGTCGTCGTGGTGACGATGACGAGGCCGTCATAGGTCGGTGAGACGTACCAATCGTAGGGTACGTCGTTCTCGCCAGTAGCCTCATCATCGGTGAGGTAGTTACTTCCGTCCCGGATGTAGATAGACTGGCTAGATGACCCGCCAAGGGTGATGGACCCAGAGGCAGCGGCTGGCGCCTGTGCCGTGGTCGAGCCACCCAGGCTAAGTGATCCAGTGGGCGCTGCTTGAGCAGCAGCGTTGACCGACCCACCAAGCGTGATGGAGCCGCTCGCCGTGGCATAGGTGGTGCCACCGTGCGGGAAGCCAAACCTGAACGCGAACACAGTTCGCCCCCCTTGTTAGTCGAGGGTGACGACGTGCCAGTCGAAAGCGCGACCCGTGCCGACAGTCTGCTTCAGAGAGAACAGACATCCGTAAGCAACCGGGATCGGTACGGTCTGCACTACGGGATCGGCGACTGCCCCAGAGAAGGTGGCCAAGTACACGAGGTGTGTGGTAGTGCCTGTGATGAGTGAGTCGGTGCTGATGGTCTTGTTGTAGACGCGGATCTCAACAACATCCGTCCCAGTAAGGTTCCTGAGATTGACAGTGAGCACACGAGTCTTGGCCGTCGTCGGCGTAAGAAGCGTGTGTTCAGTGCCGATCGTGGCAGTCTGGGTGTTGACCGACTCGACTACGGGCGCCATGATCCAGATCCTTCTAGGTGAATGCGTGAACAGTAATGCCGAATCCTTGCGAAGCGACAGACGAAGCGATTCGTGCTGAGATACGCGACCCTGCGGGGATAGCCAGACCGTCAATCGGAACAGTCAGCCCCGGGCCCTGCTGGACGATGAACTCCGTAGCGTCAGTAGCGAAGAACATGTCGGGCCCTACCTGGGCCTCCGACGCTGCCGCCCCGATCCCGATCTGGACCCTTGCCGTGCTTGCTGTTATCGCCGCTGAGGAGTTGCCATCCACCCTCACGAGCAGGGCGCGAGTCACACCAGTGGATGATGCGACGATCTGCGTCCACGCACCGAGGGTGTTGATGGTCGCCGAAGCAGTGACGGACGTCCCCCTCGAAGAGCCTGTGACTGCCCCATAGGTATTGCAGGTTCCGTAACTCCTCTGCCCCGGCCCCACCGCTCCCCGGTTTGAGGCTGGGACCCCGACAACCCTGAGGATCTGCGTCTTAGACGCTACGACCGACTGTGTCCTCACTGCGATCCTAGTTCCGCTGGGTACCGTCAGCGGAATGTATATCCAGTGAACTCCGGGACTCGCGCTGTTGTACCCGACGCTCATGTTGGCAAGTTGGACAACCTCAGAGGCAGCCGCGCCCGTCGCGACATCGATGAGCGTCGATGTGTTAGTGGCGGTGACAAAGTTGCTCGACACAAGTAGCCAGAATCCATCCCATGCGCTTGGGGTGGATGCCACTACCTGGATGTACGAGCCCTTGGTGTTGATGGTGGCTGATGCCGTAGCGGTGACAGAAGTCGGCCAGGAAGAAGCGAGCGTCCCCGGTTCATGAGGACGCTCGCCTGCCGTCTTGTGGAGCGGCCACCACGCCATGGTTACGACGCCGTGAGAGAGATGGCACCCGCAGCGATGGTGATGGAAGCAGCCGTGACCGAGGAGCCGAGCGCAGCGCCGATGGCGAACGTGCCACCCGCGTAGGTGGCCGAGTTCCACAGACCGACGTGCGTGACCGCAACCGTGCCAGCAGTGGAGAACGTGAGCGCACCGGAGTTCGTGATCGCCGAGGAGGCGGCAGCGTTCCACGCCACGGCCTGGCGAGCATACGAGCCGGTGTTCGCGTTCTCGTTGGTGCCGGTGGTGCCAGTCGTCGCGGAGTGCAGCGCACAGTGCGTCATCTGGTTCGTGGAGCCGGTGCCAGCCAGGCCGTTGAGGGCCGCGTTGGCAGCGGTGGTAGAGGCGAGTGCCATGGGTCAGTCCTCCGTGGTGGCTGCGGGCCCAGCCGGGGTGTGAACGAAGTCATGCGGCTCGTTCTCGAACATGGGGTGTCCCTCGGCGACGTGGCGCACGGCGATGGCCTCGGCCACCGCGAGCGCTTCAGCCTCGGTGTCGACCTCGATGACCGCGTCGGTCACGTCGATGGTGGCACCTCCGGGGAGAGTGACGGTGCCGCTGATCGGCCCCGTGACGACGACCGACTTGGTCGGGTCGTCCTGCGCGTAGTGGTACAGCGGGGTGCCGTCCTCGTTGGTGCCGAGGCGGGTCTTGATCAGGGTCATGCGGTTCTCCTCAGGATGGTGCCGGAAGGGTGGAGGGCGGAAACTTGACAAAGCAGCCTTGTCATGCTATAACCCACCGATACTGGATGGTAACGCTCTTCGGTGGGACGCTCCCCACCGGGGTCACACAGGCGAACTGAATGACGTCCCCGGCCGAGCATGGGTACGAGACGGGGAAGGCCTGGTAGGTGTTCCCCGAGAGCAGCGTCATGACCGACCCCAGAGCAACCCCGTTGCGGATCGTCTGGAGCCCGACGTTGGCGTTGCCAGCCTCACAAGCGACTGCGACAGACACCAGGGTGCTGTCCTTGTCGATCGGGAGGCGTGCGCTGTAGGTCTTCTGCGCGAGCGTGGTGATGCCGCCGAGCACGGTCACGACCTCGTCAGCAGGAGCGGCGGGTCCAGGAGGGCCAGTGGGACCAGGAGGGCCGAACGCAGCGCCAGGGCCCCCAGTGGGGACTCTGACGAACGCGGTGATGGCCCTGTGGTCAGTCATGGCGGACTACTTCGCCGCCCAGCCGGTGTTGCCCACGCCGACTTCCTTGACGTAGAGCGTAGTGCCCACGCCACCATCAGTGCGGAGGAAGAGGGTGCCCACCGGAGCGGTGACAGCAGCCTCGGGCGAGCCATCGCCGAACAAGATCTTCCCGTTGGTCAGGGAAGCCTCCGCGATGCCAGCCTCCATGTGGTTCAGTTTCACGGCTGTGATCGGGGTAGCGCCGATAGGGTCATCGGCCCAGGTCTGCACGATGTAGGTCATGGCACCTCCTCTACCCATTACGGGCAGCGAGGGGGCGTCCCACAGGACTGAGGGCTAGTCCTCGTCGGCGTCCATGGCCAGACCCCAGCGGGAGTCTGCACCGCTGGGTGGGGGAGTCGCCTCGGTGGCGACGATCCAGACAGGCCTACCCTCCATCGGACGCCAGCCTCTCTGTGATCCTGTTGGCAGCCTCGATTGTACGCAGAGAGGACTCGTACGTGTTACCCAGGCTGGCACTATCGTCGTAGTTCTTGGGGATGATCAGGTCGTAACGGCTCGCGAGGAGCCTCCCGAACGCTCCGATGCTGGCGACGTAGACTCGATCAATCCCCAACTGCCCCTTGGTCCAGAAGAACAGTTCCTTGAAGATGCCTTGCTGCTGGTAGTCAGCCCTGGTCCAGACAGCGGTCTCGCCACCGGCACACTTGCCTGTGCACGAATCGCACCAACTGCCCCTATCAGTCCATCGGAGGGACGCCAGTGAGACGCACTCGCCGTCCTCGTTGAGGGCGGCACCGATCGCCTGGTCCGGCGCGTAGAGGCCGACATCCCGAGTCTCCTGCTCGGTCAGGAGGCGGAAGGAGATCCCGTCTAGCATCGCGCTGCGCCCCACTCATCCATACTGACGAACTCGACCACCTTGGGCGCGTAGGCGAAGGGGAGCAGTTCGTTGAGCCGGGCGCGGACGACCTCGGGGTCTTCCTGCATGCCGGTGTAGCGCATCTTGATGGCTGCGGAGGCTTTGCCTGTCGAGGCCACGGTGATCTTGAAGTCGAGCACGCCATCGATTGAGCCCGCTGCGCGGTTGACCAACTCCAGGGGGACGGAGAAGCCGCTCACGCGGACCTTCTTCACCTTGCGCCCCACGGGGGTGATGGCGTTGCCATCATGCTCGACGATGTCGTCGATGACGCGATCGGCGCCGTATTCGAGTCCACCCTCGCCATCGTAGAGCCCCATGATGAACGAGGAGCGCACTGTGAAGTTATCCCCCTCGCTGGAGACGATTGCGACTCCGGGGAGGATCTCGAAGGGGCCTCCGGCGAGCGCGTCCCTGATACCAATGAGCCCGGCCTCGGTGGTGGCGTAAGCATCCACGATGTGCTCGACGCGCATCGACTCGCGGGCGTAGGCCAACTGCTCCTCGGTGAGCGGAGCCCCAGAGGATAGGAGCGCTCTAATGCCGGGGATCTCCCCCACGCCTTGCGCCATGAAGCGCTCAAGCATCGAGGGGCGCGCACTGAGCATGGTGATCCCATACTTCTGCGCCATAGCGCTAATGACCTCAGTCGAGGGGCGCTCGTTGGTCAGGTAGGTCTTGAATCCCAGCCCCGTCAAGCACAGGAAGACGCTCGCTGACGCCATCAGCGGGGGCGAGTAGAAGGCCTTGCGGGGGAGATCGCCCGTGACGGCGCTCATGGTCTCCCCCATGCTCTCTGCCGAGAAGGTGAAGGGGCTGACGAGGCTGACCTTCGGGAGGCCGGTGCTGCCCGACGATGACGACACGATCCCGCCGAAGACGCTCGCGAACTCTCCCTCGGGCCGGTCGAGGAACAGGAGCGGGTCGGAGTGGTCGAACTCAGAGCCGTAGCCGATGAAGTCCTCGCACTTCGTCACACGGATCAGATAATCATTGGCCATCCCGTCCATCAGTGATGCGAGGGGTAGGACATTGCGTCCAGTCGCTGCGACCCCCACCACGAGCGCGAGCCCGTAGATGTTGTTGTCTCCGCGCACGCCGACGATGCCAGCATCGGGGAAGGTCTCGTCCACGTAGCGCGCGGTCTTACGGACCAGCGTGAGGAACTCAGCCTTGGTCAGCAGGACGTCGTCCTGCCCGAACACCACCTCGTCGCTGGCGAACGGTTCGAGGATCTTCACAGGGCATCCAATCGTGCGGCGAGAGCCGAGAGCCTGGACTCCAATGCAGCGATCCGGATCTCGTAGTTCAGGACTGTCGAGGCGAGGTTCGCCTGGTTGGCACCAGCGACAGACAGCAGCATGCTGTACGCATACGATACCTGCGATAGCACGAGGAAGGCAAGCCGATCGATCTCAGGATGGTTGTACGGGTAGTCCCGGTAGGCCAGCAATGCAGTCTGCACCAGCGGGTTCGCGTCCCTGAACTCTGTCGCCGTGACGGCCGAGTCGGCCGTGGCGCTGCGCAGTGCAGTGAGCGCTGCGTACATCTTCGCGCCGATGTCGTTCCGTGCGTTGATCTCCTCCTGGCTGGCGTCAGGGAAGAAGGAGATGTACTCGGCGAGTTCGTCATCAGTGCAGGCGCGCGGTGTTCCGAGCGGCTCACCCGATGCGTCCAGGTACTGGATCAGCCTGGTGTTGGTGTCGAAGCGGGCCCTGTTGCCATCGACTCGTAGCCATTCCCTGATCATCAGGCACCCGACCCCTTCTTGATGATGATGTTCGGGCCACAGACGGTGCTCCACGTTCCCGCTGATGCCCCGGAAGCGAACGACGTAGCGTTCTTGCACTGGCCGAGCGGGGAGTAGCCCTGCGCTCCACTAGCAGTGCAGGGAAAGTACGCGGGCTGCGTGAGCACGTAGTTGTCCCCATTGACGACGAGATCGGGGGAGGATGCCAACTGCCCAAAGACGTCATCCCCGATGTTGTAGTTGTCCCCGCCGAAGGCCACGTTCTTTAGCCGACCTCGTGCCCCCAGGGGCAGGGCCTCGAAGACGAGGAGCGGCCAGTAGCCCAGGCCGCCTGCAAGAGCCTTGCCAGGGAACAGGTCACCTAGCGCGACGACATCCTGCACTGCGGGGCGCATCGTGCCCAACTCGCACAACTTGTTCGTCGTCCCGTCAGTACCGCGCTTGACGACGACCGCAGCAGACATGCCAGCGACGGGAGGGTTGCTAACGATGGAGTACGCAGCGAGCGAAGTCGCAGCAGCCCTGGTTGATGCCACCACTGCGACGAGGTCTGCCGCGACGTTGTCGGTCGTGACGTAGGGGATGATCGGAGTCAGCATGACGAACGAGGTCGGGCTTCCGTAGGCTGCATCGGTGGCGCCCACGCCCCCGCCAGCCGGGCCCTGCACGCGGATGTAGAGGAAGTCCGGCGCGGCCGACACCTCCAGCCCGACGAGGGCACCGTTGACGGTCGAGAGCGCAGTCAGGAGCGTGATGTCGACACCCTGCACCACCATGCCGATGTTGCCACGCACGTCCGGGACGGTGTCGGTGAAAGTGATCGTATAGGTGACGCCGCCCGAGATGGACTGGTAGGTCTCCCCGCTCACCAGAGACCAGCCCGAGTCGGCAGCCGTGAGGATGCTCTTGATGGTCGTGACGATCTCAGAGCCAGTGGCTCCGAGCGTGAGGACCGACTTGCTGTAAGCCACTACTGCTCAGCCCTCTCGTAGGAGTAGTCGGTCCCGAGGTAGACAGTTGCCACCTTAGCGGTGAGGCCGGGTGTGCCCGTATTCAGGGGGTCGCGACATGTTGCGCCGTACGACGATCCATTGTCGTAGGTCGACGGGATGTAGTTGTACCACGCCCCCGACCTGAGCGTGCTCAGCGGGGCAGACTCCAACTTGAGGAAGTCGAGATACCCAGCGAAGCCAGACCGCGAGAACGGGGCGATCGAGGTGATGATCCCACTGCTTACCGCAGCCGCAGTCAGCACGGGCACGTCCCCCGACACTGGGCGCGCGGCCTGAACGTAGACCTCGATGGACGGCGAGTCCGTCACTGCCCCGGCCCAGTTGCTCACCGATACTCCGAGCCGGGGGATGATCCACACCTTCTCGTACTGGACACCGCCAGCGGTGTACTCGTAGGTAGGTGTCGGTGCTCCGCTCATCAGGATGTCCCGTTGGTTTCGATGGTGACCGCGTGGAAGGTCCCTGGTGTGGCGATGTCCGAGTTTAGATAAATGTGCCGGGTCGCTCCCCCGATGGCCACCTTGATCGCAGGCTGCCCTCCCGAGGTAGTCTGCGTGGAGAGGATGTGCTGGGCCTGCTGCTCGAAAGCGGCCGAGCCTGCGGCGGGGCTCATGATCTCAAGCGAACCGGTGTTCGGTACGTAGAGGGCACCCCCGTTCTTGTAGGGTCCGACCTGCGTGGAGAACGTCGCTTGAGTCGTGTTGGCTACTGCTGCGCCGTCGGGGATCGCGCCGTACTGTCCAGCGACCGCTGGACTGCCGACGAACTGGTCCTCGTAGATGGTCTTGAACCCCTGGCCACTGTCGCCACGGATCGGCACTGCGGCGACCATGAGCGTCGAACACGAGACGCCGTTCTTGTTGGCGTAGAAGCCAGCGCTCACGTTCGCGGGGTTGTTGAGCAGCAGCGCGGGGATTCCGCTACCGCCCTGGTGTGGATCCACCGAAGAGTAGAGCGGGTGCACCAGTTCGAGCAGGGGCACGGGCGTCGAGCCACGGAGCGCAGACACGCACCATCCGTACTTGTTGACGTTGAGGAAGAAGGTGAAGGTCGCACCTCGGCTCATCCATGACGGGAGCAGCGCCTCGGCGACACCGATGGTCGCGCCGGACGGGCCGTTCACCGACGTGAGCGATGGGTTCCTGGCCCGCAGCGTAAGGAGCGTCTCGGCCCCGAAGTACTTGATCTCGAAGAAGATTCCCGAGGAGAAGATCCCCGAGGCTACGCTGTCGGTTGAGCAGAACAGGCCCGCGCCCTCTTGCACAGCCATCACACAACGCACAGCCTGGGCGGGTCTCGGGGTGTTGGCGCCAAGGAGGCCGCCGCTCCCGTCAGCCCCGCTGTAGACAGCCTTGGACGCAGAGATGGCGAAGTTGGTACGCAGGGGCGCGACCGTGATTGGGTCCGACGCCCAGTTGGCTGTCATCACTGGGGAGGGGGCGAGGGTCATACTCGGTATCCTACCGACACGGTGACGTTGGTCGGCGCTGTCACCCCTACGGGCCCGAAGCCGACCTGGATCACATCACCGGCCGAGCCCGCGAGCGACACCGCGAACGTCTGGTACGAAGCCGACGACAGTCCGGTGACGGGCGACCCGAACGCGGCTTGCGATCCAGCGAGCGGAGTGCGGTACAACTGCGCATTGACGTTGGCCGAGCCAGCGACCCACGCGATGGTGATGCTCTCGATCGTGTAGGCGCTGGGCATCGGGTAGAGCGCAGCGTAGATCTTGTTCTCCAGCGTGGCCACTCCACCGAAGACGGCTTGCAGCAGGGGCGCAGGTCCAGTCGGGCCTGGCACAGTCGAGGCGGCACCCGTCATGCCGGTCGAGCCAGTGGGTCCGGCTACCGTCGAGGCCGGACCAGTCGGGCCGGGCACCGTCGAGTCGAGCCCCTGGACACCCTGAGGGCCAGTGGGTCCGGCGACCGAGGAGACGGGTCCAGTCGGGCCCGTCACCGTCGAGGGTGCACCCTGAGGTCCCGTGGGGCCTGGGACGTACGAGTCGAGCCCATCGCTACCTCGCGGGCCGGTGTCCCCCTTCGGGCCCGTGACTGTCGATGGCGTGCCAGGGCTGCCGGGCGCACCAGTGTCGCCGACCGACCCTTGAGGACCTGTCGGCCCAGTGACTGTCGAGGGGGCGCCCTGCATGCCAGTCGGGCCAGTCGGCCCAACGATGGCGGCTCCTGTGGGTCCAGTGACCGTTGAGGGGGCTCCAGTGTCTCCCGTGGCTCCGCGAGCACCAGTGGGGCCCGGCACCACCGAGGGGTCTCCAGGGGCGCCCTGGTCTCCAGTCGGGCCCACCGCTCCTCGGGCTCCTGTGGGGCCTGGGACGGACGAGGGGGCGCCTACAGCCCCAGTGGCCCCAGTGGGCCCAGTGACGGTCGAGGGCGTCCCTGGGGTGCCCTGGTCGCCTGTGGGGCCGGTGACCATCGAGGGCGCTCCGGTGGGGCCGACAGCACCCGTGGGCCCCGGGATGGTCGAAGGGTCACCCTGATCACCAGTGGCACCGGTCGGGCCCATGGCTGTCGAGGCCGCACCGGTAGGGCCCGGCACGGTCGAGTCTTCGCCCTTGGGTCCGGTAGCACCAGTAGCGCCTGTGACCCCGCTCGTGTTGTCGATGTACGTCTTGGCATCAGCCCACGCCGTCGAGAAGGGGTCATACCACGGATCCTCCCCCAGTGGGGGCAGCGGGGGCCAACTCATGGGCTATGCTCCTGCGCCATCTGGGAGTACGACCCAGGTGTCACTGACGTCATCGTAGTAGTGGAGCGGGTGCGCGCTGACCCACCCGCGCCCGTTCCAGTAGCGCAGTGGGCGAGGCTCCCAGGAGTCACCATCCCAGACCTCGATGTTCTGGGGGATCTCCAGTTCGACGTCACCCACCAGGGTGAACTCAGATCCAGGCCATGGCCCTGTCTCGAAGAGCAGCCCTGTGTTGGAGACGGTGTACTCGACACCAGGCCATGCGCTCGTGTCGGGAGCGAGCCCTGTGTTGGAGACGGTGTACTCGAATCCTGAAGTCGGCATTACGTCCACGACCCTGGGATGGCCTTGGTGATTGCCACATACGGCCCGAGGGGCTGGGAGATGGCCCAGGTCCGCCGCATGGTGATGACCGAGGAGATGGCCCCAGGAGCAAGGGCGCCGATGTTCTGGGTTGAGGCGTACCCGCCACCCGTGCTGAAGTCAATGCCCGCAGCCATGGCACCCGACGGAAGCGAGTCCTCCGCACTGATCACCACGCTGTTGGCCGTCAGGGTGGCGGACTGGTTCTTGACCCGGAAGGTCCTGGTGGCCGAGGACGACCTTGGTGAGTTGCCCCAGTCCAGCGCGGCGGGCGCGATGCGCTGATCCAGCACCGGGTCCCAGAAGTCGAGCCGATCATTGGCTGATGAGACCCTGCCAAACAGGTGAATGTTGCCCATGTCTGCTTCGTTGTAGAAGTCAGTGTCAAGATAGAACTGTAGCCCCTTGATCCCGGTTCCCGCCGAAGTAATCGGGACGATGCCCGTCCGGTGGGTGGTGCTTGTGCCGCCCGTCGTGATCCCCGTCGCCCCCGTGTTGACCCAGGTGCCGTCGAGCCCATTGGTCGTGTCCACTGAGGTCCACACCTGGAATACATCGACGACGTCACCAACCGAGATGGTCTGGTAGAGGTAGTGGGTGATATCCCTGGGCTCGGGGAAGAGGAAGTAGGTGCGATGCACCTCGTTTCGATCCTGGCTGAATAGTTCGACTGTGTTCGCCTCATTGTTTAGGGCGGCCACAGTACCCCCGGAGTGAGGGTAAAGCACGCCCCCCAGGGCAAGGCTCGTGTAGTGCACCTGTGTGCCATCGAGGTGATAGGCGAGCCGATTGTTGGGGTAGTCGGGGTAGTTGCCAGCCATCAGGCAGTCCCCCCGAAGGGGCCTAGACCGAATGGGCCTAGACCGAACCCGGATCCCAGGGGGATCGAGACACGCACAGCAGGGACATCCACTTTGACCGCCTGACGTCGAATGACTGCCGATCGCTGGGCAGGTGCGACAGGCTTACCCGGCGAGGGGAACTGGAGCAGGGCCATGTGGACACGGGCCGTGCGCTCATCTGACATGGCCCCTCCTGTTCCGTCCCGCCTCTACCCTTTAGGTGGTAGCCCTGCGGGAGCGGACAGGTTGATCTGGGGCGGCACAGACGACGACAGGCCAGTGTTGATGGGGTTCATCCCGTACAGCACGGAGACCAGCACGTACCCGAGCAGCGTCTCGTCCTCATACGTGAGCCCCAGGACTCGCGCGGCCATGATGACGCGGTAGTGGAACTCAGCGTCGTGCTCAAACCGGTAGCGCGCATCAGCGATGATCTGGTCGCGCTCGGCCTCGAAGAGAGTGTCGTTCACGGCAGCGACCCAGGGTTGACGATGGGGCCGGGGCCGGGGATGGCGAACACCGGCTGGCCATTCTCGTCTGGCACGACCTCTGCGCCATTCAGCACTTCGCGGGCAGCCTGCCTCCAGACCTCATCAACAGCAGCCCGCAGGAGTCGGTTCTCGGCCTCGATCAGGAGCAGTGGTCGGGCCTTGCCCTCCACTGCCGCCTTGACATACAGCCGGGCGAACCTCGCGTGGTCCTCCCAGTAGCCGGGAGTCTTGTCGTTCCCGTCATCCCCGAGGTAGGCGTCGGTGAGGAGCAGTTCGAGGCTCGCGCGCAGGTCAGTGACCTCAGCGTCCTTCCGGAGGATGATCTGCTGGTACTCAGTCTCGCGCGAGTTAGCCCTTCGGAGGTCCTCGTGCCAGCCCTCCACCTCGGCCTCCAACTCCGCGATGCGGTTGCCCCTGATGTTGATCTCAGCCTGAGCCTGGAGGATCAGCCGGTCGTGGTACTCAGTGGTGACGGTGCCGGGCAGCCGACTCGACTCCATGATGCGATTGGCAGCGAGCAGGCACCCCTGCCACTGAAGGACATCGAGGATCACCCCATCGTCGACAGTGCCGAACATCACGTCCGCGATGTCCCTGGCGATCGAGTTGCGCGCCAGGGTGGCATCGAGGCCGACCGGGTCGCTCATGATGCATCCTCGGGCTCGAAGATGATGGTGCCGTCGCTGACGTCATCCCAGTCGAGCGTCCGGCCGTTCCCTGGTGAGTACCACCTGGACGACATGCGCGAGCGCTGCCACGCCACGCCCTCCTTGACCACGACAGTGCCCACAGGGGGCTGGGGGCGGCCGATGCGGGTGAGGGCTTCGCGCTTGAACGCAAACGTCGGGCCGGAGTCGCCCTCGACAGTCACGTTCACGTACTCGCCGCCAATGCTGCGGACCCTTGCCTTCAGTTGCACGGTGTCGCCCTTGCGCAGTTCGCCGCTCATGCCGACACCGTCTCTTCTGCCTTGAGGCGCTCGATCTCGTCCTTCAGGGTCTTCATCCAGGCCTCGCTCTTCCTGCGGCGCGCGGTGGCCTCTGCGAGGTCATCCGCAGCCAGGTCCAGGCGGCGCTGGGCGTCCTTGCGCTCGTCGTCGATCCACTCTTGCGGGTTCATGAACGGGAGCGACTCGGTGTCACGCTTCAGGACGCCGTAGCACGACGTCTCCAACTGCTGGATCATGAAGTCCTTGACGTTCGACAGGGCCTCGGGGGCATCCCATGCCATGACTTTGGCCTGCATCGCAAGGAAGGGCTCGTTGTTCCTCTCTCGCCACTCGACCGACTCGCGCTGAGCCCTGATCAGGCCCTCGTTATAGTTGCGGGCGCCAGCGACGATCTCCTCGTAGGAGAGGGTAGCCAGGGCAGCGACCTTGGCGCGAGCCTCGTCGACAGCCTGCTGGTAGCGGGGATTCATGGGCCGCATGTCAGGGATCGGGGATCCGATCTTGGCCTCGCGCATGTCGATGATGAACGCGCTCGCGACGGTGTGGAGGAACTCGCTGAGGCTGTTGACCTCGCCGTCCGCGATGGGCGCTGTGTATCCAGTGGGCATCTCAGTTGCTCTCTCTCTCGAAGATGGTTTCGTTGGTGACCCGGTCGACGGCAGTCAACCAGAACTTGCTGCGGAGTTCCACCGGCACGACGTACCAGGTGTCAGCCTTCTCGGGACCGCCACCAGCGGCGATCATGATCGAGCGCCACTCGGGATCCATCATGGCGGTGTACTGCCAGTCGGTCCACTTGATGGCTAGGCGCTCGGAGACATCGACGGTGAACTGCACCTGGCGCTTCAGCGCGTAGACGCCATGCTCAATATCGTCGCTCAGAGACGCCTCCAGGTCGCTGGTGAGCCAAACGACGTCCGGCCCTTGGTGAGGGACCATCATGGACACGTTGCTCTCAGAGGTGCACAGGTAGCCGCACTCCAGGATCGCGGGGACGTGGAGGGGGCTGGTGTAGTGGGCGAGAATCATGGCGCGGACCCTACAGGCAGGGGCCACCAGCGGTCAAGCAACTCGACCGGCGTGGGGAAGCCGAACTTCGCTTGCCACATCGCTGCGTACTGCCTGCGGGCGTACTGGTTCGCGTGCCCCACCTCGATGAAGGTGGTCAGCACCCGGACACCGTTACGCTCTGTGACCAGTTTCCGGCTCTGGTAGTGACCGGAGATGTTCTCGATCATGTCTCCGCAGAACTCGTAGACCTCGCTACCCACGGCACTCACCTCGGCACTCGGCGTCGAACTGCCCTGTGAGCACGCAGGGGTGCCAGTCGGGGTCATCGGGCTCGTCGTCGAACTCGGTGATCAGGTCACGGATGCTCGGGCCCGACGGCCACTGCTTGACCATGACGAGCAGGCAGTTCTTGCGGCACTCCTCATCGATCCATGAGGGGCGCCCGTTGATGGGGCGATCCAGCGAGGTGGGGCGCTCTTCCCTAGGCCAGTGCGGGGACTGGAGATGCAGCACGGCGTACTCCCATCCCACGGGAGGGGGCGGGTAGTACTCCATCACTCCACCCCCACAAGGCCGACTGGCCAGTGCGGCGAATGGTTGACGACGGGGGCCTCGACGAGCCGGTAGTGCGGCAGCCCCTCCATGGGCTCGTCACCATCCCACCAGAGATCGGCGTGCTGCTCGCACACCAGGACGAACCTCAGGCCGTAGCGCTGAGGGGGGAGGGCCTGGGCATCGGGCCTCGCCCTGACGAGGGCGTCGACCTGGGGCAGTAGCCAGACAGCCGGGGACGCCAGTTGCGAGTCAGCACAGTTGCCGACCGCGCAGGGCGGGGTCTTGTCTGGGGCCGGGATCTTGTAGGTCATCAGAACCCCCTCGGGGCGCACAGGCCCGACTCGCCGATGTAGGTGGAGACGTAGCAGGAGACGTTGAAGTAGTCGGTCATCGAGTCGACGTCGCTGCGGACGTAGGCCTGGCCGATGCCGTCCACGATCGGGCTGAGGGTCAGGGCTTGCTCGGTCCACTCCCACTCGCCGATGCTCCGGCCGTAGTTGCGGTCGCCCGGCTCGGAGTCGCGGCGGGCCCAGCCCTCGCCATTCGACTGGCCCTCGGTGTTAGGGCCAACGATGTGGATCGAGACGCTCTGACCCATCGAGTAGCGCTTCGAGGTCACGCGGTAGGTGAAGCCCTCGGCCTTGCCGGGGATCGTGCCAGCAGCCTGCGCGGCCTTGAGGTCCTTGCGGATCGCGGCGGCGATCTGGGCGGAGGTGAGGCGAGCCTCGGGGTCGTACTTCTCCCCGACGGTCAGCGTGCCGTACGCGGTGGCGGTCATGCGATCTCCTCGTGGTCTCTGGCGGTGTGGTGTCAGTCTAGGCCATCGAGCCCAGGATGTCAAGCAGACGCGGGGAAGGTGGCAGACGAGGTGGTGTAGTCGATCTCGACACCGGGCAGTTCCTCGAACTCCTCGGCGAGTTCCCAGAAGGTGTCTTCAGCAGCACCGTCGTAGGGGTGCGAGCCCTCGTCGTCGGGGCGGACGCGCTGAGCGACCACGCACTCGCGGAGGTTGTCGACCTTGTGGGCCAGGTAGGGGTCGAGCAGGCCCAGGCTCTGGATGTGGCTCGCGAGGGCGAAGGTGACGTTGGCGTCGTTGCGGTCCTGGATGATGAAGGTCTTGGTCTCGTTGGCTGTCGTCATGGGAGAAGTGTACGCCCCTGAGCAAGGCTTGTCAAGTCACGGCACGCACCCAGATCCGTTGGGGCCGCACAGCCCGCTATGAAGTCCGCAGGTGGGGACCGACTCCGCGTGGTCCATGCCGTCCTCGTCGATCCAGACCTTGCCGACGATGCCCGAGGCGCCCATGAGTTGCTCCAGGCTCCAGCCCTCGATGGTGTACCAGGCGTAGTTGGTGCGCATGCTCAGCGCCCACTCGCCACTGCCGCTGATGAGGTTGGCCGCCTTGATTACAGCATGGTCGGGGATCTGCGGGTTGTTCGCTCGGTAGGACAGGTAGTCGGCGCGCGCCTCATCGGCGCTCACCCACAAGGGGCTCGTGCGCCCCCACTCCTTGTCAGTCACGGCAGTTCCCGCACGCCGGTCGCATAGTCCCTGGTCGCAGACGGCCACGACTTGCCACCGGCCTCGCAGTATGCCCTCCATGCAACCCGCAAGGAGGCAAGTTGAGCCTCGGGGTGGTTAGAGCCAGCCATGAGCCAGAGCATGGGCTCGGACTCCATCACGTCGAGCGCAATGTCGATCGCCTCTTGAGTCGGCTTGTCAGTCATCGTCGTCCCCCTTCTTGCCACGCTGCACCAGGATGTGCCAGGTGAACCACCCGATGAAGGCGATGAAGCCGATGGCGCCCAGCGGGCTGTTGGTGACCCAGCGCACCGACTCCGAGAGCGTGTCACCCTGGTCGGGGTTGACAATCGCCACCGCTTCTGGTACGGCGAACGCTAGCACTCCGAACACGGCAATCCAGTAGATCAGCCACGGCTTCTTGGGCGGCGGTACGTCGGTCACAGTCTCCTCCAGATCACGGATGCCATCCAGGATATCGCCAAGCCTGCCACCGATGCAGTGAGCACCCCTGCGAGCAGCCCCTTGCTGTTGTCGAGCGCCAGCGCCGAGGTGAAGTAGCGGATCGAGAGCGACTCAGCGACCAGCGCGACCAGCATCAGGCCTCCCACCAGGAGGACGTCGCCTTGCTTGGCTCTCACCATGGACCGCCGATACCTCTGCCGCGTTGTGGTCGGTTGAGGGCGCGCTCGATGCCCTGGAGCGACTGGGCGATCGAGACCAGCGCGTAGAGTTGCGCCTCATTGATCGAGTCGTCGAGCGACACATCCGTGGTGACGGGGTCGCCCCGGTAGATGCCGCCAGCGATCTCGGTGGCGATCTTCAGAGGGTCGACCCTCTCCTCGACGGTGGCCATCAGTGCTCCTCCTGGTTCGGCGGGACGACATGGGTGCCGCAGTTGGTGCAGATCGGGTTCGAGATGCGCTGTCGGATGACCTCAGCGATGTCGACGAGCGCGTCGGCATAGATCAGCGCATTGCGGCGCTGCTTCTTGCCCAACTCGCGCTTCTTCTTCTTGCGCTGGTCGTCCTCGTAGACGATCTGCCAGATGGTGCGGGCGTCGTCCTCCACCCCCAGCGCGATGTCGAGCATGAGGTTGTCGCCGAACATGAAGCGCTCAGCGACCAGGGGAGGGGCGATGTCCGAGGCCAGCGACATGGCGCCCTGCTGCACGGCATGGTCGGTGTCGACGCCAGCGGTCACCATGGTCTCGGAGTCGACGATGGCGGTGAGCACCACCTCGCGGTACTGGTCCATGACGTCGTGAGTCGCCGAGAGGATCCGCATGTGCTCGACCATCTCCGGATCGATTTCTTCTGGCTCGGTCATGACGTCTCCTCGATGATGGGGGTGACCTTGACATCGTAGGGATGCAGGTGGCTCTTGCTGTGGCCATCGGGCAGGATGCAGGGCTTGGGCGGGCCGAACTCGTAGTGCCTGCCCTTGTGGTCGTAGGGCTCACGAGCGCCTTCCTCGGATGGCCTGGCGCACGGCTCTCGCTCGCCGTCGTCACCGTCAAACACGCTGATCGCGCCGTCCTCGATGTTGTCCCAGCGCAGCAGGCAGTTGTTGCAGTAGGCCACCCCGTCCTCGATCTCGACATCTGCGCGGCACTTCGAGCAGAACGCAGAGGAGAAGACCAGTTCGGGCAAGTGCTTGTGGGTGGTGTACGAGAACGCCTCCTTGAGTTCGGTCATCGCTCCACCCCTATCTCCTCGAAGAACCTGTCCATGCCCTCGGGGGTCATCTCGAACGTGACCTTGACACCGAGGGACTCGATGATCACCGAGGTCTTACCCTCGGCGGCTGGTGGGATGGGCACCGGCTGGCCGTCGGCAATGATCTGGAGACGTGGCTGTGATGGATCTGGTGCGGTCATGAGTTCTTCTCCACAACGTCGAGGATGAGCGGGGCCTTGGGTCGGTACACGAGGTTCGCGCCCACACCGAAGATAGCCTGGCTGGTCCAGCGGTGCAACTCCTCAGAGGACTGGAGGTAGACACGGGCCCACTTGGCCTGGCTGTTCCTGTCCATCGTGGGGAGCCCCTCCGCGATCACCTTGTAGCCCTGCTCGCGGTAGTACTCCTGCATGGCCTCGATCGAGACGGTGCGATCCGCCTCGTAGACGGTTGGGTCTGTCCACCTCACGGTGACGTCGATGGTGTCGGTCATCACCCCTCCTTGACCAGGGTCAGGGCATCGTGAGGAGTGTAGAACTCGTCGCGACCGATTCCGTCTCGGGGGTCGCGGCTGATGGCGTAGGCGAGCACCTCGTTGCCAGCCGTCCATCCCCTCCACTGGGGGTCGACGACGACGTACACAGCCTTGGACTCACGCCGCGTAGCCCACGCGCCGATGCCGCTGCCGGTGTAGGTGACGAGGTCTCCAGCCTTCAACGGGCGGGTGGGCTCCAGCCCCAGGTCCTGAAGGATCGGCGAGGGCTCACCCCTGGCGTACTGCTCCGCAAGAGCGTCCAGGCGTTCCAGGGCGTTGAGGGCGCGCTCTAGCGAGATGTGGGCATTGTTCTGCCCCACTGCCGATCCGTCCAACTGGCCCAAGGCGACACGCAGGCTGGACAGTTCCAGCCCCAGGATGGCCATCGGCTCCCGGATATCAGCCACGAAGTCGCGGCGAGTGGTGGTCATGGGATGTCCTCTCCAGCATCGAGCATCAGGGGCGAGGTAAAGGTGGCTGGGTCGAGCGCCAGGTGCTCGGAATGGCGAGCCACCATCGCCTCCAGGTCAGCACGAGCCTTGGTCACGGTGTTCTCGACGTGCTCAGCCACCGTCTTGGCAGCGTAGTCGACGTTGGGGGCCGAGTTGTCCAGGGCGATCCGCAGGGCCCTGATGTTGGCCTTGGTCGGCTTCTCCTCGACAGCAGCCAGCGCCTCCTTGGCACGCTCGAACATCTTGCCCGCAGTCTCGTGCGCGTAGTCGAATGACTGCTGGAGCCGGGGCTCGTACGGGATGTAGGGCAGAGACTTGTTGTCGATGGCAGAGATGGTCACGGGCACGCCACTGGTGTTCGTCGAGGACACGAGCGCAGCCCACTGGGCCTCGCTCAGGTTGATCTCGATGAGTTCACGCCCACCGTGGATCCAGTCGTGGTTGAGTTCACGCATGCGCGTGGCTCGCTGGATAGTGAGGGTGACGTAGTGCCGGTGCTGGATCTCCGAGTCGAACATCACCTGCCCATGGCTGGCTGAGGTCCTGTGCACGGCGGCCATGCCGAAGGCTGGGTGGGTCTCGGAGCCGTCCTCGTTGACCTCGATCGGCTGAGTGTCACGCATAGTCGATCAGCCCCATGAGATTCTCGCCGACTGCGAGTGGGACAGCGATGAACATCTGGTCCCCCTCCTCGCGGAAGAGGACGTCCCCCTCGGGGATGTCCAGCAACTGCTCGATCTGCACGCACACCTTGACGGCGCGCTCGCGGCGATCACGGCGGTCCTTCTCCTGCTGCTCGATGCGCTTCTGCGCGACAGTCTTGCGTGGCTTCATGATCAGATTCTCCCTAGCAGGCGGATGACGGGCATGGGCAGGATGGGCAGGATGGGGTAGAGGGCCATGAAGAGCAGGCCGCGCAGGTAGGAGAGGATCATCGCACACCCCAGTACCGGACTGACTCCATCTTCCAGTCTGCCACACGCTCGATGAATCGTCGACCCTCACGCAAACCGCCGTCGCTGACAAACTCGACGTCAGCGTGGCGAGTCATGATGTAGAAGTCTTCGAGCCCGAGGTCGACCCGGTGACCCTCCCAGCGGAGGAGCCAGTCACCTGAGTCATCGGACTCGTAGATGCCCAGCCAGTCCTGGTCAGGGTCAACGACGACGACGTCTCCGTAGAGGTGCTCGGTGGCCATCAGATCGTCGCCTCCTGCACGTACTCGTGCGCCTCGGCTTCGAGGTACTCGGCCAAGCGCACGGCCTCGCGAGCAGCGGCGAGGATGCTCTCGCGGAGCAGGGCTGCGATCCGGTCGTTGGTCAGGCCATCCTGCTTCTCGGTCTCGTAGGTCGCGATGGTGTTGGCGACCTTGCTCATGCCCTTGCGGGCCTTGATGGTGGCCTGGGCGATGCTCGTCATGGTCGCCATCAGACAGCCACCACTTCGGCGATGTACTTCGGGTTCAGACGGAAGGTCTTGTAGCCAGCCTTCTGCGTGAGGATCCGAGCGAGGGGCTGGCCACCACCGGAGAAGCCGGTCACCTGGACGACTGCTCCCGAGAGGTACTTGGGGCTGATGCCCTCGACCAGGCGGACCTTGTCGTTGATCGCGACGTCGATGCCGATCGGGATGGGGTTGCGGACGGGGCGCGGGTTGGGGAAGGGCGCGTCGTCGTTCTCCGGGTACGTGTCCTGGCTGTTGGCGATCGTGGCGTCGATCTGGTCGCGCGCCTGGATCAGCGCTGCGGTCGACATCCTGTCGAGCATGGCCTGGTCGAGCATGGTGGCTCCTCGTGTCTCGTGGTCTCTGGCGTGTGGCATCAGTCTAGGGCATCAGCGAGGGCGTGTCAAGTCCATCAGCGGCCTCCTGGTCCTTGACTGGAGTGTGCTGCTCGATGGCGCTCTCGGTGATGATGGTCTGGGTCTTCACGACGCGCCAGGCCTTGTCGGGCTGCTTTCCCACAGCCTCAGCGTAGTGACCCCTGATGTACTCCTCGTCCTGGCTGGGGAAGGTCAGGTCGCTCCATACCCCCTCACCCTCAGCCCACCAGGGCTCTTTCCAGACCTGGAGGCGGTACTCGTTGCGGTAGACGTTCCTCAGGTCGGGCATCACGCGGTCGCCTTCGAGGCGTTCAGGTCGGCTGCGGAGAGGGCGGCCATGACCATGGGCAGGTCGACGACCAGGATGTCGAGGTAGGAGATGCGACCGGTGCTCGACTCCAGGCGGAGCGAGACTTCCTTGTCGCTCATGCTGTAGACGGTGGCCTTGGCGGAGGTGGTGGTCTCTTCGGCGATGATGCTGGCCATGGTGTGCTCCTCGTATCTCTGGCGGCTGATGGGTAGAACAATACGCTACCCCGAGCAGCATGTCAAGTCCTTGAGGCAATCAATCTTGCACCTCGCATCGTGCATAGCAGTGCTCAGTCCAGTGGCCCTCACCGGCAGGGCAGAGATCGAGGCTGCGCCGGGCCTCCTCCAGACTGAGGAATGTCCCTGGCGACCGGACCCACATGGCGATGTCGTTCATGTTGTCGCGCACCCAGCGACCATCGACGTTGCCCCAGTCAAGCCGGAAGGCGCTCCCGTACTCGGTGACTACCTGAGCGATCTCCTGTGCACTCATACTGCCCTCGATCCTCTCAGGGTCCACCGGTTTGCATCCTCGTGCTGGCACTTGGTGAGCCTGTCGTCGAACGTGTTGCTACCGCAGACGAACTCGAACAGGCCAGGGTGCTCATCGTGCTGGCCCTGGGGTGGCATGCGCCCATGCTCGCCGTACTGCTTCGCGAGGCGCTTGTGCCTCCTCTTGGCCCGGCGTTCCTCGCGACGCCACTTGCCCTGGTATCGCCAGTCGGTGTTCCAGTACAGGATCCATGCCATGCGCAGGCTCGCGAGCAGGGGGAGCAGCAGCATGCCCATGAGTAGCCAGAGCAACTGGTCGGGGATGGTGACGGTCATGCGACACCCCATGGGTCGTGCGGCTCGAATCCAGAGACGGTGCGCAGGCAGGTCTCTTCGTGCCCTGGAAGGAGGAAGCAGAACAGTTGGCGACCAAGGAACTCTCCTCGCGACCCGCACTTGTCATGCGCCTCTCGCAGGTGCGCGGAGAAGTCGTCGTCGCTCGTCTCACGGCTACGCATCTCGGGGTGGTCGCACTCATGCAACTCGGTCATGCGACCCCCTCGAACAGTTCGGGGTGGACGTTGCGCCCATCGGACTCGCAGAGTGCTCCGCGCTGCCAGTGGCCTGTGCCGACGTCGCCATCGTTCGGCGTGGCCCTGACCTCGACGTAGGTCATGCCGGGCCAGATGCGATGGTCAGCAGCCCAGGTGCCATCGTTGAGGCAGTGGTGGCTCTTGCGAGCACGACGCAGGTTGGCGATGATCATGCCTCCCCCAGGGCCTCGTCGAGCGCGTCCGCCAGCACCAGGTAGTCGCCATCGCGGTTGTACCGAGCCAGAGCCGCCCTCACTGCGCCGAGCGTGGCTCGATCAGCAAAGCGATCCCGATGCTCCTCCTGGGCCAGGATGCGGGTCTGTCGTTCCCACTCGGCCTTCTCGGCAGCGTGAGCGGCCACCAACTCATCGACGGCCTCGTTGGCCATCCGCAGTTGGTCGATGTAGCCGTCGAGCAGGGCGGCGTGACGGACAGCCATGGGGTCGATGACCTCTCGACGCAGATCAGACACGGCCTCGGCCTTGTCCGCATCGCTGCACGGCGGCATCCACCACGAGATCGTCTCGTCGCTCACGTCGGCGGTCGGGAGCACCGCGACCACAGCGCGGGCGAGCGTCAACGCCTCTGTCGATGTCAGCGAAGGTGTTGCCGGGTCGTCCCATGCGCCGTCAATCAGCGCCTCAGCGATCCGTTCTTCCAGCGTGGTCACACCGCACCTCCATCTGGCTGGCCATCGTTGACGACCTCGTTGTCTTCATCGTCCAGATGCCAGCAGCCCGAGCAGTAGTCCCCAGAACCAATGGCCGTCCAGCCCGAGTCGTCAGCCTCATCGCGAGCGCTTGCTGGCTCGGCCCAGGCACTGAACTCGCTAGCCTCCGTAGACTTGGCCCCGCAGCGGTTGCACTCCAGCCAGTAGTACGGCGCGCTCTTGATGCTCATGCCTCACCTCTCTGGGGGACCTGGAACTGGGTGAAGAAGGGCTTGCGCATCTCAGCGAACCACATCTGGTTGCCGTTGCGCGACCCGATGGTGATGGGCAAGTTCGGCACTCCCCCGTCGAACCAGCGCTCATCGACGTAGATGTCCTCCACCGACAACTCGATGTACGTCGCACGCTCAGTCGAGGAGTGGTCGAGGTAGAGGCACCGAATGGCCTGCACGGCCTCCTGAATGGCCCCATCCTCGGCGTAGGTGAAGGGGTTGAGCGCATTGCGCTCGTCAGCGCTCAGGAACGGGTTGCCCAACTGGGTAATGGCCTCGATGCGCTCGCGACTGTCGAACTCGACGTAGTTGAGTGTGCAAGAGCCTTGGTAGATGATGTTGTCGGCCGTGGCAGCGTTCAGCCTGGTGACCAGGGTGATGGTGGGGTTGCTGCCCTCGATGTCCTGGGGCATCACCAACTGGTAGGGGCGCAGGATCCTCTTGCCGCTCCAGTGATGCTGGCTCGACACCAGGGCGAACGAGGAGGCGAAGAAGGAGTCGCGCTGGTACCAGTTGTTCCGGATGCGCTCTCGTCTCTTGAGCATCAGTCAGTTCTCTCTCTCGGGGTGCCAGCCGATAGTATCGATCCCCAGCAGGTCTGTCAAGGCGTGCCCACAGGCGTGGCACAGGTCGACGTAGAGCAGCCCCTCCAGCGAGTCGTAGAACTCACCGTAGGAGCCGCTGAGCGCCACGGTGAGCCCCCTGTCGCTGTTGAAGGGGTGCAGGTAGGGGATCGGCTCCTTGCAGCGCCTGCAAGGCGTCAGGGCGCTAGGCATTGCTCCCCTTCGCGTCCTGGTACTTAGCGGCGAAGTCGGAGTGCGACATGCGCTCCTTGAGGACCGTGAAGCCGTACGCGCCAGGCTTCGTGTTCTCGATGACCAGGACTTCGTGATCGTATACTGACTGCGAGGCTAGGAGTTCGCCCTCCAGATACGCCTCCAGCGTGAGGCATTGGGCCACCGTGGATTCCGGGTAGAACGATACCGTGAGGACGAAGTTGTACGGAGTCTCTTCGTTCAGGTCGATCGGCATCTTGGGTTCCAGCAGGCGGCGGAGTCCGTCCAGGGTTTCGTCGAAATGGATGTGACCGAGGGCGCGGAACGGGACGGCCTCCAGGGTGGACCGGGGCTCAATCTTCACTGCTCTCCTCCTTTGAGTACTTCTGGCGGACCTCGTCGAGCCTGGTGGCTACCTGCTCGAATGGGATGGTGAACTGAGCATACGCTCGGCGGGGGTCCTCGTCCACCAGATCGATCATCATCCCTGCCGTCCCGCGAGCGTCTCGTGCAGCCACCTCGGCGAAGTAGTCGACGACCTCCTCGCGATCAGCGTCGTACACGATGATGTCATCCACGATCGTCGACCAGATGAGGTAGCGCCCATCAGGCTGCTTGATGATCTGGTGAGCCATCAGATCCTCCACTGAGCGGTGATGGTCCACCCGAGGATGAGGTCGACCCCGCTGGTGGGGGTGCCGCTGCTCGGGTTGAGGTTGACCGGCTCGAAGGCGACCTCAGCGGTGTCAGGCATGCCGTAGCGCTCCGCGAACATCCCCAGGGCGTAGTTGATGCCACGGGCGTCCAGGGCAGCCACGGTCAGGCGAGCGGTGTGGATCTGCCGCTCCTTGTGATCTGCTGTGGCCTTCAGGGCGGCCTCTGCTGCCTCACGGTCGCTGACGGCCTGCCTGATGATGGCACGAGCGTCCTCGACAGCCTTCAACATCCCGGGCCCCTGCCCTTCCAGGATGTTGCTGACCCCGCTCAGGCGGTGGTCGAGTTCCCAGGTGGCTAGTGGGGTGGTGGGGGCTTGACTGGTCACGGTGGGCTCCTCAGTGTGTGAGTATGCAGGGTAGTGCATGGGTATGCAGTTCGTCGAGTTATCTGTAGGTTTGCCTAAACCCTACCTGTAGTTTGGTGATAGGTAGGGTGTAGGTGACTAGCCCAGGTAGTCCGAGATGATCTTGGCTACCCCGTACATCGCCAGACCGACGAAGATGGCTGACCCCCAGATGGTGGCCATGGCCTTGATGGTGCGATTGCGCTGGGACCTCTTGATGGCCTTCAGGCGCTTGTTTGCCTGCCTCTCGAACTCCTGCTGGTACAGGTGGTCGATCTGCCCTGCGAGGTTCGGGTAGCGGTCAGAGAGGTACTGGACCTGCTGTGCGATCCCCTGCTGCATCTCGATCATGATCTGGTACTGGGTCAGGATGATCTCGCGAGACTCCTGCGCGTAGAGGCCTGCCTTCCTGAGACGATCCTTGACGTCGTCCAGGGTGGAGGTGACTCCCGAGGATCCTGAGATGGAGGGTGCCCATACGGGGCCCACTTCACCCCCGCGATCCCCGTGAGATCCTGGCAGCCCCTGGGCCCCCTGGAAGTCATGCTCGCTGCTTGTGCCTACACCCATGATGCGTCCCCTCCCTGGGGCTCGGCGACTTGCTCGTCTGTGGTGATGGTGACTCCAGCCAACTGGGCCCCCAGGAGGGCGCTGAGGACCATGTCCGCGTTGTCGACCATGACCTGGACCCCCTCGCGCGGGAGGACCTGCTCAGGGCTGAACCTGACGTCGACAACGCTGACCACGGGGATCCCATAGCGCTGGAAGTTCTCGTAGCGCAGGAGGCCGAAGGCCTTACCCCTGACGATCTCCCTGACGCGCCTGGACTCGGACTCATTGGCGACCAGGAGGGCTCGTGTCCATCCTAGGCTGTTCGAGGCCCTGTCGCCCTCCAGGAGCCACTCGATGGCCTCAGTGGTCTTACCACCCCCTCGGGGGCGGGTGACGATCTTCATGCTTCCTCCCAGGAGCACTCCATGTCGACCCCGCCATTGCCAGGCGAGGAGTCTTTGCTCACCTCGATGTCGACGCGAGCCCCGGGTGTCGCCCCGTGACCCCGGCAGAACTCGAAGAAGCCCTCGATCTCAGCGATCGTCGGCAGGGACGGCAGAGTCCGCGAGATGCTGATCGTTGCCTTGCGCACGGGGCGAGTCGCTGCGGGGCTCACAACTTGCCATCCAATCCGAGGCCGAAGCCCCCGGCAACCAGCCCGACGATGACCAGCACCACGCCGGTCTCGCCTAGGTTCTGTCCCAGGCTGGGCGAGATGCTGTCCATCCAGATGCCGACAAACGACATGATTAGGATGGCGCTGGCACAGAGGGCAGCGATGGTGAGCAGCGCGATGCGCGCCACTCGGCGCGATGCGGGACTCATGCGTCACCACCGGGGATGAAGATGATCTTGCCGTCGCTGATGTCGCCCCAGGTCGCGTATTCCGGCTGCATGTAGTGGTCCCAGCAGCGCACGTCGCTGTCAGTGAATCGCGTGTACGCCAACCCGTCCTTGACGACGACGCTGCCCACAGGGGGCTCAGTGGGTTCGACACGGGTGAGGTCGGAGACGAACTCCCAGACGATCTCCCGCGTGGCAGTCTCCCAAGCGACCTCGACAGCGGGCGCGTCGACCCCGACGCCCGAGGTGACGACAGTCCCCAAGGAGGCTCGCGCGACTCGGTCACCAACGCGGAGCGGGCGGTTCATGTCAGCACCTTTCCGGTCGAGCCGTGGGGCAGGAGGGCCGTGGGATCGTCCAGGTCGACGATGTCCTTGAACGTGTCGGGATCCGGGATGAACCAGTAGGCGTCGTCGATGCGCCGGATCTCTCCGACTTTGCCACCGCCCTCGTCAGTGAGGACGACAGGGCCATCGACGAAGACGATCCCGCTGTGCCCCTGCTCTTCGAGGCGCTTGTCCTGCTTCTCCAGGTCCTTGAGGATCAGGGCGATGTCGTTGAGGTAGTACGAGGACATCATCATGAGATCTCCCCGCGATCTAGCAACTCCCCGAGAGCCTCCTGGAGGGCCCTGACGTCTCGGTGGTCGACCTGCATGTCGGCGACCATGGACCCGTTGACGATGATGGTGAACATGGCCATGCAGTCTTCCTGCTGCGCCTGACTGACGACCAGCGCGAAGGTGGCGCCCGATCGATCAGACTTCTCCGAGATCACCAACTGCTTCTCATTGGCCATGATCAGTTACCCGCCCAGGGCTTGCGGTGCCTGGCCGAGGTGGGCCAGGGGTCGTTCGGGAAAGCGACGTCATCCGCTGTCAGCGGGCGGTTGGGGAACCGGTCACGCTGGTCGAGGTCGGCCGTGGACCACTGCGCAGGCTCGGTGCTGGCAACTGCGTCATCCAGCCAGGACAGGAACTCATCGAGCGTGAGCGTGGGCTGCTCCGGAGGGGGCACCAGGGTGGCCCAGGGCACCTCCGGCAGGCTGTCGAGCACGAACTCGTGGCGCCCACCGCTGAGGGTCTGCAACTCGATCTTGCTGAGGGCGAACTCACCGGCCTCGGCGTATGTGAAGGGGCCGTACGAGCGGACGTACTTGCCCTTGCGCGTGGTCTCGATGACCAGCGTGTCCTCGGCGACCTTCACCACAGGAGCGGGCTCAGGCTCGGGCTCAGGCGTGCGGTACTCGTCGATGGTCGCGTGGTACTTGTCGCGCCACCGAATGGCGGCCTCGATCCACTGAGTGGTGCCCTTCACGTCGGCATCGTGGTTGATCCAGTCCGAAGCGTTGGCGATGATGCCCCAGGCCACCTCCAGTTGTTCGAGGAGTGGGCTGATCTGCTCGATGAAGATATCCCCCAACTCCTCACCGATCTGCTTGGCGAGGGCATCCATGAAGACGCCATCCTTGTCCCAGCAGACGCTGGCAGCCCCTAGGGCCTGGTAGATCATGTCCTGGACGGTGTCATCGTCACCGGGGACGAGGATGCGCTCGGTGATCTGGTCGGTGGTCACTTCTTCCTCCGGTTGATCTTGCGGGACTGCTTGGCGGACTTGCTCTTGGCGCGGCGCTTGGCCAGTTGCTCCGGGCGAGCACGCATCGCATGGTTGTGAGTACCCGCGAGAAACGGCTCAGTGGCCCCCGTGGGACCGAGGAGTACTGGCGGGCCGTTGAGGAGAAGCGAGATCGCCTCGGCCTCAGTGAGACCAGCGCCCTCGATGAGGTCGGCAATCATCTCCTCATCAGTGGCTAACTCTCCTGGCTGGAATACCAGGTCGTTATCCCCGTTCACGGGTGACCGCAGATGGATGCGTAGGACTTGGGACCGACGATGCCGTCCGGAGTCCAGAGCCACGGGCGGGCCTTCTGGTAGTTCCGAACCCACTGGACCGGGTTGCCCCCCTCGGAGGTGGAGGACACGTCGGTGTACCACTTGTGGCCGAGCGTCGAGTTGATCGGGTCGTAGCCGCGACGTCGGTTGATGGAGCGAAGCAGTTCATCGACGTCCTCGCCCACCATGCCGGGCTTGATCGTGCGGTACCACTTGACCGGCACGGACGGGTACGAGTTACCCATCGGGCGCGGACGGGGATCGTAGGTGAGGACTTCGAGCGTCAGCGCGCCAGTCCCCCACGGCGAGTTCTTCAGCGCGATGGCCGTGTCCTTGGCCGACTGGCCCAGGCGGATCTGGCGCAGCAGTTCGGGGTACTTGCCGTTCTGGAGCGTCTTGGACGTCGCGGCGACTCCGTCCTGCCACGTCGCGTAGTTGTAGACGCTCATCTCGGCACCGTTGCCAGCAGTGAACAGGTTGAACTTGGTGGCGTTCGGGAGCGGCAGGGTCGTGGCGAACGGGTTGAACGTCGCCATGCAGCCCTCAGCCTGCGCCCATGCGCGGAGGTAGAGGTCGTTCTGCTTGTTGAACGGGGCGTCGAGCGCGTAGCACAAGCGCTTGGCCCAGGATGTGGTGTAGACGGTGCGGGCGGTCATTGGGTCTCCTCCGGGAGAGTGGGTGTGATCACGGGGCGATCTTGCCAGATGCCTGGGCGGATCGCAACCCGGTTCCGAGATACTTGCCCAACTCACCGAGGGTGGTGAACCGGGGGCGCTCGTCTGATGCGTTGTGGCCGACAGCCAGCAGGAAGCCGAGGTGGTCCATCATCTCTGCTGGACTGTCGTACCGCCTGGCGATGACGATGGTCTTCATCATGCGTCACGCACCGGGTAGATCATGCCTGAGGCCAGGCGCGGGAGGACGTAGTCATCCATGGTCCAGCCGTGCGAGTCGACGCCCTCGATGGTGACGACACCACTGGGGTGCTCGGCGACAACCTTGTAGTTCTCGGGCAGGTAGCGCGCGACGGTGCTCGCCTTTGCGCCCTTGACGTTGGCGGTCTTGACTTCGGCCATGATGATCAGTTCTCCTTCGCGGCGGTGTAGTTCAGGGACAGGTCGATGTGGCTGGTGACGACGCCGTTGAAGTGCATGTCGACCCAGGAGCCGTCGATGGCCTTCTCAAGGCGCAGCGCAGAGGGGCTGTGAGCCTCGGTGCCGATGCTCGGCGTGATGCAGGTGCCAGCGGGGAGTGCGTTGAGGTCCTCGATCGACTTGATCTCCACGGTGGGCTTGCGGACGGCGGCGTAGTAGTGGAACTGGTCGGTGGTCACGGCCTGGATCCAGAGGGCGTCGGCAGCCTCGCGGTCCCCATCAGTCTCGATCATGAGGACGGCCAGGGCCATCTCCTGGAGGGCGGCGAGGGATGACGAGTGGGCAGCGACCTCGTTACCCTCTTGCCCGAGCACGTCCACGTAGGAGATCGTGCGGCCCGGGGCGACGCCCTGCTTCAGCGACTCGCGGGCATCCTTGACGCGGCCCTCGACACCAGCGAGTGCACGGCCCAGGCTGGAGGCAATGCGGTTGGCCTGGTTGAGCAGAACGGCGGCGGCCTGGGTGTTGACCAGGGCCTGGCGGTTGGCTGCGTGGGTGGTAGTCACGGTGTCTCCTGAGTGTCTCTGGCGGCTGATGGGTAGAACAATACGCTTATGCTGAGCAGGTGTCAAGCACCTGAGCGAAGTTTCTTTCAGACGCCAGCGATGTCCCTAGCCTCAACCGCCTGACATCGGAAGACGATAGAGATCAGGTCGAGGAGGGCCTCCTCGCGGGTACGGACGAATCGCGTGTGGCCAATGCCGAACTTCACCATGTCACGGACTGCGGCCCACTGGTTAGACCTGCCCTCGATGAAGCCGATGCTTTCGCCATTCAGGAAGACCTCCTGCTTCGAGGTCTCCATCGTGCGGTTCTTGCTGACAGTCACAAGGCGGACGTTGCTCACGATGTCTCCTAGAGTCTCTGGCGGGTACGAGTAGAACAATACACGCCCGCCAGATGCGCGTCAAGTACCTGAGCGAAGTTTCTTTCAGCGATCTTCGATCTCGCTGGCCTGCTTCTCCCAGCGCCGGATCGAGTCGTCGAGGTAGTCGTGCATGGCGTCCTCGGGGTACAGGCCATCCTTCTCGGTGCGATCGATCTCAGCGGAGCGCAGACAGCCATCCTTGCCGACGCCCACGTAGGGCTCACGACGAGCGAAGCCCTGCTCCATCTCCACGATGCGCCGGACCTCCTTGGCCATCTCGGTGTAGTGCTCGTCGTTGCCCTGCGGATCGATGCGATCACGCAGGTAGCGAGTCAGCAGGCTCATGACTTGTCCTCCACTTCGATGAAGCCGATGATGAACTCACGCACGCCGAGGTAGGTCCAGGTCAGGGGCCAGATGACCGCTCCGGCGACACCGATCATGATCGACTCATCACGGTCAAAGTCCTTGGTGTCTTGCCTCGTGTATTGGTCCCACGAGCGCTTGCTGTCGGCGTAGAGCCTCAGGGCGAACCTGGGGGCAGACCAGGCCACCCCACAGCAGTAGATGAGGAGGAACAGCCAGGCGCTCATGTCAGGCCCCCAATGCCGTGCGTGAGCCGGAGATGGCGCCCTGCGAGCCGATGCGGGCGTTGGCGCCAGCAGTGTGGCCAGCAGAGCGAGCGGCGCTGGAGGAGGAACTGGAGCGCCCACCCTTCCAAGAACCACGGGCGGTCGAGGCGCTCTTGTAGAAGTCCTTGACCTCCAGGTCGCGGCTGACCAGTGCCAGCGCGGTGCCGGTCTGAGCCTGCTCGGCGTCCTGGGACTCGACGGCACTGGTGCCGACGATCAGGTCCTCGGCCTGCTCGGCCTCCTCGCGAGCGTTGCGGACGATCTCGCGGATGCGGTCCTCGATCTTCGAGGTGAAGCCCCGGTAGAACGAGCGACGAGCCACAGCGCCGTGCACGGGGGCCTCGACGGTCTCGTAGTGGGAGAAGTAGCGCTGGGGGCGCCCGTAGTAGTTCTCCTCGGTGACGTAGATGGCCTTGCGCTTGCGGACGGTCTCCTGCTTGAAGACGCCGGACTTGATGTAGTCGTCGCCATCACGGGTCATCTGGATGACCAGCGAGGAGTACAGGGCCGAGACCATGTCGATGTCGCTGGGGAAGCCGTAGGCGATGACGTAGGTGGAGTTGTGAGCGATGTCGATCTTGACCCCGTTCGGGCCAGCGATGGCGCTGAACAGGTTGACGCGGTCGGCGAGGTAGCGCTCGCGGTACTTGCCGGGGGTCGAGAGGCTGATGCGACGACGCTCGGGGGTCTCGCGGACCTCCTTGGTCTTCTGGTGCATGCGAGCCACGGCGAGGTCGATCGAGTTGGTCGCGGCGAGGTGCTGGGCCTTCGCGAAGTAGGCCTCGGCCTCAGCGGCGTTGTCGGTGTTCTCGGCCTTGCTCAGGAGGGCGCTGATCTTGTCGAGCGTCTTGCTGGCGGACATCTGATGCTCCTAGTTGTCTCGTGGTGTGATGAGAGAAGTGTACGGGATGGATGGGTGGGTGTCAAGCAGGTCAGGCGGTCTTCTCGACCGGCTCTCCGAAGCGCACGGCCTTGTCTTCACCGTAGACCTGGCAGTAGAGCGCGATGTAGTCGAGGACCTCCTGCTTGGTCTCGAAGCCAAGAGGCTTGCGGGCACCGTCGAAGTAGACCTCCCAGGTGGTGCGCACGGGGTACGCAGCCTGGATGGCAGCGATCTTCTCGGCAACGATCCGGGCCTTCTCCACTGCGATCTCTGAGGCGTAGCGAGCCAGGATGATGTCGGTGGCCTCAGACTTGGCCTCCCAGTCAGAGCGCTCAATGAGGTAGGCGCGAGTGGCAGCGTGCGCACCGAGGGCCGAGGCAGCAGTGCGGACGGCCTCCAGGCGGGTGGCCACGGCCTGGCGCTCATCGTTGCGCTGCTTGATCTCGGCGACCGTGGCGGCGTCGGTGACGTACACACCCTTCTTGGTGTAGCGGTAGGAGCCGCTCGACTCACGGTCGGCGATGTTTGTGAGATCGATGTCGGGCAGGGCGCTGAGGTTCAGGCGCGACTTCTTGCCATAGCGGGCGTTACCCGTGATGGACTTGTCGGAGATCTTGACGACCGTGGCGGTCACCCCGACCGAGCCATTCCAGCCATCAGTGACGCTGTACTCGATGCGGTCGCCGACCTCAAGGGGGCGGAAGGAGTGGTCATCGTTGAGGACAACGGGGATCTCGCTGTTGACATCGAAGTAGAGTTGGCCCTTGGCGGTCATGGTGTCTCCTAGAGTCTTGGCTGGCGGGCTGACAGGTAGAACAATACGCGCTCGTCAAGCAGGTGTCAAGTACCTGAGCGAAGTTTCTTTGGCGAGTTTCAGGCGGCGCATCCGCAGTGCTCGACCTTGACACCGTCGAGGTGGCAGTGGTAGGCGAAGATCAGCGCGGCCTCGGGGCCCATGAAGGTGCGGAGCAGGAACTCCAGCGCGCCGACGAACTTGGGCCCGTGCTGCTCGCCGAACGCGAGGTGGTGGGCGATCTCGTGGAGAACGACGATCTCACGCATGGCCCAGTTCTCACCGAGCCGGTGGGCGACGTGGATCGCGATCTCACCGGCCTGGTAGTGAGCGAACTTGTTGGCCTTGCGCTGGCGGACCCGGATCGGGCGGCTCGCCATGGTGTAGGCGGCCTGGACGTCCTCATGGGCCAGCACACGGTCGACGTAGACCTGGACGGCTGCGAGGTTGCCGAAGCGCTTCTCGGTCGAGGGCACCACGACGGTGCTGCCGAAGGCCTCGTACATCGGGTAGTCGAGGGCCTCATCGAAGATCTTGCGCACGGCCTGCTCGGCGGCGTAGACCTTGGACTTCTGGTAGTCCCTCACTTGGCACCCCGCTCGATATTGGCGGGACCGGCCGGATGGCAGGGGCACTGGCAGGTCCACTGCGAGTAGATGCCCATGCTGAAGGTGTAGACGTGCTTGCAGTTGCCGTGCGACTTGGACTTGGGGTCTGCGTTGCAGAAGCCAGTGATGCTGCTGGCGGTTCGTTCCTTGCTCATGAGCGACTCCTGGGTGTCTCCGGCGGGTACCAGGGAAGTGTACCCGATGAGACACCCAAGAGTCAAGCCTTCGGCGTGTCGGTCTAGTAGCCGAACCCCTGAATGGCCTCGATGTGCAGGGCCACCCTGCTACCCACTGTGTAGATATCGGTCTCGGCGAGATCGAAGTGGACGTAGGGCCCGCTGATCACCGGCTTGCTCTTCAGGCTGGTGAGGTACTTCCCCGTAGCGGTAACGAACCACCGGATCTGGTTGGCCTCGATCACCTCGGCTAGCGGAGTGGTGAACGGGGACCAGAGGTCCTCCTGGACATGCACGATCTCAGGCTCTTCGCCATTCAGCGGGTTGACAACTTGCTCGGTCATGCGGATTGCTCCCTCTTGGTGTTGGTGATAACCCAGTGCCGTGTTTGGCCCAGGCGGGCTTGAATGTCGACTACCTTCATACCGTGCTCCCAGCGAAGGTGGCGGGCCTGCTCGACCAGCAGGCGGTGGATGCCTTCCACGCACCCCTGGATCGTGTTGAAGGTGTTCGCCGAGGCGTACGGATCAGTCCAACTTAGAGGGCGGGGGAGTTCATACATCGTCCCCACCGGCCCCGATCTCGACCTCGGGCTTGATCTTGGGTGACGGCGCGTCGAAGATGGTGAAGAGGTCGTCGTACCCAGAGAGGTACGACCAGTCGACACCGGAGCCCCCAAGCGGCACTGAACTGGCTGCATACCACCAACCGTCCGTGCCGCGCACGTAGGGCTGGCCGCCTGCGAGCACAACCGACTTGGGGTGGGGTTGTCGAGGCATCACTACCTCGAAGGAGTGCACCTTGCAGGGCACGCCCTCGAAGAGCAGCGGGCGCTCTTCATCACCGAGGATGCGGACGCGATCGTCCTCCTCGATCTCCATCTCCAGTGTGACGTGGTAGGTCCTCATGCTGCGACCCCGCAGTTGATTCGGCCGAGGTGGTCGACGTAGGTGACGGTGCGCTCGGCGTCATTGAGCACCACGGGGAAGACGACGTGATGGCATGAGGGGCACTTGGAGTGCTTGATGTCGCGGGGCTCGATGCCGAGCGAGCGCAGGTAGCGCGAGCGGTTGTAGGGCTCACGCTTGGGCCTAGCGACCTGCTGAGCGCGCTTGGCGGGATTGCCTGACCTACCCATTGATGATCGGCTTGTTCAGGTCGTCATCGACGTGAGTGACGCCGTGCTCAGCGTCGATCTCAAGGTGGACGTCGCGGCGGATGTCGCTGCGGATCTTGGGCAGCAGGACCTTCTTGAAGAAGAGTCCCCAGACCAGGAACAGCAGGACGAAGTCGATGAAGACCGTGAAGGTCAGTTCGGCAAGGATGTGGGCGGGATCGAAGGCGACACCGAGGTAGTCCTCCCAGAGGGGGATCCCTTCAGCATGCTCTTCCGCTTGCTCTGCGCTGGCGCTCAGGGCGCTGGTGAATGTCATGCGCCACAGCGTAGTCCACTGCGGCTAGGGTGTCAACTCAGAACGGCTGACCCTTGACGGTGAAGAGCGGGCCCTTCACTGGTCCTACGCATTCGGGGAACGGCGTCGGATTCTCGGTGCATGCCGTCACAGTGATCTGGTACTTACCGTTCGGCAGGTTCGACGGGATGATGATCCGCGTGCGGTCGGGCTCGCCGCAATAGGGCTCAGTGAGCACGTAGGAGCGAGACTGCAAGGTCGTGGACACTGAGCCCAGGACTGTGCCGTCCTCGCCCGTGGGGAAGATGAAGGTGGCCTTGATCTCGGCGGTCGTCTTGCCCACGGGGATGCAGACCTTAGGCAGCGACCAGGAGACTTCCGTACCGACCTCCTGCGGGGCCAGCAGTGGGAGGTCCTGCGGGGCCTCGATCACGCTCACCTTGGGGTAGGGCTTGTTCAGCCAGATCCCGAAGGCGACCACGAGCAGGAGGAAGACTACTCCCGAAACGAGAGTGGCCCACTTCTTGGCGCTATCGAGGCGGTCCATCATCTACTTACCCAATCCCTGTTGTACCAGCCATACAATGATGCTGAAGAGGGCTGTGACTGCGGCACCGACAAATAGCCGGTAGGTCCAGACGGCAGAGGGGTTCTTGGAGACCTTGTCCTCTTCGAGTTGGTCGATCCGGTCGTGGAGCGCCCGGACCTGCTGGATCCGCTGGCGCTCGATGAACAGCAGATCGTCTCGGACTGTGGCGAGTTCCCGAAGAGCCTCTTCAGGGTTGGCCTCACCGCCGCTGACGATCCTTTGCCAGCGGTCCCGGGCATCGTCAAGCCGGGCAATGGTCGGATCGACCGAGTAGTCTGCCATCTGAGCCCCTGCTTCGATCGGAGTGCCGCTCTACCCATTAGGTGCGGTTCGTGTGGGGGAGGACATGATCGATTCAGGCGATTCGCCCGGTTCGGTGCCTGCCCCTCCATGATCATTCCCCGGATCCTGCCCTCTTATGCGGCGGCCCGGGATCTTCATCAGTCCAGCCGTGCTCCAGGGTGTGGTCGGCTGGGAATCCGTGCTTGTCAGCGTCGTAGACCTTGCCCTCGATGTGGCTGTCTCCGCGCATCAGCGCAGCGGCCACGCGGTGGTGGCCGTCCACGACGTGCATGCGCCCCTGGTACTTGATGAAGCCAGGGTGATGAGTGAAGGGGTAGTGGTCGATCGCCTTCCGCGTCTGCTCATCGGCCCCGGAGTACTTCTCCTTGGTCTCGGTGTCAGCGTGCGGGTCGTCGAGGTACTTCTCCAGGTGGTACTTGTGCACGAACGGCTGCATGGCGTGGATCGGCTGGGAGAGGTCGACCTTCTCCTTGTCCATGTCATGCCAGCGCTGTGGGAAGAGGGGGATCCTCCGGCCGAACGTGTACATCTCCGGGGTGGCCGCGACCGGGCGGTACTTCTTTGAGGCGCTCGCATGATCTTCGCCGTCGTCGTATGCGCCCTCGTGCAGTCGACCTGTGTCCATCATCCCATCGGGGAAGGGGTGCACGCGACCAGCAAACCCAGCCTTGGTGACAGCGATCTCGCTGGGCCAGTGGCGGATCTTCGAGAGGGGGTCGCGCTCGTCGGCAGCGGCGCTACGCCAGAATGCTAGGACAGTGTTCATGACCAGAGTTGGTCGTCGTCCTCGGCATCACTGAGTGAGGCCTCGACTTGCTCGTAGTGGGTCCCAGCGATGTCGAGGCGGTCGAGGTTCGCGGCCTTCTGGTCGGCGCCCTCGTTGATGATGGCGGCCTGCTCAGCGGGGCTGAAGGTCTTGACCGATTCCTTGGCCAGGAACTCGCGAGCAGCCGCAGCGATGTCACTGCTGTCCGCGCTGACTGCGCCATCGACTGCAAGGTGCCCAGCGCTCTTCTGGAACTCGGCGACGATGTCGTCGACCGAGCCCATGGTGGCGATGCTCAGGTCCTCAGGAGTCAGTTCCTCGTCGTTGCTGAGGTCCTGCCAGGGGCTCTTGCCGTTGGGCATGCCTGAACTCTCCGCAGGCATGACGTTCTCATCGTGCCGGGGCAAGTCGATGGTGACACCGTCAGTAGACGGGAGCGCTGCCTCGGGCTCATCGTGCAGGATGGCCTCGGCGCCCTCTTCGTTGTCAGAGGCCTCGAAGAGGAACTCGTCATTGAGGCTGGCCGAGACTCCGCCCATCCCCTCGGCGTTGTTCATGCTGGGGTTCATCATGCCCCAGCCCTGGGGGTCAGGAGCAGACGCGAAGCCCATCGAGCCAGGGTTGTCGTTCGGGTTATGCGGCTTGGTCGCGCCGGGCGCCTTGGGCTGCACATCGGAGATGGGCTCACCCCACGGCGAGTTGACGGCAGCCGTCATGTCGATGCCCATCGCGAGGATCAGGTCACCATCGAGGACTCCTTCGCGAACGAGCGTGATGGCGGGCGCCTCTGCGCTCATGTCGAGCAGCGAGGAGCGAGCCTTGAGGCTCTTGTCCGCGTCGATGTCGTACTTGACGACGACCTTGCGCGGCACCCACTTCGGCTTGTCGTTGTCCTCGTACACACTCTTGCCGAACATGCCACGCGACTGCGCCTCAAACTTCAGCGCGAGGACGTGCGAGCACATACGGCCCGCGAAGCGCGAGTTGTCGTCAGCAGCACCCCAGTGGTACGCGCCCCACTTGCAGCCGCAGGACCATGCCTGGATCGACTGCTTGCCGGGCATGCGCTGGAGGCCGCTCTCGTAGACGTTGGTGTCACCCTTGACGTTGCCGACGACCATGCCCTCGGTAGCGAGCGTGACGTGCACGCCGCCCTCGGCACGGATGCGCTTGGCCTTGCGCTGCACGTCACTCCATGCAGCCGTCAGTTGGAAGCGGAAGTCGACGTCACTGACTGCGGTGACCAGGAGTGCATCGACGTCGAGCGAGGAGTACTTGCTCGGCCCCTGCTCCTGCTGGTCGAGCAGCCAGTCCGAGTCCTCGGGCATCGCAGAGTTGATCGCCTCGTTGGCGTTCTTAGCATCGCCGATGCGGCGCTCAGAGCGCTCAACCTGCTCGCGAGGAGCGTCAGGGTGGTGGTCGTAGACGTTCTCGTAGTACTCGCGCGAGTAGGGCGCATCCTTCGGATCGTCACCGTCGTGCAGCACCTGGATCTTGTTCGACTTGCCCGGGTGGCCAGAGTCGCGCACTGAGTGGACCGTGCCAGCCTCGCCACGGAAGTCGATGACTCGATCGCCCACCTCGAACTTGGGCGGGAGGTGGCCCATGCCAGCGGTGTGTGGGTTGACACAGAAGCCACAGTCAGGATCCGGGTCTTCCCACGAGTGCTGCTCATGGGCGCGCAACTGCTGCTGCACCTTGGCCTTGGAGAGGTCGTCCATGTCGTCCCAGGCGTAGGCGACCTTCGCAGCGGTGGTGGAACTAGAGTCCCCAGAACTGTCGCTCGACTCGGATCCTTCCGAATCGGCGTCGCTGTCCACGTCGCTGTCGGTGAAGTCCGAGGGATCGTGTACCTGGTTGGCTACGTCGCTGGGACTTCCCGCGACCATCTGGCTTCCGCAAAGAGGGCAACTCATACCTCCCCGGTAGTTGACGCCCCAGTACCTGCACCGCGAGCAGTGCGCACCGAGTTCGTCCTTCTCGTCCTGCTCCTCCTTGGCCGAGTACTTCGTTGGGCCTGTGGGGTTGCTGTCGAGGAACTTGGCTTGCTCGGGGGATGCGTGCACGGCGTCATCGACGCGACTGGTGAGGTCGTCAGCATTCAGCACTGCGTGAGACTTGGGATCGTGCTTCGCGAGCCAAGCGCTGTTGTCATGCTCCCAGAGGTGCCTGTCCTGGCGGACGTCCTCGCGTCGATCGACCTTCTCGTTGACGTCGCGATGCACTACCTCGCCCGAGTCATCTCCGGCCTCGTGCATCGTGTGGTAGAGGTGGTGGCGCGCGACAGCCTCACTGGGGTAGTAGCCGAGGTAGTGGCCCTTCCAGGTAGCCATGTGGCCATCTGCGTGCTCGCCCGCAGGGGACGCTTGCAGTTCGGCTGCGTCAGCCTGACCCTCGTGCAGTTCACTCGGATCTAGCGGAGTCTTGATGGTGCGGGTCGAGTCGTACCAGGAGCGGATGTCTGCCTCGCTGGCTGCGACCTTCGAGCCGAGCCGGGTGTTCGGGGCGATGTCAGGCCGGTCCACGAGGATGGTCCCGAGTTCGGGGTAGTCATCGGCAGCGGTGTGGATCGAGGAGGCCTCAGCGACCTGCGCAGACGTCGAGGACACCGTCGAGATCTGGGTCTCGGTGTACTCGCCGCCACCCAGACCGCCGTCCAGGGCGACGTGGTAGACATCGCTGCCCGGGGAGAAGCCCGAGGAGATGGCCTCGATGGTCCCTGGGAAGCCGTCCAGCGTCATGACCTGCTGGCCCACGCTGTAGCCCCCAGATTCGCCTGGGGCGGCGCTGAAGGACTGGATGGCCGCAGTGTCGTGACGGCGAGCGTCGCGTCGTCCTAGCCCCACAGCAGCCTCCTGGTCGTTCCTCTACCCCTTCGGGGCCCTGGCACCTGGCAAGACAGGCCCTCAGGCGTCTCCCAGGGGCACCTTGGGATCGAGAGCGAGGTGCTTGCGCATCCCGACATGCTTCGGGGTGGCGAAGGTTCCACGCGGGATGCCGTCGGGAATGGCCTCCTCCCGGATGACTTCCTGGTCCTCGTTGAGGATCGAGGTGGTCTTCAGTTCCGGCGGAGCCTCGTAGTGAGACTTGGCGATGGTCCTCATGCGACCGGCCTGCTGGAACAGGGCTGCGGGCTTGGGCATGCTGGACCTCATCTCGTCCGAAGGAGCGATCTCCTCACCTGGCTGCTCACCGAAGGGCTGCGTCTCCATGCCAGGCATGGGGGTGCCACCTTCCGGCGGAGTCATCATCATGTCCTCAGGCGTCGGCGCGAAGTTAGGCGTCGCAGGGTCGGGCGCAGTACCGAGCATCGGGAGCATCATCTGCTGGCCGCCCATGCCGGGCTCAGCCAGGATGACGGCACCGAAGTCTGCGGTGAGGTCGGGCGGAATCGGGAGCCCCTTGTCACGCAGGGACTCGAAGATGGCCTTACGAGTCTCCTGCTCGGCGACGGCTAGTTGCACCTGCTCATCCTTGGTTCGCTCCATCTCCTCGTCGAGATCGATGGGAGCGTTGACCAGGCGAGTCTTCATCGAGATCGGGACACCGGCTGCACGCAGGGCCTCGAAGAACTGGCGCTGCCCTTCGTCGTCGGAGAGGTTCATGGTCTTGAAGCGCAGTTCAGGGATGAGCAACTTGGGCTGCTCGACGATACGCTCCTCGCCGGTCTCCTCGTCGACTTCGAGGATCTCCTCCATGATGACGTAGCGCTTGCCGTCACGCACCTCGTAGTCGAAGTGCTCTTGTGCCTCGGCGACGATGAGTGCACGCTGACGGTAGTGGTTGGCGATCTCGTCCTGGTAGGTCGTGAGCAACTGGCTCACCAGGTCGCGGTTGAGTGCATCAGCCGCGTACGTCTCGCCAGAGGATGCGCCAGTGAGCATCGTGCGGCTCAGCCCGAAGGACTGGAGCATGCGGTCCTCAAGGCGCTCGAAGTCGGCGCCCATGTCGGGCATGTTCTCGCGGCCGAACACCGACTCCATCTGGATGCCGAAGTGGTGGACCAGCACGCGGAAGTCGGCGGCGAGAGCCTGGTCGAGCGCTTCCTCGAAGGAGGCCAAGTCATCGTCGTTAGGGATCCAGGGCACGTCGGTGCCGAGGTCTGTGGCACTGGCTCCGAGCCGGGCCAGGATGAGCGGGGTGTAGAGGCGGTCGGCGATGGCGTCCTGGGCGGCGTTGAGCATCTCCTCCTGCATGACAGCACGCATCGCACGCATGAGGATCGGGATGCCGCGCTTGTTGAACGTGTCGGCGGTGAACTTGATCTGCTGGAGCAGCACGTTGCTGACCGGCATGAGCGCGCCGTCGGCTGCGTAGTGGATCAGTTCGGGGTAGGTGCTGACCAGGCGCTCATAGTCGTACGCCGGGGTGCGCTTGGTGATGACCTCGCGCAGCGTCTCGGGCAACTTGATGAAGAAGCGGGGCTCGCGAAGGAACGGGCTCCGCTCGACCTCGACGTCGTCGGGGTTGATCAGTTCGTCGTCTTCCCACACACCGAGGGCCTCGTTGAACGAGCCGAGCGGCCAGGCCTCACCGACGGTCCAGTACTCGCGGCCGATGTCGCGCAGGAACTTGTCGTAGTTCAGGCCCTCGGGGCTGAAGAAGAGATCGGTGTAGAAGTCGGTCAGTTGCTCGTCCTTGCAGACCAACTCGGAGCCGAGCAGCGGGTACTTCGAGTAGATGTCGACGCACGAGGCGATGATCGGGTGGGTCAGGTAGAGCAGTCGGCAGAAGGCGCGGATCTTCTTGATCTCATCGTGCTTCTCGACGTCGTAGGGGAGGTTGTTCTGCTTCCAGTAGAACATCGGGTCGCGAGGGCGACCAGTAGCAAACGAGAGGGACGAGCCACCGCCCCCAGCACCATTGGCGGCAGCGGTCTTGGCAGCGACCTTGCGGTTCCTGCGCATCTCGACGAGAGCGGGGTCGTCTTCTCCGGGCCCCTCGGCGCGACGGCCGAACGGCCCGCCCGTGCCCAACTTCGCGGCAATCTTGTCGAAGGCGCTGGCGCCCTCATTAGTGTCAGCCACGAGACATCTCCCTGCTTGCTACATGAAAGTCCCAGGCCCGCTGGCCTAGGGCGCGAATGAGATTGCCGTACATGCGACGCTCGGGCCACTCCATGCAGCCATCCGTTGCACTCATCCTTACCAGATACGCATTGAGGTTGTCAACACAAACTCCGCACAGGGTGACCGTCTCCCCTGTGGGCCGGGCGAGAACTTCCACTGCATCCCCGAAGACGGCGCGCATGACGGCGATGTCGAGGCGGTACGGGTAGACCACCAGAGGGGTCGGGGAGTGGAACTTCGAGCCAAGACACTGCACTGAGATCAGCCCCGCGAGTCGCGTACTGCTGCCAGCGTTTCGGGTGCACGGTTGGCTGCCTTGAGGGCCAGGTAGCGCGCGTAGTTCTCCCGGTCCAGGATCGCGCCCGTCGAGGTCTTGAGGCTGGAGCCCTTGGCGAAGGGGTTGCCATCATCCTCAGCGGGCGGCCCCTCCTGCTCCGGGCCCTCTTCATCCTCATCCGGCAGGGCATCTGGATCCATCGGGTCGCCCTCGTCGAAGGGGACGGAGCCCATGGGGGCGCCACCCTGCTGCACGCCCTGGGCTGGGTCAGCGTCAGGGACGCCGGGCACGTTGACAGGCATGCCGTCCTGGGTCTGGGGCATGGCCGGGTAGGCGGGCTGCACACGGACGGTGAAGACGGCACCACAGAAGGCGCACTCTGCTCCACCGTCAGAGCGGGAGGTCAACTGGCCGGAGCCGCAGAAGGGGCAATGGAAGACTCGGAACTGGTCGCCACTGTCGTGGGCGACCTTGTCAATCGGGGCCTTGCTCATGCCTTGCTCCATTCGCGATGCGGTCCATGGCTGGGCGGAGACGAGACCGCCTCGGGGCGTCTCGACGCATGCTGGGCATAGCATCTTGCCGCCGACTTGCTTGCGGGGAACGTACCTATCCATCGAGCGTCCGCAGTCGTGGCACTGACGGCTAGTCATAGGCACCTCCCTCTACCTCTTCGGGGGCCGTTTGAGGTGGCTCGACAGGGGCTAGTAGGCCGAGGCGGTGAGCCGGAGGACCGGGTCCAGGGGGACCACAGCCAGCATCGCTAGCCGGTCCTCTAGGCCGAAGGAGGCCACGAGTCGGCCGTCCCACATGGTCAGTCCTGCCGCGAACTCGATGGTGGGGCGCTCGAAGTAGAACGGCGGGGTCGTGGACAAGGCGCCACGGTGCCTCCGAACGAAGCGGTTGACGTACTGCCTCTCGCCTCGATCGTAGTGGACCTCATGGACCAGGGCGAGCCAGCCGTCGAGCATCCGGATCGCCTGAGACCCACCCCGGAGATCGGTGGTGGGGTCCAGGAGGCGGTACGGGATCCGGCCATCCTCGTACAGTATCCCGTCCGCTGGGTCGTAGATGGCGAGCGGGGATGCCTTGTAGATGAACCGGCCGTCCTGCATCGGCATCCAGTTCTTCTCATGCACCAACTCTGGGGCTCGCGACGGCATGATCTCTCGCTCGACCGATCGCCAGTCCTCAAGGCGATCAACAGCGATGCGGCAGACACCGTCGGCACGGTGCTCGCGCAACGTCCCGGAGACCTGCCAGTACCCATCGTCATGCCAGATAAGGCGAGCGTCCTCCATGTTCCTGACGTCGCCGTAGAGCATGGGGCCACGCACCGCGCTCTGGTCGATCTCCTGCATCCCCGTGACCCGGAGGTCATCATCGAGGTGCGCGACCCAGTTGCGTGTGTCGATGTAGCCGGGGTACTCGTACTGCCCGCGCGTGATGACGTAGTTCGAGGAGCGGACGATGCACTTGTACCCCTCGGTCGGGGAGTAGGCGATCGAGGGGTTGAACGAGGACCAACCAGGCCGCGCCGACATCGCGATGGGCCTGGTGGTGCACCAGCCGAAGAGTTCGGCGGCGGACTGCACTTCCATCAGAAGGCCAGGTTGGCAGTCGCCTGGTCCCGCTTGTACTGGTCGAGCGACTCATCATTCGCGAGTTGGCGGAAGATCGAGCGGGCGGTCTCCTTGTCGTCGCCCCACCAGAGGGCCACGCCGACCTCCATGAGCATGTCGAACGACTCGATGTCACGGTGCACGAAGAGGATGTCGGTGGAGGGCTCACGGGGCGCCTGGAGCGCGAGCACTTGGGCGGCGAGCCGGGCCTTACTCTGGTTGAGGATCTTGATCGCCTCGGTGAAGGCCTCCGCACGCGACGGCCGGTACGACCAGGCGACCAGGTAGTCCCCAAGGGAGCCCGTCAGTTTGGCGATCTGGTAGTAGGCCCAGTAGATCTCCTGGTCCCAGTGGCCGATCTCCAGGTAGCGCCGGTAGGTGCGCAGAGAGTCCTCGTTGCGCCCCAGATCCTTGTAGGTCTGGGCGAGGTAGAACGCAGTGCGTGGGTCGTTCGGGTTCCTCTCGAACTCCCCCTCCAGCAGCGCCATGTCGCGAGTGAACTTCTCCGGCCGCGTGCCACCGTCGCCGTGGTGGTAGATGGTGAAGGTCGGGTGGTTCTCCGTCTTGTACGGCACTTCAGCCGACAGAAACTCGTGAGTGACTCCGTGGTAGCGCCACGGCAGGGCTGCACTGACCAGGTAGGGCATCCACCACTCGAAGCCCCCGCCGATCTTGACCATGTAGCAGTCGGAGGTCAGTTCGCCGAGGTCGCCCGACAACTCCATGTCGGCATCGACCAGCAGGAAGTAGGCGTTGTCCGCGTCCCAATCGAAGTCCTCAACGACCTCCTGGAGTTCGTCGAGCAGCGCGTTGCGGTTGTGGGCGAAGTTCACCCACTCTTGATTCAGCAGCGCGTACTCGACCGTGCTGTCCGCCATGAGGTCGTGGACCTTGCGCTTGGTGTTGTCAGTCGAGCCGGTGTCGATCACCACTAGGTAGTCGGCGTAGGGGAGGGCAGAGCGTAGGCAGCGCTCGATGACCTCGGATTCGTTCTTGACGATCATGCCGACAATGACCTTGGGCATCATGCGGTGGCTCTCTTCGTTAGGGGGCTACGAGGCCACGCTAGCAGAGCCAGTTGAAACGGTCCAGCCGGTGGGTCAGCCGCCCAGCGCAGTCAGCCGCTGCGAGATCGTGAGCCCGCTGTTGTTCACCGGCCGGGTAGGGTCGGCCACGGTACTGGGGGTACCCAGGAGGGCTGTCTGTGCGGCAGAGCCGAGTGCGGTCCACTCTGCCTCGGTGAGCGTCGCGGTCTGGCCAGCCTGGAACACGCCATTGCGGTAGAGCCACACGTTGGTCAGCCCGGCCTTGACGACTGCTTGCTTACCCATCTTCGTTCACTCCAAACGCATCGCGGATCAGACAGGCTGAGGCGAAGCGGATGACCCGCTCGCCCTCTTCGTCATCGAGTTGGCTGAGCACCTCGCGAAAGGAGACGTCGTTGCGGACGCGGCTGGCGACCAGCGCAAGCGCATCCTCGGCGATGTCCTGGAACGCGGCCAGGTGGCCTGTGTCGGCCATGGCATTGATGACCCCCGCCTCGCCAGCAGCGTCGTAGAGGTCGCGAGCGGCCACTGTCGAGATGCCAGACATCTCCAGCGAGTCATCGAGGTCGGAGTGCACCGTCATGACCGATCGTGCGGGAGCCAGGTCGTAGAGGGCCACAGGGACGATCTGACCGGCGAGCGTGCCGGTCTCCCAGGAGACGTGTGCTGAGCCCGATGCGAGCACGAGCAGGCGCCCATGGTCACCAAGGACCAGTCCCTCGTTGGCGGGACCGGTATAGGCGACCTTCTGGCCTTCCTTCAGCATCTGATCTCCTACTTCTTCGGGATCATCTTGTAGACGTCGACCATGGTCTCCGCGAAGTCCATGCCGTTCTTCAACTTCTGCTTGGGTGACCTACCCTCTTCACCCTCGCCCTTGGCGGGAGCAGTACCGGGGACGTGCATTGGGTTCTTCTTGACTTCGTCGATGACCTTCTTGGGGCCGTCTTCGATCGCCTTCTCAGTCAAGTGCGTGAGCGGGCCATCACCGCTGTGCTGCGGCGGCGCGAAGGATAGCGGGTTCCACTCAGCGACCACCGAGGGGAACCGGTCTACGGTCTCCCCCGCGAGCGCGAGTGCGGAGGTCACCGAGAGGCTCGGGTTCTCCTCGATCACACGGCTGGCCATCGCTGCGACAACCTGCTCGCGACGGCTGGCTTGCGTGCCGCTCGTGGGCTCGAAGTCGAGGTCGCTACCACCCTGCGCCTTGGGCGCGTTGCCGCCAGCGACAGCCGGGCCGCCCTCACGAGCCTCGGCCTTGGGCTGGGGGACGTTGGGGTTCTCGTTCTGCGCGACGACGTCGAAGGCACCCTCGGCGACCATCTTGCGGAGGGAGGCCAGCGCCTCGCCGCCAGTGGCATCCTCGACGGCCTTCTTGGGCTTCGGCTTGAGGCCAGACCCCTTGCACTTCGGGCAGGCCTTCGAGGCATCCCACGGGTGCGTTCCGCCACCCTTGCAGGCGCCGCAGTAAGGAGAGTCGTCGACAGCGCCGTTGTGGTGCTGCGGGCGCTTCTTCAGCCAGGCCTCCTGCTCGGGGGTCAGTTCACCGCGCAAGGGAACTCCGCCCTCCGGGAAGAGGTCCTTGGGGACGCCGCTCTTGGGGGCGCCAGGATGCGCCTGGCGGTCCCACTGCCACGAGGTGGGGTCGTCCTTCGGGTCGTAGGCGTTGGCAGCGAGAGCATCGAATGCGCCCTCGCGCACCATGGCACGGACCTGGTCGAGCGAGTAGGTCCGGTAGCGATCCATCGCGTCAGCGTGACGGTCGTAGGGGTCCGACTCGTGGGCGCGGTTCGAGCGCTCATCGTCCCCATAGGTCTCGCGATGCTCAGCATCAGAGTTCTCGGCCTCCTGCTGGCAGTCGTCACAGAGGTGGTGGCCATAGGGGGCCTCGTCTCCGCAACCCTCGCACTCCCCAGCGGGGGGATTCGAGTGACCGTTCGCGACCTCGCTGGAGTACTGCGACATCTCGGCGTCGTTGATCGCGGTCTTGCCAGCAGCAGAAGCCAGCCCGTGCTCGCTCGCCATCGACTTCTGGCAGTTGGTGCAGGTCTCGTTGCCGTAGGCGTTGGCGAAGCCGCAGGACTTGCACTCCTGGCGATCGTTGGCGGTCTTGACCGAGGACTCCTTCATCGGAGCACTCTTGTCCCACTGGGACTGCCGGTAGACGTCCCAGACGTCCTTGCCGTACGTCGAGATGGCCCAGGTCTTGTGGGCGTCGTAGTCGGCCTGAGTCGGCTGAGTGCTGCCGCCGTCGGGGTCCTTGCTGCGGATGTCGACGAGCGCGAAGCGACTCGACTCAGACTTCAGCGAGGCGTAGCGGTCGCTGTGGTCGGTGTGGTTGGCGCAGTACTCAGTGCCGGGCACCACGTCGTTCTCGCAGTACTCCGGGGGATTGATCGCAGTCGGGCCGTAACCCTCGCTGTGCACGATCGCATTGCACTGCGTGTCCTCATCGCCAGAGGCAGTCTTCGAGGAGGTCTTCAGGCTGACGGTTCCATCCCCACGACACGTCTGGCATCCAGTGTCGAACTTCCCGTCAGGCGAGACGACTCGACCGTGGCCGCTGCACTCAGGGCAGATGCCCCGCTGCTCCGGCGGCGAGTAGGGCTTGCCGTTCTGGGTGAGCGTCTTGCCACTGGAGTCGAACGTCTCGTCGCCGTGGTAGCCGCTGTAACCGTAGGAGCCGTCGTCGTTGACCGTGACGTGCCGGGGCCCGTCCCAGAAGTTGTTCGGGTCGTGGACCAGCGTGTTCGGCTTGGTGGGGTGCCACACGACCGGGCCTGAACCGTGCTCGAAGCGAGCGTTGAGCGCGTCGGCATGCTCCTTCGGAGCGACCGTGTACTCGCTGCCCTCGGGGTCATCGATCGTGTGCGAGCGCCAGGTGTCGCCCCCAGCAGTTACCTGGCTACCCTCGAAAGGGAGGCGGCTCCCAGACTTGCCGAAGGGGTTGCCCGAGTCGTCGTCCGAGTCGTCGTCATCGTCATCCGAGTCATCGTCGCCCGAGTCATCCGAGTCCGAGTCATCGTCTTGATCGTCCGAACCGGAGTCGTCAGCATCGTCGCTGCTGTCGTCATCGCTGTCATCGGAGTCGTCGGAGTCCGAGTCGTCAGCGTCGCCATCCGAGTCGGTCTCCCACGGCTTTCCGCTGGCCTCCATGAGGAGCGCCCACTGCGAGCGGAGGTGGGCCTCGACGTCAGAAGGACCCACTCCAGCCGAGGCTGCGACCGTGCTGATGGCGTCCTCCGCCAGGGCAAGGCGATGCCCCAACTCGGCCTCGGTGCGAGCCAGCGCCACGTAGGGCATCAGGTCTCGCGAGGCCACGCGGGTGCTCGCCTGCGTACGGAGGGAAGCCTCTTCGTTGATGTCACGAGCGGCTTCGTCCCAGAGTGAGTACGTCATGTCGATCCTTCAGTTGCCGATGGCCGCGAGGCCAGCCTGGACGCGCTTGCGGAAAGCCAGCGTGCGGTCTGCACTCTGGAGGTTCCCCGAGTCGTCGATGGGGGCTTGCAGTTGCGATGTGCCAGTCGGCTCCGTGGGAACACCGGTCGGGACGACCGGGCTACCGAAGGGCTCGGTGCCGTTGTACGGGGCAGGTCCGCCAGGAGCAGCGGCGTCTGCCTGACCGGCCAGCGGGCCCGGACGACCGGGACCGTTGATCGGGGTCTCTCCAACCGGGGAGGCGGTGCCGGAGGGGTTGGAGATATCGAGGTCGGTTGAGGTTGCAGACTCAGTCCGGATATACGGACCCTCGACGACACCTCCTTGGCTAGCCACCACTTTGCCGGAGAATGAAGCATGCAGCGAGATGCGCTCGCTGAAGTCGGGGTACTTGGCCGCCTGCACGGCGTGCGCCTGGACCCAGGCCGACTGCGCCGGAGCGTTGTCGGAGATGCCTGCGTAAAGACCGGCCTCGAACTCAGCCGAACCCTTCTTCACCAGCGGCTTGCTGGCGTTCCACTTGCTGGCGAACCGGTAGGCCTTGCGGAAGTCCTCACCCTCGCGCGTGTCAGCGGTAACGAAGAGATCCGACACCTTAGTCAGCGCGGCGGTCTTGACGGAACCAGTCATCTGCGACTGGCCATTGTCGCCGCCGAGCGAGGAAGGCACGCTCTGCGGCTGGGCCGAGGAGACCTCGCCCATACCCTTGCCGTAGCCCTCGACGTAGCCAGCCGAGAAGGGCAGGCCAGCCGAGTTGTCGGCGTAGGTGGCAGCCTGCCCCGTCTTGGCATCAGCCAGACCGGCAGCGAAGCCAGCGGTGTACGAGCCACCCTGCTGCGGCTGCGGCGTGGTCGCCGGGGAGTTGGCGACACCAGGCTGGGGCACGGCGTGCGGAGCGTCCGATGCACCGAACATGTCGGCGGTCTTCTGCGTCTCGGCACTACCGAACGAGCGGAAGGAACTGAAGCCGCTGTTGCCACGACCATCGTCGTAGCGACCGTCATCGGTTGCGTGCATGGTGTCGCCGTAGTCGATGCGACCATCGCGCTTGGCGGCGACATCCTTGACGAACTTGGTGATGGTGTCGTGGTTGTCCTCGCCGAAGCGGTCGACGAGTTCGTCGTGCATCGCCGGGGGCACGTTGTGCTTGCGGTAGGCGGCCAACTGGGCACGCGACACGGTGCCGTAGGACTCGTGGAAGATCGGGGCAGCAGCGGCCTCAACCTCAAGCGAGGCCTCCTTCTTGTCCTCCTCATCGTCCCCACCGAGGACGCTGCCCGCAACCTCAGCCGCAAGCGGCAGGGCGCGGACGAGGAGCGGGAGGATGGCTTCCTTCTTGTCAGCCGTCACGGGGACGGCCTTGTTAGGGGAGCCTCCGGGAACGGCCTCCGGGTCAACCTCAGGGCCACCCAGCAGCCACGGGAAGGCCACCTCGCCAGGGAGCGGGGTGGGGCGCTCAGTCACGCCATCAGGTGCGGTAGTCTGCTCGATCTGATCCAGACCAGAGGCAGCCTGACGGCTCAGAAACTCGTCCATGTTGTAGAGGTAGCCCAGCGCGACGCTGCCTTCCTGGTGGTAGTCCTGGACCTCGCCCTGGCTCTGGCCACCGCCGCCCTGCACGATCTCCTGAAGGAGAGGATTGCGCTCGGAGGTCTCGGTGCCGACAACGCCCTGGTTGATCGGGTGGACCTCATCCGCGAAGTTGTCGAAGACCTCCGGGGGCACCGGGGTGGGCTTGTTCGTGACACCATCGGGCGCAACGGTCTGATCGATCTGGTCGAGACCAGAGGCCGCCTCACGGCGGTAGAGGAAGCCGACGTAGGAGAGGAAGTCGGCCTGGGCGTCGAGCGCGTCTGCGCCGTAGACACCGGCAGTGCGGCGGGCCATGCCCTCCGCCTGCGCACCGAACTCGTGGACGTCGGCCTTGACCTCGGGGGAGACCCGGCCGTACCAGAGGGCCGCTTCAGCCATGATCGGCTGGTGGTACTCGACACGGTCCTCATCGGAGCCGAGCCAGTCCGTCGCAGCGGTGTGCGGGACGAAGGTCGGAACCGAGGCCATGGTGGGAGTGATCACCGCGTCAGCGAGGTCGATCGCCCGAGCGTCACGGGAGGCCTGCGCCTGCTTGCGGTCAAAGTCGTCCAGTGCTTCGACGAGCGACATCTGCTCGCTGAGGCTGGACGCCTTGTTGATGGCAGCGATGATCTCTGCACGAGTGTTCACTGGGTCTCCTCTGAGTCGAGCACATTCCGGGCTCGTTGGGCGATAGCGGATCCTTGCCGCCAATCGCGGGGCTGCAAACTGGTGAATACGCGCCTCGAACCTTGGTCCTGATCGAAGGCCTTGAGCGTTGTCGGTGATGTCGTCGCGTTCGACGCGCCACCCGTGGGGTCGACGGCAGAGCCTGCCCCCACGTTCTCAGCATAGCCACAGCGCACGCAGGAGTAGTGATCGCCCTGCCTACGGAGTGACCCGTGCGCCCCACATACAGGGCAGTTCGTCGACTGGGCCTGGTTACTTCCCCCAGGTCCATGCGGGTCGAACGGAAGTCGGTTGCTGTTCGCCCCAGGGGTCCCGTAGCCGGGGATCTCCTGCTGACGCTGGTTGTCAGGCACGACCTGGAACTGGCGGGTCCGGTCTTCGAGGTGCGTGCCCTGGTCGGTCTCGATGTAGACGTGCCGACCACTCGACTCGTGGTTGCGGACCTTCTTGACCTTCAGCGTCTGGCCCGTGGGGGTCCGGATGCTGTCGCCCGGGTTGAGGCGGTCGGCGCGCGTCTCGAACTGAGTTGCCTCAGCGGACAGGCTCGACTGCTTCTCGTGAAGGTCATCGTTGACAGTGTCGCAGGTGGGGACCCAGTCGTCCTTGTCCTCAGGCTTGTCCATTCCGCAGGCCGGGCAGTAGTCCAGGCTAGGACGCCAGTCGTGCGTGTTCTGGTTGGGGCCCGTGCGGGCAGAGCGCTTCTGGTCGAAGACCTCGTCGGGATCGTAGGTCTTGCGAGCGGGGGAGGGCGCCGAGGCGTACTGGTCGAACGGCGAGTCCTGGCTGTTCTCGTAGGCCTCTTGGCGGTCGCCGTCCACGCAGGTCGGGCACTTCGGCGAGCGGGTGTTCTTCGGGACAACCATCGGCGTGCCACAGCCGACACACGAACCGCGCTCGGCCTTCTTGGTCATGCTGCGGCGGACCTTCTTCTGGTCCGTCGAGGGGTTACGGCGAATGCTGGAGGTGCTACCACGCATGGGCTCGCGCTGAGGCTTATCCTCAGCGGCCTGAGCCTTGCTCTTCGCACTCTCGTGCTGCATTCGACCCTCCAGAGTCCCGTCCTACCCCTTCGGGGGCATCTACAACGGGGGGACAGGGGTCATCCAACAGAGAATCTCCGAGACCCTCCTCGATCGCCTCGCGCTCCGTCAGCGGCTCGCGAGGGTCGCGCCCCTTATGCGGCCCAGCCGCACCGCTAGAGCGGAGGCCCTGGACACGCTGCACGCGGTCACCCATGGGCGCGTAGATCGCTCACGGCCTGGGCGTAGCCAGCCTCGTACCCCTCGGCGTAGGTGCGTGTGTCGCGACCTCCGTGGTCCTCGGTCTCCCGCCCCTCAAGGTGGTCCGGGTGCACGTAGATGCGACAGCCCGCTCGGCTCTGCGCGAGACGGTAGATCATGCCCGCCTTGTGGAGGCCACTGAGGACTCCGGACGACTGGCCGTGGTGCCACTCGGTCGACATGGAGAGGTCCTTCCACGTCATACCTCTGGCTCCAGCCTTGAGCAGGCGAGACAGGGTCTCTTCCTGACGCTCCGAGGTCTTCCCCGAGGAGTCGGCACTGTGGGCTCGATCCCGGCTCGTCACCGATCCGGACCAACCCGAGGTACCTGCGTACTCCAGGGCAGGTACCTGTGACTTGGGCGCGGGCGAAACCGTAACCCCTGCGGCGAGGACGATCTCCTCCATCAGAGCCTGGTTCCTCTTGTGGTCCTGGGGGCTCGGGATCGGGATCCCTTCCCAGAAGATAGAGAGGGGGTCGTTAGCGTGCATGCCGAATGGGTGCTCCGGCTTCGTGCAGAGCATCGAGGGGGTCTCGGGATTGGGTGCCCCACAGATGCCCATCAGTCCACCTCGGGGAACCGAGGCGCCCCCTGGAGGTAGCCAGCGATCTTGGTCAGCGACTCGTAGTAGATCGAGTCCTCGGGCACCCCGACGAGGGCGGCACGGATCTCCATGATTACGGTGTCGATGCGCGACTCCAACTCACCGTGGTCGTTGACCAGGCCAGAGATCAGCATCGTCAACGGTGCGCCGCTCATCCCGTCATAGACCGGGACCTTGTCGAGCATGCCCCTGATGACTGCGCGCTCGCGCCCCTCAGCGTCCAACTGCTGGCTCAGCGACTCGATCTTCAGCCGGAGGTCTGCTGCCTCGCTGTGGGCAGTGGTCGCCTGGCGTTGCAGCGCATCCTCGACAGCGTGCTGCTTGAGGACCGATTCCTCCCAGTAGCGGAGCATCGCCGTCACTCGACTGCGACGGATGAGGGGCCAACGGATGTTCATACCCGGCCGCCCATCCGCTCGGCAGCAGACTTGCAGGGCGGGCATACCGGAAGCCCCTGGGGGTCTCGGGAGGGGATCCAGACATGGCCGCAGAGGGCCTCGACCTCATGGCCGAAGACCATCGCCTCGGTCACCCGGGTCTGTCCGGACTTGCCTCCGCTGGGGCCGACGATGTGCGAGCAGGCAGGGCGGTCCCCACTGCCCGTGGTGGTCTTCGTCATGACGTCGGTGTCATGTTCAAGGAGGAGGGTCATGATGCCATCCTAGCGGGCCGCAGCCAGGTTGGCCAACCTGGCTGAGTCGTAGAGGGCAAGCGCAGGGCTCGTCATCCCTTCGCGCAGCACCTTGAGGTGGACGCGCTTGACGTTGCGACCGTGCTCGACCATGTGCTGGTCCCAGCGCTCGTCGGGGATGTCCATGGGGTTCGCGCACCGGCACTCAACAACGACCCAGAGGCCGCAGGTGCACTCGACGATCGTCTGTCCGTTCTGCGCCTCCGTCACGTCTACGTCGTGCCCTGGCACTTGGTTCTTCGGGGGTGTCATGCGGCGTTCTCCTGGCTCTCTCGGGTCTTGGCGATGCGGTGGACGCGCTTGACGCGATCCTCCTTGAACGAGCGGATCATCTTGTGGGGTTCGGGAGCCAGCGCGTCGATCCAGGTCGCACCGGTCTCATCGTTGGTGACCTTGCGGATGAAGAGCACCCTCCCCGGGATCCCCCGGACAGACAACTCTGTGCCTCGCGTGACGTTGCGCCCGTTGATCTGGATCTCGCCCTCGATGGAGCACCCCAGTGGCGCGAGGTCATACATGGTGACCTTCTGCTTTGCCATGATCACTTCCTCTTCTTCGCTCTGGCCTTGGCCTCTTCGATGACCTGTGCCTCGGTCTTGCCTTCCTTCCACGCGATGGCCGGAACCAGGGCGTCGATGACGGCCTGATTGCTCCTGCCGCCATACACAGCGCCCTCGTACTGGTCCGTCAGTAGCGTGCGCGCCGTGCGGAGAGTCTTGACTGTCTCTCTGCGGCGGTAGGCCTTGCCACGCGAGGCGACGTGCCAGTAGTCCTCGCCGTAGACACCCTCCTCGATGACGATAACCAGCGGCTCTCCGTTGGGGGTGATGCCCTTGGCGACCTTGGCAGCCTGGCGCTCAGCCTTGGCAGCCTCGCGGGCCTCACGCTCAGCCTTACGGGCAGGCAGTTCGAGGCGGCCCGGGTTGTTCAGCACCTCAGCCGGGGCCGAGGGGTAGCAGATGGTGCAGGCATCCTGGCCAGCGAGGGCGACGATCTCGTCCTCGTCCATTCCAGAGACCTGGGGGAGCCAGCCGAAGCGGGTGGTCGCGAAGCAGGTGTTGCACTCCATCGACTTGTGGACGTGGCCACCAGTGTTGTCGACGAGCCACGCACGGGTCCAGCCACCCCGGCGGAGGAACTCCTCGGTGAAGGGCTGGGTCTCCTGCTGCTTGGCCGAGATCTCATCACGCAGCGCGTCGAGAGCGAGCGTGGAGCGCTCGACATCCTTCTGGCTGTACTGCGACCAGCGAACCTCGCCGCTCTCCAGTGCCGCCACCTGTCGCTCGATGTACGCGAGGTGCTTCAGGCTGCGGTCGAAGTTGAGGTTGAGTTCCCAGAGTTCGTCATAGATGCGGGCAAGTTCGGTGTCGATCTCGGCGGGGGTCTGAGTGGTGAGGTCCATCTTGGCGCTCCTCTGGCGGTAGGGGCTGGGCTGCTGAGTGAAACAATACAGGAGCCTGGGGCTCAGGTCAAGTACCTGAGCAGACTTTCTCAGGACTTCTCGACCACGCCCTTGGAGTCCACGACGATGTCGATCGAGCCCAACTTGGTCCGCCACTCCGGGTTCTCGGCCTCGTAGCGGTCGCGGATCTCTTCACTCATCCGGACGGAGAACGAGGCGCAGGGGCCCGGGTGTGTCAGGGGCAACTCGCAGTAGTACACCTGGTGCTCGCCACCGACGGGCTCGCGACAGGTCTTCTCGGGGTAGGCGGCCTTCTGCATGGGATCTCCGATCTTGGATTCAGGACTGGTCTGAGGGGCGGCCGTTGTACTTCATGACGACCTCGATCGCCTTGTTCAGCAGTTCGGGCGAGTAGTGCGTAGCGACCAGTTCAGACCCGGCTGGCTCGCTGATGACGACCAGAACAGGTCGACCGTTGACGGGGGTGACGAACTCCGGCGCCGAGCAGTCGTACCAGATGTCGATCTGCCGGACTGCCATCTGGGCTTCGCGCGTCGAGTAGAAGTAGGCGTACAGGACCGGCTTGGTCTCCATCATCGGAATCCCTGCTCCTTGGCATCTTGGCGCGACTCGAACCAGAGCGCGATGACGGCGGCCTGGACGACCAGAGCGATCTTCGGGGACTTTCGCCACAAGACCTGCCACATCGCCTGGGCGAACAGCAGGCCAGTCAGCGCCAACTGCAAGATCATGGTCCCCAGGGCGTCCTCGGAACGCTGGAACTCGTCGAGGCCAGGCGGAGGGTTGATCAGAGCAGGCACCATGATGAAGGCGATGAGGGCTGCGGCTGCCCAGCCACCGAACCACATCCAGTCGATCTCGCGCATGGGGCGGCGCCAATCGGTGGACCAGTCGAAGGTGGCTTCGTCCGCTGTGTCTTGCTGGACGATGGTCTTCACAGCAGTACCTCTATCTCTTCATCGGCTAGGTGTGATACTGAGTAGTCTTGGTCATTCGCCACGTATCGTAGCATCACGAGGGCGTCGTGTCCAGTCTTCCCTTGCTGGGTGCGCACATGGGTGATGTAGCCACGCCCCTCCTGGACGCGGATCACGCGACCGCGCTCAAGGTTTGAGGCGGGCAGGGTCCATGCAACGGGCTCGGGCTCTTCCTCGGGAGTCAGCGGAGCCTCAGACATTGCGACCCTCACGTATGCGTAGGCGAGCGAGCCGAGGGCTGCTGCGAGGAGGATCTTCCTTGCCCTCACTGAGTACCTCATCAGACGCAAAGATGTGGGACGGGTGGATGTCGCTGGGCCAGTAGTCCTCGCCCAGGTTGCCCCGGTAGGGGGTCTCAGCGTGCTCCATGTGCTGTGCGGCTGGGTTGTTGACGCTACCCCTCACGACGCGCACCGGTACATGGCTGACGCCCTCCTCGTGAGCAGCCTGGACTCGGTGGTTGCCTTCGCCGAGGTAGGCATGGTGGGTCTTCGGATCGAAGATTACCATGGCCGGATCCTTGAACCCCTCGCCGTTGCGGAGGGACTCGCGGTAGTGCTCTACGCCGGAGCGCTCAGTCTCGTTGCCGTGCATCTTGCGCAGCGCGTCGGTGCTGACATAGCCGATGACAGATCGGTCCTCGCCCTGACCGCCCATGCCGCTGTCACGGTAGTGGTTCATGTTCGGGTGCAGCGTCGTGGGGTCGACCTTCGAGGCGATCTTCTGACCGTGCTGGTCGCGCTTGATGAACATCCCCTCCTCGTCGAAGTCTTCATCCTTGGGCTCGGCCAGGGTCTGCTTGACGTCGTCGAACTCGTTGTGACCGAAGCCCCGGTCGCCAGTCATGTACCCCTTCCAGCGATTGTAGTGCTGGGTGTGCTGCTCGGGTGTCATGTCGCGGACGTCAGGACCGTCGTAGTGGTAGCCCTCGCCGAAGTGATGGCGCGGGGGCTGATCCCAGCCGTCCCGCTCGATCGGCTTTCCAGAGTCAAACTCGCTGCCGTGGTGGCTCTCGATGCGGCCATGCTCACCGAATGCCTCGCGCTCGTGCGCGTCGAGGGGGATGACTCGATGCACCTTCACCTTGTCGAAGTGCTCGGCGGGTATGAACTTCTCTCCGCCCCATCGCTCGTCGGTAGCGACTCCCTTGGGGGAGTGGATCTCTGCCACGTATGGGCGAACGTAGCCCTGCGTTCCAGTCCAGTCGCTAGGGCGCTCAGCCGTGTAGAGGCCCTTGTGCTCGCGAGGACGGATGGACAATGCGTTGTCCTCCGGCTGGTGGTCCGGGTTCAGCGCGAAGTGGGGGTTATCAGTAAGGTGGTAGGTCACCTCGTGATCCTGAGACGACGTCTTCTGGTCGGGGAAGCGAGCATCGACCAACTGCTGCCACAGCCCCGCCTGGTCGAGGTACTTCTCGACGGCGTTGCGGTAGTCGAACACACCCTGGCCATGCGGGCCGAATGCCCCCGAGCGCGAGGAGTGGATGTGCTCCCAGATGCGCTTGGCACGGTTCGAGCGCGCTGGCTCCGGGAGGGCGAGCGCACCCTTGACCTGCTGCGCGACGCCCTCGAAGTAGTACCACTCCGTCGGCGAGAACTTGTGGCCCTTCGGCTCGCTGACGGGGCGCACGGCCCACTCGTCGTCGGAGAGGTTGTACGCGGCGTAGGGCTTGATCACGCGGATGTCGTAGGAGTTCGGGTTGACGTAGAAGGTGCTCGACCAGGGGCCGACACGCACCTTGCCACCCTCGGGGTCGCCAGCCCATTCCCACTCGGGGACTTCGCTGGAGGGCACGTTGAGGTAGACACCTTCGAGGTTGCAGTGCTCACGCAGTTCAGCGTTGAGGTGAGCCGACACCATCTTGGGGCTCATGCCAGCGAACTGCGGATTGGCCTCGACCAGCCCCTTGTACTCGACGCCGATCAGTGTGTCGAGGTCATCGTTGAGCCGGTACTTCGGGTCGACTTCGCGATCGGCTGCATGAGCCTGGATGGCGTTCTTGTCAGCCCACCACTCGGAGATGCTGGAGCCAGCGATGTAGACCTTGCTCCAGGTGCGCCAGTTGGAGTAGCGACCGTCCCACCATGCAGCCAGTCGCCCCATGGCGTAGTCGCGGACCTCGGGGCGGATCCTGTCGCCGTCGAACAGGCGCGGGTCAAGGCTACCGTTCGTCGGGGCGAAGAGGCGGTCGGTCGGTTGCCAGGTGTCGAGGACGTGAGACTCGCGAAGAAGCGCCTGCTTTATCGTCTTCCATGGGGTGTGCTTGACCTCCTTGCGGAGCGCGGGCATGTCGGGTAGATCAGCGATGTCCCACCAGGCCACGACCTCAATGTCATCACCCTTGGGGTCATCGGGATTGCGGACGTGACGGTCTTCGTGGTCGGGATTGAGGTCGATGTCATCCTCGGTGGGGATCGTCAGGACAAACCCCTGGTAGATCCCGTTCGGGCTGACCCAGTTCGCCGTGACCTCAGCGTCGCTGGGGATCTTCAGCCCGGTCTCCTCGGAGAACTCACGGCGTGCAGCGGCGAGGGGGTCCTCACCCTCATCGATATGACCTCCGGGGAACTCCCAGGTGCCACGAGCCGGGTCCGACTCGTCCTCGTTGGAGCGCTGGATTAGCAGGATGCGACCGGAGTCCTTGGCCTTGAGGCACAGCCCCGCAACCTCGATGCTCTTCGCCTCAGCAAAGTGCTGGAGGATCGACACCGGCTGGAAGTCCTTCTTGCGGAGCCGAGGCCTTGCCTTGGTAGCGTCCTCGTATGCGACTTCGTGCTGGTCCCAGTCGTGCGGCTCGTACACGTCGCTGCCGTCAGAAACACTCTTGACGAATCCCCTGCCATCGCGGGTGAGGTCGTCAGAGTGCATTGGCAGGGTGTCGACGTGACCGGCGTCGTGCAGTTGCTGGGCGTGCTCCAGCATCTTGCGCGCGACACCCTTGCCGTCGTACCCCCGGCCCACCTGCACCCAGGTGATCTCACCGGGCTTGTACTGGCGGCTGCCGTCCTTGCCGACCCACGAGAGGCTCCCGACAGGAGCACCGCGATCTGGCAGCCGGGCGTGGATAACGTGCTTCTCCCCACCGAGGGTGGGCTGCTTCTCGTAGTGGAGTTTCAGACCATCGAGCGAGTAGTCATCGCCGAATCCACCAAAGTGCTGGAGAACCCCGAGAGTGTAGTCATGCTTGGTCCCCTTGGGGTCGGCCACCTCATCGTGGAACGCCCCGGGGTCCTTTCCGGACTCTTCGCCGTCCTCCCAGTTGCTGTCATCCCACCCTCTGGTGTTCATCCAGGTCCGACCGTCCTCAGACAACTCAGGAGAGTGGATGGGAAACGAATCGGCCTGGCCACTGGTGTAACGCTCCTTGGCGTGTTCCATCATGGCGCTGGCAATGCCCTTGCGACGATGGTCCTCATGAACCCACACATTGGAGATCTCACCCGGGTAGTGCCCATCGGACTCCGAGTACCTCTCCGATTCGCGAGGAGCCCAGGTCATGCTGCCCACGAGCCCACCCGAGGATGGGCTGTGAGCCTCAACAGCATGGTGGGGAGTTATGTAGTGGGGCGTTCCGTCACCCTTCCTGCGCCCCGGGAAGAAGCGGAACTTCAAGTCTGAGGGCAGATCTCCGCTGGAGCCGCCAAAGTGCTGAAGCAGGGAGGCACCATCGGGCTGCTGGCTCACGGTCACCTCCACACCCTTTCGGGGCCCCCACGCTGAGAGCGACAGCAATGACTGAGGGGCCCCTCCCGGAACTCAGTCCAGGTCGGGGCCCCTCTGCGTGCCGATCCTGCCACAGCAACCCGCCAGAGACGCTGGGCGGACCTTGCACGCTTGGAGGGGGTTACCCTCCGTCGGCCATAGTATGGCACAACCGACCCAAGTGGTGCAACCCGGGTCGGCTAGAAGCGGTGCCTCTTAGCGCCCCTGCGCTGCGGGGCCCAGTCGGGCCGATCGGGGTCTCCTCGACGAGCGCCGTTCCCGAAGTTCGAGAGCGCATCGCCCGGGTCTTCGCGCATGCCCGGGAAGGGGTCCGCTCCGCCCTGGAGCGCGCCACGCGGGCGGAAGTTCGACAGGTCCGCGTGCATGAAGTTGTTGACCTGCTCGCCGATGAGGACGTGAATGACTTCCATCATGCAGTCGGCGATGTCCTTGGACTGCACCGGCCCAGCGGAGGGGTGGTCGACCCGGCCGTTCTTCATCTGGAGGAACCGCAGTTCGAGGTCGGCGCGCTCGTTGTATGGGGCGTGCACGAGCCCGAGGTTGATCGCGGCCTTGGCGCTCTCCTTGACGGTCCAGTCGTACTGGCGGGTCGTGGTCTTCTCGAAGACGGTGACACGCTTGGGCATCGAGGTGTTGCGGATGCGCTTCTGCAACTTCTGCACCGACGCCGGGGAGTTGTACTGGTCGTAGGTGAACTCCTCTGGGTAGAACTTCGTGATGACGTTCTCCCAGATCCAGTCGTCGACCTGCTCGTAGTCGATGATGCCGTCCGGGTAGTCGGCGGGATCGAAGTGCCGGACCAGGTCGAAGACGCAGTGCAGTCGCCCTGCCTCATCAGTCTCAGTGTGGGCAACGGCGAGGCCGTACTTGTCGTTCACCTTCGAGGGGTCAGCGTGCCCCTTGTAGGCGTACATGAGGAGCCCGCCGGTCTGGGTCGTGATGGCAGGAGGACCGTACTGCTGCGGGCGCTCCGTCCACGGTGCGAAGATGCCCGCGACCTTCTCGCTGTTGAGATAGGCATCGATCGCTGTAGCAAAGCGCGACTCGCGCTCGACGGCGAAGGTCTCGGGGTTGGCTCGCTTGAGCCTCTCCATCGACTCGTCGTAGGTCTGGATCGCGCCCTTGAGTGGCTCGAAGGTCGGGGGCATGCTCTCGCGGTACTCGCCCAGGTCGCCGTCGAACTCCGGCGGGAAGAGGGGGATCTGGTCAGCCTTCTCCCAGTCCTTGTAGATGTCCCATGAGGCCAACTGGAACATGGCGATCTCGGGGTACAGCGCAGTGCCGTGCTCGTTCAGTTCGAGGGAGTGCTGGTAGTTCTCGTAGAACTGGCCCATCATCTGCCAGGGGCTCGACGGCTCGACGATGAAGGCGTCCTTGCCGAACTGGTCGAGGGCCGGAGTGGCGGCCTGGTAGACCTCTTCAGCAGAGCGGTTGGCGCCAGAGGCCACAACGTGAGCCATCTCGTCGTAGGCCTGCATGAACGACGTCGGACCACGACCGGCCATCAGGGTCGACTCCTTCGGCACGATGCCGAAGGATGCCATGTCCTGCTCAGCGTTGATGCCCTTGCGTTCCATCTCCTTCATTCGGACCCAGTCCGAGGGGGCGTAGATCGTCAGGCTCTCGCCGAGCAAGCGCGAGATGTAGGGAGCGAAGCACGTCGATCCGGAGATGACGTTGACGAGGTCCTGCCACACCTGAGCCTTGGCCTGCTCGCGCTTACCGGCGAACACCATGGCCATCAACTTCTTGTCGCGGTCGACACCGTAGTAGGCCTGCGGGCCTCCGGGGCGCGACATGTAGTTCCAGAGCACGTAGGACATCATGAGAGCGGTCATGTGCCCCTTACCGGCACGTCGACCCATGACCAGCAGCACCTCGCGGAACCACGGGTAGCCCCGCGCCTTGAGGTAGCGCATGCGTTCGAGGATGTCTCCTGCGACGCCGTTATAGTTGGTCTGGCGGAACGACTCCTGCCACTCGGCCACGACCGCGTAGTCGTAGTCGGTGAAGAGGTCTTCCCGGAGGAAGACGATCTTCATCAGCGTGGCCTGGCGCGGGTAGAGGCTAGGTCGGTTCAGATACTCCGGACTGACGATCCATGTGATCGGGTCGGGCACCTCGATGATGGAGCCGGATACGATCCGGTGCATGTCCTGGGGCGCGATCCCCTTGAGACCATCAGGAAGGATCAGGCCGCCGCGACTGGCGAATGCCATTGGCTAGATACCGTCCTCGGAATGGGCCATCTCTTCGAGCATGAGCCCGATTGCGGAAGGGGACGCCGTCGCGTTCGGGACTCGATGGCCGCATACCTGGAACCGGACGACGGCCTGGATCCCGAGGAACTCACCCCGGTCAGTGACGACGGCCTCCAGGCTGGTGGCAATCTCGTTGTAGTCGGCCACGCAGACCGGACACTTGACCTGACGCGGGACTCGCATGAGTACCGCAGTGCCCGGCTCGAACGTCATGGATCCCCCTAGTGGCTGTGCCCCTGAGCACGAGCCTCCAGAGCACGGATGTCTTCCGCGCTCGTCTTGATGACTCCGCCCTCGTCGAGGCCGAGCAGGTTGTTCGTAACCTCGTGGACCTGCTGGTCCCGGTCGAACGTGAAGCCTGAATCTGCGCGGTCCTTGATGACGATCTCGGGGATGATGACATCCTTGACGTTCGTGTCGTACCAGACGACGTCAACGATGAAGCCGATCGCGTGGAAGCGGTCTTTGATCTCACGCTGGAAGGAGTCGTAGTCCTGGGGGGACTGGGCCTTGTCCTGGAAGTACTTGAGCAGCCCCTCGATCGACTCGATCTCGGAGTCGTAGATGTCGAGGGTCTTGGTCAGATCGCTCTGGGGCGCAGCAGACCCGTAGGTGCTGGGTTGCCCGATGATCGGAACGCTCACTGTGTTGCCGCCGTTCGGTAGTAGTTCTGGAACAAGGGTAATGCAGGGGTTGACTTCTCCGCATTCAGGGTGTATTGCGGGCTATTCCGCAATCTCTAGCGGGGTCTCCTGGATGACTACAGCCTGCCGCCGGGCCGACTCAGCGTAGAGCGCCTTGAGGATCGGGTGCTGCTCGATGGCCTTGCCGTACTCCTCACGCAGGTGCAGCGGGATGAACTGCTGGGCCAAGGTCAGGTGCACCAGCATGACGTCGCGCCAGACCTGCTCGTCGATGCCGCCACCAGTGGCTTGCTCGAACTGGTGGAGCAGCGCGGCTGCCCGAAGGACGTCGGGGATGTCCGGCTCAAGGTCTCCGGACTGGAGGCGCTCGAACCCACGCTGGACGATCAACTGTGCGACGAGGACCTTGTCTGCCTCAGCACCGACAGCGGCCTCGATGTCGACACCGAGGTCCTCCTGCCGACGCTCGATGACGGCACGCTGGACTGCCGCGCTCGCACCGCTGTGGCCAGACTTCGCGTGGGTGGCGATGCTGCGAACGCTCGGGTGGTCCCACTCATCGCCGTTCGGCTGGTGGGTGGGCAGGTCGGCCAGGATGCCGGTGTAGGACCTGCCGCCCAGGAGGGCAGCCTCGATCTCCATGCGGAAGGGGCTCTGGCAGACATCGCATGTGGCGACGGCCTTGCCGTTGTAGATCCGGTTGCCGACCTTGAACCCGACCGCCGCCTGAGGGACGACCTCGGCAGGGAGCGAATCGTCGTCTGTTGCCATGACGGTCATCTCAGGTGGGGTCCCAGGGGTCTAGGCCCGCAGCCCGCCCTCTGGTGTAGTCGACAGCAGTGCTCCGCTTGCCGCCCCCAGGAACCCCGTCCACGCTGTTCAGGTGAGGGGAGGTGCGGTTGATCTCGCGGTGGTACATGCCCTGGCGGATGGAGGAGTCCGGCGAGCCGCTGGCCGGGTAGACCTCGCGGGAGCGTCGGTTCTGCTCCTTCCACGGGGTCAGGATGTCGCTCTTGGCGGCCTGACTGGTCACTCCTTCGAGCGACTCCCGGATGAGCCTGTCGGCCTCTGCCTCAAGTTGGGGGTGGACCCCCGATCGCACGTATCCCATCAGACGGCCTGCTCGATTCTGTCGTCGTAGCGCTCCAGCATCCCAGAGTCGATCATGAAGCAGAGTCGCTTCAGGCCGTCTGTGGCATACATGGCGACTGGGTTGGTACTGGAGACACCCATCCTCTCGGCGACGGCCTTCTCACGGATGTTCTCGTAGAGGAAGAGTTCGATCGCTTCGCGCTGCCTCGGGGCTAGCCGGGTCCGGCAACTGTAGATGTACTGGATGTCGAACAGGCTGTACTCCATCCCGTCCGGTGCGGTGATGGTGTCGTCTACCTCACGCGCTGCGTAAAGAGACTCCCACGACTGGAGATTACGGATGAGTTCCCTGAGGACGCTAACAACCATAGGTGACTGGAGACCCTTCTCGGCTCACGCCCGATTGGTCCTGTCTAGGACCCGATCTTTCCAGTCACAATGTACCCCATCACTTGACAGATCGCCCAAGAGGGGGTAATGGGTCAGACGAGCGTGTCCTTCAGGCGCTGCCCGAGCAACTCGCAGGAGCCCACGATGGAGTCCGCCCGGCGACTCAGGAGGCTCAGGAAGATCGCGAAGTAGCGCTCGTCAGTCGAGTGCAGGCGGCCCGCCTGGGTGCGGTCCTCGACGGTCTTCTTGGCCGACTCGTCGTAGCCGATGGCCATGGCCTCTTCCCACTGAGCCTTGGCGAACATGGCCTCGCCCCAAAGGTCGGCGGCTGTCTGCTTCCACTCGAACAGGTTCGTCGTGATGCGGAAGAGGAAGTCCTCTTTCTCTCGCTCGGTCAGCACAGAGAAGTCCTCGACGTACCCACCCGTTGGGTGCCGCGCCCAGATGGGGAACCCGTAGCGGTCGACCTGGATGACGCCATCGCTGTCGGTGACCTTGACGCGGACCACGTCGTAGATGTCGTTCATCAGAATGAAGGCGTCAGGGAAGAGGTGCAGGATCCTGCCGTCGACCACAGTGCGCAGTTGGCGGATCTGTCCACTGTCGGAGGGGGTCCACTCGGTGCGCATCCGGGAGAAGGCGGGGGTGCGGAACTCCTTCGTACGGTCAGGAGTGATGTCGACCTCCATGGTGCTGTCTGCACCCTCCGTTGCTTCACGTACAGCGGCCTCGGCCTCGCGGGTGTGCTCAGACATCAGTCACTCCTCGTTCATCGATGATGTAGGTGTAGCCGAGCATGGCCGCGTCGGCGGTGTGCTCGTTCCAGGGCTTCAGTCCGTCCTCGGGGAGGAATGCGCTGACCGCTGCTTTGACCTCTGCCTTGGTTGCCTTCGGCCCGCCAGTCAAGACCTTCTTCGCATGCTGATTAGCGATGAGCACGGGCGGCTTCATCCCAAGGTCGGCGACCACAGTCTGAAGCACATAGCCAGCGATCAGTGAGGATTCGGTTCGGTGGCCGTACGCTGCGGGCATCTCGTGCACGACACGAGTGATCGACTTGTAGCCGATCTCGCGGAGGAAGAAGTGGCGCAGGCTGGTGCGGAGAGCCTCTGCCCGAGCGTAGGTTGCGGCGAAGCCCTTCAGCCCGTCCTCTGGACGCTTGATCAGCCAGGTCTTGAGGATCGATGGGTCTCCCCCATCCTCGGCGAGAAGAGCCACCCCCGTATTCCCCAGCGTCTGGTCGAAAGCCAGGATGTACCGCGTCTGGCGGAAGTCTTCTTTCACGAGATCTTCTTGATGAGGCAGTTGGTTGCGCCGCACTCGCGAGCCATCTTGCCGCGTGGCTTGCAGCCGTCGCAGGGCTCCTGAGGTACGACCCCTGCGGCGACGTGGTCGCGGACGCTCTTGTACTTGCGCTCGATTCCCATCGAGTACTCGATGTCGAAGGGGACGTGGAACTCGCGCATCTCCCACGGAGTGCCGACACCCTGGAACAGCACGATGAAGTCGCGCAGCCCCGTCATCCGCATGTACTCCTGGTTCTGCGCGTAGTAGTAGGGCCACTTCGCCCTGTAGGCATCGGTGTCGAGGTCGTCCACCGTGCGCAGGGACGTCATGACGGAGGTCTTGTACTCGAAGCCGGTCTGCTCCTTGATGCGCGGGTGCACGAGGCCGTCCATGTGGCCACGGGACTTCAGGACCGGGTCGATGGCACCGTGCTCGGGGCACTTGCCCTTCCCCTTGCCGTGGGGGCGCTTGCAGTTGATGCAGTTGCCCTGCGGCCGGATGAGCAGATCAGCGTCGAGCATCACGGTCTCCATGAAGTCGTGCATCATGGTGCCCATGGTCATCGAGATGCGGGACTCGACCGAGAAGGGCTCGGGGTTCCAGTTCTCGGGCTCCGTGAGGTAGTAGTACAACTGGCGCTCACCCATGGTGGGGTGCGTCGAGGGGTGGAACCATCCGTCGATGTGGCTCGCGTCCTGCTTGGCGTTGCTGCCACGGACGCGAGTGGTGAACTCAGGCCAGGTGCCCCCGTTCAACTTCGCTCGGACGAGCGGCTTGAGCAGCAGGTCTTTGCCTGCGCCCTCCGCGACCCGGCGGAAGTTCGGCGTCATCTTGGTCGTCATCAGTTCCCCGTCGTGTTGCGATTGGCGGCTTCGAGGATCTCCGCGAAGTCATGTGCGTCGACCACCACGAGGTCTCTGGTGACCTCTAGGCGCTCGTTGTCGTACCAGCGAAGCGCGAGCATGGGGCGCTCGCCATGAGCCTGCTCGCGGGCCTTGTCCCACATAGCGAGGGAGACACCCACAGACTTGCCCAGCGTGCTCTTGCCGTCCCACGCGAAGGCGTAGGTGACCTGCTTGCTGCTCTGGCGTCCATCCATGGGGTTGTGCCACTGGTTGCCCGAGCCGCGCGTCTGCCTGCCACCGAGGAGCGCCACGAGGAAGTCCTCATGGGCGTCGCCCATCTTCTTGTTGAGGCTCACTCGGTTGCCACGTTCTCCCGCACGCCGTCCTCACAGAAGACGATCGTGGTGGTCCCGGTCGGCCAGAAGAGCACGGTGTCTCCGTCAGCGAGTGGGCGCTGGTGGCAATCGCAGGAGCGGGTGTACCCGTTCTTCGGCCGGAAGGTCAGGAACCGAGGGAGGTCGTCGGGATCGGTCGGCAGTGCATCTTGGCTGACCTGCTCCGACGTCATGACCGCGACCTCCTTGCGCTTGCGGAAGGCGTGGTAGGCAGACCTGGCGATGATCAGGGCGCCGATGAGCGCCACGGCGATCGTGAGGCCGACCACCACACCCACGAGCAGTTCATTCATCGTTGTCAGCCTCCTCGAACTCCGTTTCGACATCCGTGATCACGTCGTGCGAGACGGATGCAACAGCCGCGTCTCGTACTGCAAACATTTCGTCGCGGTTCTCGCGGAAGTACGCCTTCACTGCGTCGCCGCCCTGGAAGCGCTCGCCGTTCGGCAACGTGTACCAGGCTCCCGCTCGCGCGATGACCTCGGTCAACTTGCCGATCTCGAAGGCCTCGTCAGCGACGTCGATCCCGATCGGGCCGTACTGCTCGGTGGCCTGATTGATGATCCAGAACGTGCCTGAGCGCCCCTGAGCGGAGACCTTGGATCGGCTCACCTTGGTCTTGGCCTGAACGCCGACGATCTCCTCGTTGTCGCCAGAGCCAACCTTCAGTGGGGGCTCCCCGGTACGGCGGACGTCGATCTTCATCGAGGTAGCGTACTTGAGCGCCTTCGGCCCAGCGGAGACGTCTGCCCCGGGGTTCGCGAGGTTCGCGCGGTACTGGTTGATGAGGATGACGGCCACGTTCTCGGCCCGAGCCACGGCAGCGCACTTCTTGACCATGCGGGTGATGACCTGGGCGTTACGCCCCATGACCTGCTCTTCAGCCTCCTTGTTGAAGGCCTGCTTCGACTCCATGCCGCCGATCGAGTCGACAACGATCTCGGAGAAGAGCCCCGTCCGCATCATCTGGCTCAACTGGTCCGAGACGTCCTCGGCGTTGTCAGGGTAGACGTGCATGAACCGATCATCACTGGTGTCCAGCCCGAGCGCCGCAGCCCACCCCCAGTCAAAGGTCTGCTCCATGTCGATATAGCCGACGGCCTCGTCCGGGTACTTGCGCTGCGCCTCCACCATCGAGCAGATGGAGAGGGTCGTCTTGCCAGCGCCCTCGACTCCAGCGACCTCAGTGATGCGGCCCCGGACAAACCCACCGACCTTCGTAGCGAGGTCGAGGGAGAGCGAGCCGGTGGAGATGACCTCGTAGGGCTTCACGCTGTCACGCCGAGTCACCCGGCCCTCGCCGAACTTCTTGGTCATGTCGGCACGCAGCGCGGCCAACGAGGTCGGCTTCTTGTAGACGGCGGGCTTCTTTGCAACTCTAGCCATTGAGGCTACTCCTGTTCTCAGCAGTGACTGGCATGGCAGCCAGCATGTTCGCGCCACGGGAGTTCTTCTCGATCTCCATGACGTACAACTCTCCCGGGCGCATGGTGTCCCGGAACTTCACCCACTTCTTGTTGAAGATGACGAAGTCGATGGTCTCCCCTTCGGTCTCGATCGTGCAGAAGGCCATCTCCTGACCGGAGTTGGTCACCTTGGCCGAGACCCTGGTGACGATGCCACCGATGACGAACGACCCAGCCTCAGCGACCGCAGCCCGCTCCGCCTCTTCGCGCAACAGCGTGCGGTGCTGATCCTCGAACTCCTCGAACGGGCTGACGGTGAGGTAGACACCGAGCATGGACTGCTCGATCTCCATGACCTCAGCATCGCTGTATCGATCGTCCGAGTCAAGCCTGCGGGGCTCGGGGGCGGTGTAGTTGCGGCATGCCTTCGTGCACTTCTTCGGCGGGGCCTTCTTCTTCAGGGTCTTGCCGTTGCGCGGGTTGATCGGCGCGGGCTCGGCATCCCAGTCGAAGTGGCAGGGGAGGTCGTGCTTGTTGTTGAAGGCCGGATCCTTGAAGATGCACTGGGTCGCGACCCCGCTCTTCTCCTCCGCCAGCCGCAGAACGAGCGCCTTACGGTTCGGCACCAGGCCATCGAAGGCCCCGATCTTCGCGAGCAGCGCGACCACGCCAGAGTTGACGGCGGAGGTCTTGCGCTCCAGGAAGTCCTCCCACGAGGTGAAGGGCTGCTGAGCGATGATCGCGTTGACGGCAGAGTCACCCACGCCCTTGACCGAGGTGAGCCCGTAGCGGACCTCTCCATCGCCCGGGGTGAAGCCAGCCTGCGAACGGTTGATGTCCGGCGGGAGGATCGCGATTCCCATGCGACGGGCCTCGCTGACGAACTCGGGGATGCGCCCCTTGTCGACCGTCGAGAGGATCGCGTTCATGAACTCGACCGGGTAGTTGATCTTGAACCAGCCGCACCAGTACATGATCATCGCGTAGCCCCAGGCGTGCGCCCGGTTGAACGAGTACTTGGCGAACTCGGCCATCTGCGCCCAGAGGGCGGCGGCGTCACGCTCTGCCATGCCACGCTCGACTGCGGACTGGACGAACTCTCGGCCTGCGGCCTCGACCTTCTCGACCTGCTTCTTGCCGAGGATCTTGCGAACCTCGTCGGCCTTGGTCGAGTCGTAGCCACCGAGCACCATGCAGGTAGCCATGATGTCTTCCTGGTACAGCAGGGTGCCGAAGGTCTTGCCCAGGAACTCCTCCAGGCGCGGGTCGGGGAAGGACACGGCCTCGGCCCCGCTACGTCGCGCGAGGTAGATGTTATCCAGGCCGGACAGGCGCGGGCCAGGACGCACGATGGTGATGAGGTCTGCACCCTCGCTGAGGCTCAGTGGCCTCATGCGCTTGGACATGCGCGTGCCGGTGGGGGTCTCGATCTGGAAGAGCCCCTTCGTGTGGCCCAGCCCGATCTCCTTCCACACCTCCTCGTCGGCGTACATCGAAGCATCCCACGAGTCGGGATCGATGATCTCGCCGGTCTTCGCCTGGATGAGGTCGATCGTGTCCTGGAGCGTGTCGAGGTTGCGGATCGTCAGGAGGTCGAACTTGACGTAGCCCAACTTCTCCAGCGTGGCCAGGTCGAACTCGGCGATCATCTGACCGTCCTCGCCACGGCGCAAGGGGAGGCTCTCGTAGAGGTTCTCGTCCGGCGAGATGACGACACCGGCAGCGTGCCTGCCGTAAGACTTCAGGCGGCCGACCAACTGGTCTGCCATCTCGAAGAGTTCTGGGTACTTGTCCCGGTAGGGCTGGAGCGTCTCGCCGTGCTCGTCCCACAGGCTCTCCCAGGGGAGGCCCAGACCTGCCGTGCTGGCCTCTGCCTCCTTGACGAACTTCGAGAAGGCCTCGATGTCGGGGTAGTAGTCCAGCGGGAGTCGACTGCTGATGGCGCGAGCAACGTCCTTGACGACACCCTTCGTCTTCAGCCGCGTGTGCGTGCCGACCCGGACGACGTGCTCAGGGCCGTAGCGCTGCTCGATGTAGTGGGTGATCCACTCGCGCTTGGTCGAGGGGAAGTCGACGTCGAAGTCCGGAAGACTCGTGCGCCCCTCGGTCAGGAAGCGCTCGAAGAGGAGGTCTGCCTCCACCGGGTCGATGCCAGTGATGCCCGCGAGGTAGGCAACGAGCGACCCGCCACCAGAGCCACGGCCGGGACCGACCAGGATGCCCTCGGCGCGCGCTGCACCAACGTAGTCGGCAACCATGAGGAAGTAGCCACAGAACTTCTTGTCCCGCAGCATCTTGAACTCACGCTCGAAGCGAGCGATGGCTGTGGCCTGGTCGTAGTTCTTGCCGGTGGTCTTGCGCTCCCAGTTCGAGAGGCAGAGTTCGAGCAGGCGGTCAGCGTCACGCTCATACCCGCCGGAGCGAGAGAAGATCGGCATGACAGTCTTGCCCTGGAGTCGCGCCGTGCACCGGTTCGCGATCACGGCAGTGTTGCTCACGGCGGCATCCACGATATCAGCACCGAGGTAGGCGAGGTTGGCCCGCACCTCCTCTTCGCTCTGGATGTAGAGGTCGAGATCCTCGGCGAATAGGTCGCCCTCATCCTGGACGTCGCTGTTGGTCTGGCAGGCGATCCAGACCTTGTGCGCGTCGGTGAAGGCCTTCGTCGGGTAGTGCGAGTCGACCACCGCGACGAGGGGCAACTGGTAGTCGCTGGACATCTTGATCAGCGCCTCGTTGACCTTGCGCTGCTTGTCGAGCCCATTGGTGTGGATCTCAAGGAAGAGGTTGTCAGCGCCGAAGATCTCCAGCAACTTGCCGAGGTTGGCCTGGGCCTGAATGGGGTTGTCCTTGACAATCTCGTCAGCGACAGGGCCACGGAGGCAGCCAGTAGAGGCGATGACGCCCTCACTGTGACGACGCAGCGTGTCCCAGTCCATGCGCGGCTTGTAGTAGAAGCCGTCGCGCTGAGACTCAGTGGTCATCGCCCAGATGTTCCTGAGCCCGGTCTCGTTCTCGGCCCACAGCACGAGGTGGTAGTAGCCGTTCTTGAGGTACTGGACCGTAGCCGTGTGCTCAGCCAGCGCGGCCTCGTACTCCTCTTTCGTCTCGAAGTCCGATGAGTTGGGGCTTTCTCCGGGGCGCGCGATCCGATCGTTGACCAGGTATGCCTCGATGCCGAAGATCGGCTTGATCCCGGCAGCGTCTGCGGCGATCTGAAAGTCAGGGTGACCGGCACAGGTGCCGTGGTCGGTGATGGCCACAGCCTGCTGCCCGTGCCGCGACACCTCGGTCATGATCTCGTCGACATTCGAGAGACCATCGAGCGGGCTGTACTCAGCGTGGGTGTGGAGGTGGACGAAGCCGCTCACGGGGCCCTCAGGCGCCTCCTGCGCCTCCTGGGGGGTGCTGTCGAAGAGTTCTGGGTAGGAGGGGAAGTGGCCAAAGGCCTTCCACTCAGAGTCCGCGAGGCTGTAGCCAAAGGAGGTCTCAGTGCGTCGCTCCATGAAGCGCTCAGCGAGGATCGCTGCGAAGGTTCGCCCATCGTGGGCCACGATTGCAGCGGCGCCAGATCCGTAGGCCTGAGCCCAGACGTTCGGGGTAGGGGCTACCGGCTCCCAGAGGAGCAGCCAGCGCATGCCGTCGTCATCCTGCACGAGCATGGGGCGCTTCTCGTCCTCGGGGTCACCGTAGAACGCGACAGTGTTGACCTCGGCCATGATCTCACTTCTCTTCAGGGGGCTTCATCAGTGGTGGTGCTAGGTGGTCGCCCGACCGGGTATCTAATCCGGCCGGGCGACCTTCGATCAGTCGTCGAGCGCGCCGACGCCAACCGGGACCTTGGCTGCCTCAGCCGGAGCGGAGGGCTGGTCGCTGTACCCCTGGAGGCGACTACGCATCGCCTTGAGGGCATCCTCGTCGACATCGTTCGACGGGGCTGCGGCCTGCTGTGCCACCGGAGCCGCCGTGGACGCAGCCTGGGTCGCAGGCTTGTTGTCCGCAGCGGACGCGAGACTCGGGTCGAAGAAGCGACCGTAGTACTCGTCCGAGGCGCGATCCATGAGGATCTTCTCCAGGTCGAGGTTCTGTGCCTTCACGGCCTCCTCGTACCGAGCCCAACCCTGGCTACCAGGACGCAACTTGGTCTGCTCCTGGGGCAGGAAGGAGTACGAGGTGTCCTTGAGGACGCCCTTGCGACGGACCAGGAAGTCGTAGTCCCGGATGTCGCCCGCGATGTCCAGAGACAGAGTCTCCAGGGGCTCGAAGAAGGTCGAGTAGGCCTGGTTGATCACAACGATCGCGATCTCCTGGGTCACCTCGCCCGTGGGCTTGCCGTCCTCGCCGCGAACCTCGACCTCACGGAGAGCGTCGGTGAGGCCAACGACCTTACCTTCCATCTCCGGGCCGCCGAGTTCCGGGGAACCGTCGCCGATGACCTGCTCACGAAGAACACCGAGCATCCAGACGCGCGGCTTGGCCTTGGTGGGCTTGCCGTAGGAGTCGGTGTTCTCACTGGCGTGATCGCAGTTGTAGCACGAGTGGAAGATGCCGCTGAAGGCTTCATCGTTCCGACAGATGCTCGGCATGCTCTTCGGCCAGTTGCCGGTGTAGTCGGCGGGCTTGTTGACGGTCGGGACGCCCATGTGCTGCTTGACGTTGATCCAACCCTCGGGGCCCTCGGTCGAGGCGAGGGGGCGCAGGAAGCACCGCTCACCGTCGTCGAGGGAGAAGTAGTGCGTCTTGGCGAACTTGCTACCGCCAGCAGCCTCTGCTGCGGCTTGTGAGGCCTTGGCCCCACGGGCGAAACCTGATGGTGCGGTCATTGCCGTAACCTCTTTCAGGAGGAGTCAGTTCCCAGAGCCGCTCGGCTCAGTTGGGACAGTGCTGCGAGGGCGTGGGCCTGGGTAGGCTTGACCCTCTCGTTCAGGAACGCTACGTGAGCATCCCCGACCGTCGTGACGGACCAGTCCGGTACGTCACTGCCTCCACGATACCCGACGGCGAACCGTAGAACAACCCGGCCCGCGACGGCTTCTCGGTGGAGAAGTTCTTGCCACTCTTGAAGGCGATCCTCCTCGGGAGAGATGGAGCGCCAGAGGTAGTACGAGTACTCCCACGGGTCAGCGTACCCCGCCGGTTCCTCGGTTCCATACTGACTGGTGGGGTCCTCGTTGTCAACCCGATCGTCAGTTTCCTCGTCCTCGATCTTGAGACCCATCTCGTCGAGCACCTCGCGGGCGGTGACCTTCTCGCCCTCCGCGTTGCGTCGATCTGCTTCGCGCTGGGCCGCACGCTTGAAGCCGTCCTGCACGTAGCGGTCCATGTAGGGCTGACCGAGCGGGGTGCAGTCGTACTCGCGGCGAGTCTCTGCGTTGAGCAACTGCCCCATGATGTAGGTGAGGCGATCGGAGGAGTGGCCGTCCAGCCGCTGGAACGCCAGGCGCAACTCCTTGCGCGTCGCGTTGGTCGGTACACCCAGGTCGCGGTAGTAGCCGTTGACATCCCAGATGACCTCGGGGACCCTGGCCAGCGAGGTGCAGGTCGACACGGTGTCAGGGCCCATGCCGAACCGGACGGGCTTGAGCGTGCTCGACAGCGAGAGGATGTGAGACTCGTGCTGGTGGCTGGGCGCGTCGTTGATGACAACTGCACCACGGGGCAGCACTGGACCGCCCCCATCGAAGAAGGGCTCATAGTCAGCGATGAAGTCACTGAGGTCTAGGTCGGGGGCAAAGCCCACGGTCAGGCCTCCTGCTCTTCTTCGCGGTTCTCTGCGTCGAGAGCCTGCTGGTCGGCCTGTGTCCAGGCGACAGTCGCAGTCTTCGCCGTGGACTCAGTCTCCCCTTCGGTGCCGAGGATCTCCCCGACGCCATGCTTGCGGAACGCCACGCTAGTTCACCTCCTCACAGTCACCATCGTGTGCTGCTGCCCCACAACCGTAGCAGAGCAGCCTCTTGGGCGGTGACCAGATAGGGAACGGGACTGCATTCTCGACCAGGTGGAGCGCGGTGGCGTCGCTCACGTCAGCGGGATCTGCGGCCCAGGGGCTCTCCACGACGCGCACGTTGGTGTAGGGCATGAGGCGCTCTCCGGCGCCCGGGATGTGCTGCTTGCCCTCGCCCAGACCGAGCATGGCGTTCCAGCCAGCCTCGTCGTTGTCGAGCCAGAAGATGACCTCGTCGTACCCCTTGAGGATCTCGAACTGACCGTCTGCGATGCCAGCACCGAACGTACCGCCCATCTCGGGGATGCAGTGGTACTTGCTCAGCACACTCATTGGGGACTCGACCACGACGATGCGCCGACGGTCCTTGGGCTGGTTGTAGATGACGCGGTCGGCAGGGAAGTCTGGGCTGTTCTTGTACTTGACGGTGCCGTCATCCATGAGTCGCCGCGACTGCCAGCCAACCAGTTTGCCCTTCCAGATGACGGGGATGATGATCCGCTCGCTGGTGGGTTCCTCCTTGCCCATGAAGTACTCAGGGGCGTAGCCGATGTTGAAGTGCTTGTACGTCTCGACCGGGATCCCGCGACCGCCCTCGGAGACTGGGTCAGTCATGTAGGGGTGGATCACGCGCCACGGAGTCAGGACGTCCATCGAGTAGTTCGGGATCGCCTTGACCTCTGCGGGAGGCGTCGCGTAGAGGGCGTCGAAGAAGCGCAGCAGGTTCGCCAACTCCATGACGTGACCGTCGGTGCCGGTCTCCTTGCTGAGCCACTTGCGAGCCTCGTTCTGCCCCTCGCCACGAAGTTCAGCGATGAACCAGAGGAGTCCACCCCGTGCCCCACAGCCCAGGCAGCGGAACGTCAACTTGCGGTAGTTGAGCGCCGCTGTCGGGTTGCGCGCTTGGTCCTGGTGATTGCCGAAGGGGCACGGGATGATCAACTCGTGGCGCAGCGAGACGACCTGTGAGATGTCGATGCTGAACTCGTCCAGCAGCGACTTGCACAGGTTCTCCTTCTCGCTGTCCGGGAGCATCGCCGGAGCGAAGGTGCTCATCCGGCGTCCATGCGGGACTTGCCCCAGTCGTAGTCGTGCACATCGTCAGCATCGAGGATGTCGTTCGATGCGTAGATGTCCGGGATCCCCGTGTCGTCCTTCTCGCAGGAGACACAGAGCCCTAGGTCGCCGACCCGGCAGACCCTGCCACAGTTCTCGCAGTTCTCCCTCATACCTCGCACGACCCCGCAAAGCACGCCAACTCGTGGGTGGCAGTGGTCATGTCCTCCAACTCGTACCGGTAGATGCGAGAGAAGTCGATCGAGGGGAACGCAGCCACGCGGCTGTTGTACTCGTCCTCCGTGATCTCGGTGTAGGGCAACTGCTCGTACTGGGCATCGTCGAGGGGGAGGAACGACAGACCACCGACCTGCTCACGGTGCTCCCAGACCCACTTGATGATGTCGAGCAACTCGTCCGGGGCGTAGGAGACGGTGCAGGACGGGTTGTGCTCCGTCCAGTTCTCCTTGGCCATGAGCCAGTACTCCAGTTGCGCGATGGCGTTCATGTCACGCCGGAGGATAGCCCCCTCGGGCGACTTCATCGGGAAGGGGATCACCCAGGTGCGGCAGTCGTCCACGGTCTGCCCGTTCTCGGGGTTCATCGGGACACCCTGCTCGCGCAGCGCACGGGCTACCGGGGAGGTCGCTGCGACGCGCATGTTGCGAACCAGAAAGGCCGAGTGGCGAGCGTGGATCCCGTTCGCGACGTCGAGGAACTGCGAGGAGTTGCCGCCCGGCTTGTCGGTGGTCACGGCAGCCGAGGGGTTGATCTTCAGCAGCGCGGCGGTCGCCTCGTTGACCTCAACCGCGTAGGCCTTCATCAACTTCATGACCTCGGGGTCGCGGATCACGGGGCAGTCCTGCTGGCCGGTGATGTCGACACCGAGCAGGCGCTCCTCGATCGCGTTCTGGACCCACTCGTCACGCATGCCGGGGAAGTTCGTCGCGAGGCTCTGGATCGTGCCGATGATCGCGGCGATCTCGACCTTCTCCTTGAGCGTCTCGATGGTGTCATCGACACGGCCGACAGCGATCGAGAGGTTGCACAGGCCGTAGGGGCGCAGGTTGATCTCGCCACACGGGTTCGTGCCGAAGCGGGCCTTCTTGCGGCGCGAGGGGCGGTTGCGGACGGCGTTCTCTCGCGAGAAGATGCCGGGCTCACCACGCTGCCCCTTGTCCATGTCCAGCATCTGCTGGATGAGGTCCTGCTGCGTCAGGTCCTCGGGCCAGACGGCCGAGTTGTTCGCGTTCCAGCGCACTGGGTTCTGGTCGAGTGCGATGCCCGTCTTGCACTCGCGCATCTCGCGGTCGTCCCAGTCGAACAGGGCGATCATGGCAGTGCGACGGACGCCACCCTGGACGGCAGCATCGCCGACGTGGCACATGATGTCGTGGGCGTCGATGGGGCGCAGGAAGGTGCCCTGGCGCTTGAGGATGATGCCACGGATGGCGCCGAGCATCGCGCGCAAGGGATCGGGCCCAGAGGCGCGGCCACCCTTGCGACGCAGCGGCAGACCCGCCCGACGGATGCCGTCATAGCCGAAGGTGATGTCCTCACCGGACATCCACTTGGACAGGCCCAGGCGGAGGGCCTCGACCCACCCCTCAGTCGAGTCCTCGATGTCGAGGTGCTCGACGACCTGGCGCTTCTTCTGGCGACGGACCCGAGAGAACTGGTCGACGTAATCCGACTCGACCGAGTAGCCCACGCCGCAGCCGGACATCGAGAGCAGCATCGCCTCGCAGAACGCCTCAGTGTCGCTGACGGGGAGGTAGGAGCAGTTGTAGATCGCGAGGCTGTTCTCGCGCGCATAGTCACCCGCTGTGGCGAGGAGGCGCATCGAGGGCATGGCTCGCATGCCGAGGATCGCATCGTGGATCCGGTCGAAGGTGCTGTCGGGGAGCGAGCCCTCTGCACCGTCGGCCAACTCCTTGAGGAAGTCGACCGTCCTGTCGACCGTCTCGATCCAGGTCTCACGGCGACCGAGTTCGTAGGAGTAGCGGGAGTACTTGTCGAAGAAGGTGAACTGCTGCGCATCGGTGGGGAAGTGGAGCGCCGCCTCGTCGAACGCGGCCTTCACGTCATCAGGGACCGGGCGCAACTTGCGCTCCTGCGCGTGCTGCTCGCGGTAGAGGATGAAGCGCCGAGCAGCCTCGAACTCGCCGCTCGACTGGAGCGCGTACTCGACAGCATCCTGCACAGCCTCGATGCTCGGCGTGCTGCCATTGGCGAAGCGCGCGGAGACAGCGAACGCTGCCTGGACGGCGATGTCATCTGCGCCAACCGTCGGCGTGGACTCGCACTCGGCGTAACAGCGCAAGACTGCGCCCTCGATGCGTGTGACGTCGAACGGAGCCAGACGGCCATCCCTCTTCTGCACCTGCTCAGGTACCGAGAGCCCAGCCTTCTCGATCTGCCACGCCACCTTGCTCTTGTTGACCACGGTTGTACTTCCCCTCTTGGTTGATGCGACGGTAGTGCTGGTCACCTGACCTCGACCTCTCTCATTGCGTTGATATGGCCACTGGCCGGGCGCCAGTCCATGTCCCACGACTTCAGATCTTCACGGCGAGCCGCAAGGACCTGGAGCGTGGCTTGATTCGCCTCCCGCTGGAGGTGACTCTGGTACAGGCCGAAGACCCAGTCGGCAGTGCGCTCGACGTCGGACCCCTCAGCCAGCATGTACATCTCCAGGTAGCCGGTCTTCTCGGCTGCCTTCATGCCCTCGCGGTTGACCTGGTGAGCGAGCATGCAGGGCATCTGCTCGCGACCACTGGAGATGTTGATCTTGAAGCCCTGCATGAGGTCGCGGACGATCTCGTAGCGGGGCTTGTTGCGCGGGTTGGGGTGCTGGACGAACGTCAACTGGTCGACGAACAGCGAGTCCGCCCCGAGCATCTGAGCCTGCCGGTAGATCTGGTCCGGCGTGCGCATCGAGTCCTGGGGGCTGATGATGTGGAGCCGGTCCTTCAACTTCGGCAACTCATCCTCGCGGTACCACTCCATGCGCTGCTTCTCGTCATCGGTCAGCAGACCACGCTGCCAGGCGCGGCCATCGATGCCCAGCGCGAAGCAGATGATGCGGCCGACTGTCATCTCGACGCTGTTTTCCAGCGTGAAGAGGACTGCGCGGCGACCCTGCTGCGCGTTGCGGAGCGCGAGCGCGTCCAGGAAGAACGACTTACCCGTCTTCGGGCCAGCGGCCAGGACAGCGAGTTCGCCGTCGTGGATGCCGTAGGTGTGGTTGTCGATCAGCGGCATCTCGAAGGTCATACCGCGCTTGCTCAGGCCTGCTGACTCACGACCGTTGTAGTCAGCCAGCGCCTGGTCGAACCCGCTGACGAACTCCTCGGTCTGTCGGCGTGGCTGCAAGCCCGATGCGATGTCGAAGAGCGTGCCCATCTGCTCAGTGAGAGCGTTCAGGCGATCCGGGGGCGCGGCCGAGGCCATCGCCATGCCAGCGTCGCGCTGCCACTGCTGGAACGTGTAGTGCACGTACTGGCTCTTGAGGTGGTCAACCGCCCAGGAGATGGTGTCGACCTGCTCGCTCTCGTCGGGCAGGTCGATCTTGGCGTCCTCCAGGGCAACGCCCCAGACGTCCACCAGCGCCTCGCGCGAGGGGGCGTGCGTCCGGCCAGACTCGAAGTAGCGGTTGATCGCCCACTCGACGACGGGGCGGATCTCCTCAGTGGGAATGCACTCGGGCGGAAGACCTTCCTTGACCAGCGTCTCGATGTCGTCGGTCTCGGTGAGGGCGGCGAGCAGTGAGATCTCTGCGGGGCTGCTCATCCGAGCACCACCGGTCGGGTGATGCCCTGCCGGTACTCCTGCCGGGTCCGCTCGCCGAGGTCGGTGTTGCGGAAGTCAGCACCGAAGAGGCGGATGAACTCCGAGCCGCCCACGAGGCGCGAGAAGATCGGACCTCCGTACCCGTCCTTGAGCCGCTCGGGCGTGAGGTTCGTGGTGATGATGGTGGGCAGGGATGCGTTGATCCGCGCCTGGATGACGACGTCGACACTGTCCATCACAGCGCCGCTGCGATTCTTGTGCTCACGGCCGACGTCGTCGATGACCAGCACCTGGGTGGTCATCGCAGTACGGTGGAACCAGTCGCGCTCGTCCTTGCTGCTCCATCCTGCGGCGAAGTCGTCGAGGAACGAGGTGAAGGTGAAGAAGTGGCCGGTGTAGCCGAGGGAGAGGATACGCTTGAGAATCAACAGGGCGAGCAGAGTCTTCCCCACGCCCGTGTCTCCGTAGAGCACGAGCCCGCGCCCCGAGGTGACGTTGAAGGGGACGTCGTCGATGTAGTCAGCGATCTGCTGCATGACCGAGACATCTACGTGCGTCACGTCGCCCCACGAGAGGCGCTGCCCTTCCCAGTTGATCCCGGCGTTTAGCAGCCAGAGGTGCATGACCATCTGGTCGATGCACGAGCAGTCGAACTCGGCGATCTCGCGACTCGCGGTGTAGCCGAGGAACCACCCCTTGCCGGTGCAGACACGGCAGGGCTGCGACTTAGTGCACCAGAGGCTCGTGTCACGAGTCTTGAGGCGTTCGAGTTCGGTGTTGCTGATCAAGCGCACCGCTGGGTTCAGCGGCTGCATCTTGAGGCGGGTCATCATGCTCCTGTCAGAGTCAGTGGGTGTCTTGGTCGTTGTCTACCAGCGTCCAGCGATGACCTCGCTGAAGTAGGGATCGCTGTTCTTGCAGAAGCGGTTCACGGTCACGGGCTTACCCTGCCAGTTCCCGTCGTAGATGTCAAACACCGTCGTCGCGATACGGTGAGCATCACTGCCCCAGCGACCGAAGAACGACTTGAAGATGCCGGACTCCTTGATGACGTTGCGGTCCTGCACGCCGTGGCGCTGCTCGATCTCGAAGACGACGTAGTCGCGCAGATCGGACCAGGTCCAGGTGGACGGATCCTTGCTGAGGTACCCCGTGCGACGCGATGCGACAGGGGTCGAGCGGGGCGCTTCGTTGATGACGACAGCGGCTCCGACTTGCTCACCATTGATGATGACCGGCTTGCCGGGAACGATCACGATGTCGTCAAGTAGCACTGGATGCTCCTTCTCTGGGTAGGTCAATGGTAGCGCTCGCAGGGTGATCTTGAGCCACCCCCTCAGCACTGTCGAGGGGGGTCTTGGAGCATCTTCTGGGGCCCTAGGTTAGTGCCCGGAGCCGCAGGAATCAAGCCGAAGGGTCAGTACCAGCCCTTGCCCTGGAAGGCCGACCAAGCGCCGCACGGCGTGCCATAACGGCTCTTGATGTACTTGAGCCCCCACTTGATCTGCGTCTTGTAGTTGGTGCGCCAGTCAGCACCGGCAGACGCCATCTTCGATCCTGGCAACGCCTGCGGGATGCCGTAGGCCCGACCATTGGACGTCATGGAGCCGGTAGCCGTGGTGCGCCAGTTGGACTCTCGGTCCCACAACTTGACCAGGCAGCCGAACTGCGATGCGGGGACGAGGGACTTGGCGTAGGCCTGCGCGACGCCCTTAGGTGCCGGTGAGCCAACGGAGGCTGAGGAGCGCTGCCTCTTGCGCTCGACCTTCTTGGCTGCGGCTGCCTCACGCTTGGCCTTGGCAGCAGCGGCCTGGCGAGCCTTGACCTTGGCGAGGCGCTCGGCGCGCTCCTTGGCTGCGCGATCGGCTGCACGAGATGCTCGCTCCAGCAGCGAGTCACTGACGCGAGCATCGATGATGGCCTGCTGGGCAGACGTGGGTGCAGACGGCACTGTCGTGGTGACCGGTGTGGCCAGCAGTGCGGGTAGAACGAACAGCGGAGTCGCTGCGAACATATGGATGCGCTTCATCCCGGGGTCCTCTCGTTGCGCAAACGTGGCGGCGTTGCATGGCGAGCCTCGACCCTGGATGAGCCGAACTCAGATTCAGTTATCCGTCAAGTGTACCCCATCGCTCCACAGAGATCCAGCGTAGACCTTCGATAGGACTGACTTCATGTTGAAAGTCAGGAGGAACTGGACAAGTTCCTCTTGCAGCGCAGACCCCAACTTAGTGGGATCAAACGGGGGCGGCGGGGGCAGAATGAGGCCGTCTACGGGGACCCTCAGATCGACCAGCCGCAGGTTGGTGTTGACCCGCGCCATGTGGGGAGTGACGCGCTCGTCCTCGATGCGCTCAAGCGAGCCCCCAGCAGCATGGAGGATCTTCACAGCCTTCTTCGGGCCGATCCCCTTGATGCCGATGACGTTGTCGCCAGCGTCGCCCATGAGCGCCATGACGTGCGGGATCCACTCGACCGGGCATCCGAAGTGCTCGGCTACGCGCTCTTCGTTCCAGCGGTCTGTGGGGGCCCCGTAGGATGACAGCCGCACCTGCTCGGTGCCATCGGTGAGCAGTTGCATGAAGTCCTTGTCGCTCGACAGGATGACGACGTCAGCCTTCCTGCGATAGAGCCACCAGTACCCGGCGATGATGTCGTCGCCCTCGAAGCCACGACGCTGGATCTGCATCAGCCCTGCCGTCGCGCAGAAGGCCTGCGCCATGTTGAAGGCGTCGCTCTTGCGATCGTTGTACTCCTGAGCGGCCTCACCGTCGACCACGGCCGGACGGTTCGCCTTGTACTCGGGATCGACGCCCTGGCGCCATCGGAAGCCGGGTCCATCCCACGCGATGATGACGTGAGTCGGCTTCTCCTCGCGGATGTGCCCCGAGAGCGTGTTGATGAAGACGAGGAGCGCCCCCGTGTCCATGCCCTGGTGCGACATGGGGGAGCGCTCCGTCGCCATCAGCGCGCGGATGAGGAGGTTGCTGCCGTCGACCAGCAGGAGCCTCATGCGTTGTCCGGCGTCAGTAGGTACCACGAGTCCTCCATCCGGTAGCCACCGAAACTCGCAGCAGCCGCATTGCAGTCCAGCCCGGTGACCAGGACCGCATGCCGGTCCCCTTGGCCGTTGGGCGGGAGGAGCATGCCGTCCTCGTACCGGTAGTGAAGGTGCCCATGGAAGACCCTCGCGGGCTCCAGGGCCTCGATCACGCGCTGGATGCGATCCTGGTTGGGGAAGCATTCGCTGAAGTCCTTGCGGTTCCAGCGAGGCTGAGACCGACGGGGCTTGTCATGGCAGAGCAGGACGTCGATCGGCTCGCCGTCGAGCGCCTCGGCGACCTCCTCCTCCGTGATCTCCTCTTCTGGCCACCAGAGCAGGGGCTTGCCGCTGAGGACTCGGACTGACCTAGCGGAAAGCCGAGCCACTGCGTCCTTGCCAGCCTGCTCCCGGCCAGCGAACTCAGCGCGAGCGGAGGCGCGAGCCTTGGCCTCGCCCCGCAGGCGAGGAGCCTTATCGATCGAGTACGCGCCGCCGAGCGCCATGAAGCGCTTGCCCCACCACTCCCATCGATGGGCGCGGGGGGCGTGGTACAGGCGGTTCCTCATGGCGACGAAGCCGTTCGAGGTCCGGGGCACCAGTGCGCTCTCGATGTACCGCTCGCGCAGCATGTCGTGAGCCTCGTGGTTTCCGTCCAGCCAGTAGACGTCGAGGTCGTACTGCTCGGCCAGATCCTCACAGCGGTCTAGGAAGGCACCCTTGTCCATGTGCTCCCAGTAGCCAAAGTCGCCCAGCACGAAGATGGCCTGCGCTCCATTGCGCACAGCCGTCTGCATGAGGTACTCGATGTGCACAACGTCCCCGTGCGTATCCCCACAGAGTAGGACGGAACGCGGCTCGATCACCTGGACAGTCTCAATCATCTGCTCATCCTACCGGATCGCCGAAGATGTGGCAACCGCCGACAACTCGCCGCGCGCACGGGTCAAGACGAAGTCCCCTGCCCACTTGCTCAGCATGACGCCCTTGTCCTCCCAGGCAGCCAGGGTGCTGTCGTTGTCGAGAATGAGGTCGAACGACTCGTCGGGCAGCCCCCGGTCGGAGACGTGGTCGTTGATCGGGCCCACGCCGGGGCGCTTGACCTTGACCAGGACGCCCTTGCGCCCCTCGATCGCAGCAACCTCGTTGTCGAAGCGCATGTCGGTGACGACGTACTTGCCCTTGGGGTCGTAGTCCTTGAGTGCAGCGTCGACCCAGATGTCCTCGTAGAACAACTGGCGACCGACCTCGGTGCCCATCACCTGGAGCAGACGACGGATCTCCTCGTACTCGACCTTGGCTCGATCCCAGCCGATGCTGTCGACGAGCGACTGCACGCGCGTGATGACGATGCCTCGCTCGACGTCGATGTTGGCCGTGACGATTGGGTTGAGTCGGTAGACCGCCTCGCGGAGGATGTCAGCGAAGGCGATGCGGGTGTAGCCGAAGTCCTCGACCAGGATCTTGGCAAGGGAGTCCTTGCCAGACTGGGCGAAGCCGTGAAGGCCGATGATCATGCGCTCTCCTCCGTCACGACGATGTCGGCGCCGACCTCGGTGTTGACGAGTTCGTCCTCATAGAAGTTCTCAAGATCGCTCTCGATCTGCCTCCATGCAGATCGAGGCATACGGATCGTGACCTGCGGCTCGCTCATGCGGTTCCTCCTGCGGTGTAGTCGTTGACTTCTTCATCGCCGCCCCACTTGGCTCCCCCTCGAACGTGACGCCCTGGGTGGCCGACAGAGCGAGCGCAGCGGAGCCCATCGTAGACATCCGGGCATCGCTGAGCATCGGTGAGAGACGGCTGTGGCTTGCTGTACGGCTGCCCCAGGGTGTCAGGGTCGAGACCCATCGACTCCATGTGGCGCCGGTTGATGTCCGCCTGGGTCAGGCGCTCGGTCATGGCGCGACTCTCCCGTTGGCGACGAAGGAGGCGTACGTCAACGGCATGGCCTCCTTGAAGAACGCCTCGTACTGCTCGGCGACGATCTCGATCTCGCGCTGGGGGAACGAGGGGAAGGTGCTGTTCTCGTCCTTGGTGCGCAGCGAGAGGAACGACATCAGTGAGCGTGCATTGCAGGTGACGAAACAGGTCGAGTAGATGTTGACCGGCAGCACCATGCGGGCAACCTCGCGAGCGATCTCGTCCTCAAGCGAGTGCTCATAGACGTCGTAAGCCAGCCGGTTGGCGCGCTTCATGTTCGCGACCAATGTCTTGTACTGGGTATCGCTGCCAGGGAGGAAGATGTAGTGGCCCGGTTTGCCGGTCTGCACGAGGTTGCGCTCGGGAGAAGGGACGTAGAAGACCGGGTCCAACTGCTTGTAGCGGCCCGACTCCTCGTTGTACGAGAAGCCGATACGGTGGCGGTGGTGCTCACGCCAGACGAAGATCGGAGCGGTGACACGGAAGGTGAACATGTTGTGCTCGAAGGGCGTCCCGTGCCTCCCCCGCATGAGGAAGTCGATCAGGCGAGCGCTTTCCTCGGCCTCAGCCTCTGCACCAACGGTGGACACTCGGGCTGACTGCACGACGTCTGCGTCTCTTGCGTTGGACGAGATCAGCGTCACGGGGATCTCGCTGGTGAAGGTCAGGTCTGTCATGAGGGCTGCCCCTTCTGGTTGACGAGGATCGTGACGAGGGCCGAGGAGGGCAGGAAGAGTGCACCCACGCCGTAGAACATGACGTAGTGCTTGCCACGCTCGGCGGTGTCGATCTTCTTGACCGTGACGTCATCGATCGTGTTGAACGGGCCTAGGTTGTTGCCCGACACGAGTCGGTCGCCTGGCTCCAGTTCTCCAATCGAGACGACCTCAGTCGCCCGATCTCTGCTCGGAGAGAGCACGGGGATCTCGTCAGTACTGGCTTGGGTCATCGCTGGATGTTCCTTCCTGGGTGAGTTCGTTCAACTTGGATGCGAGGGCAAACCCCTCGACGAATGATGCCAGCGCTGCGGACGCGGCGAGGTCCAGGATGTCAGCGAGCGACGAGTCGTCGTTGATCTCGCCTCCTGGGCGCTGGAGGAGTTGGGCGACGGTCTCAGCGACCTGATGGCTCGCATAGGCGATCAGCGACCCTGCACTGACCCCAGAGAAGGTCGAGTGGGCCTCGGGCGAGAGTTCGACGTCCACCTGGAGCGCAGCGACCGCGAGCCTCGCGATCTCCTCGGGGGAGACGTTCTCGAAGATCGGGAGGTCGGGGAAGTCGGTGTCGGTCACAGCGGGACTCCGTACTGGTAAGCGACAGCACGCACGATGGCTACCGTGCGCTGAAGGTGTATCCCAGAGATGGAGCCTGCCTGGGCTAGTGCGTGTGCCACACGCTCGATGTCAGCGAGATTGAAGACGGGACTTCCGTGTCCGTCCAGCGGCAGCGGGTCCATCAGGCCCCCGTCGAGGGGGAGACGTCCATGCTCGTCGGACAGGTCGTTCATCCGGTTGCGGAGCCAGAAACTCTTCCAGCCGAAGAAGCACTTGGCGACCTCTGCCCGGCTAAAGACCGGGAAGTGATCGCCCTGGGCCGTGGTCGGCAGGGACTCGTAGCGGATCCAGTAGGGGCGCGCGATGTCACCCCCACCGTCCACGACGACGATGGGGGTGACGTTGGCTCCGCGCGTCACTTCGCCTTGCGAACCGTGAGCGAGGTGTTCGCTCCGGTCTTCTGCGTGATGCGCTTGATGATGCTCAGGCGCTCCGGCTTCGCGAGGATCGCCTTGCTGGCCTTCGCCTCGTCGAACACGCGCTTCTCGACGGTCAGGGCCAGGTAGTCCTCGCGGCTGATCTCGTCGTTCTTGAAGAGGACGTCCAACTCGCCGCCGGAGAGGGTGGTCTTGCCCGAGGTGTACTCGATGCTCCACTCCTCGTTCGCCCCCTCGACAGGGATGCGAGTGGGGTTCTGGGGGGCGCAGAGGATGTAGTGGCCGCTCAGGTCGCGCGGGGTGGCCTCGACGACGATCTCGCCATCAGGGCCGTAGACGGGCTTCGCAACGGCAAGGCCGGAGGCCTCGGCCTCGACGTCGGCGTGGTTCCGGATGGCTTCCTTGATGCCAGCCTCACGCTTGCTGAGGGTCTCCAGCACGACCTTGAGGTTCTCACGCTCGATGTAGAGCGCGGCGATCTCGGCCTGGGTGAGCGCCTTGCGCTCGGTCGGCTGCACCGCTCCGAACTCGTCGGGCAGGGCGGCGAGGGCGGCCTTGAACTTGTCGGTCAGGACCAGCGGCTTGGGCACTGCCGGAAACTCCTGGGGAGCGGGGGCAGGCTCGATGTCCTCAGCGAGGATCTTGGCGACAGAGGAGAGGCTCGTGCCCTCAGCGAGGCTGATCTGGGCCTTGCGCAGGCTCTGGTCCTGGACGGCGAGTTCGGTCATGGCGGGCTCCTAGTGGTATCTCGTGGATCGGTACGGCATCAGCATACACGTCAGCGGCCCCCGGCGCAACCCCTAAACGTGACGAATCCCTGGACCCTCGTGAGAAGGAGCCCAGGGATTCGTGTCAGTGGTCAGACTCGCCAGCGAGCCTTGACTGCCGGGAACTTCTTGAGCGAGCCGTAGGTCCTCGGGCCCACGATGCCATCTGCCGGACCCAGGGAGTCCAGGTAGCGACGCTGGTGCGCCTTCACATCGGCGACATCGGTCCTGGTCATCGTGCCAGTGATCGGGTTGCCGAACGCGGCCTGGACGACCTTGACGTGGTTGCCCTTCGACCCCACGCGGAAACCCTTGCTGCCAGGGTAGGCCGGGTAGGCACGCCTGATCCTGGGCTTCGGCTTCGGCTTGGCCTTACTCGCCTTGTACTTCTCCCAGGTGGTCATGGGGACCTTCAGGAATGCCTGCGGGTCCCTCTTGTTGCTGCGCAGTCCATTGCGCCCACGTCGCGCAGAGGTGACCTGCCGACTCGCCACGCCGGGCAAGTCAGGGGCGCCTGCGGCGATGCCGTGGATGTGGTGCTGGAAGCCGTCCGCAGGGGTCCTCCACCACGCGGCGAAACCGACCTGGCGCATCGCCTTGACGACGCGCAGGATCTGCGTGCGGGTGAGCCCAGCGAGGGACAGATCGACTGCTCCGCCACCTGTGTGGGTCCCCGCCGAGAACTTGCCTCCGCTATATGAACCTTGAACAGGCCGGAGACGTACGCCCGAGAGGCGCTCGACCTCCTTGAGCATCTCGATGGTGCGCAGGTCGAAGATCTTCCCGCGCCAGCGCGCCCTCTTGGTAGCCACGGTCAGTCCAGGGTGAGGTCGACGGGCTCGTCAACCGCATCGTCGGCGACAGGGATGACTTCGTCGTTGTCGGCGTCCGGCAGGTCGATCGGGTCGACGTCCTCGACGACCGGCTCCGGCCCGTCGGGCTCCTGGATGTTACCGGCATTGTCGACGTTGGGGTCAGCCTCGACAGCCACACGACCGAAGGAGTCGTTGTTCTTGTCGAGCCAGGCGATGAGGGATCGGCCAGCCGTGGTGATGATCGTTGCAGCCGCTGCCACAGACGCGAGCAGGGCCTTCTTGTCGTCGGGCACGATGCCGAGCGCGGTCACTGTGGCCACCAGACCGGTCACGCCAATAGCCAGCGCAACGAGGGTGGTGACGGTCGAGCGGACCAGCGCCGCAGTGTCGTGAACGATCGTAGTGACTGTAGCCATCTATGGCCTCCATGCGAAGGGGTGGGGATCTTCTCTCCACCCCTTCGCAGGGAAACTCACCCCGATGACAGGGGTCAGTTGAAACGGTCAGGCGGCGAAGAACTCCTTCGCCTCCGAGACGCTGGAGATCTTCGGGGCGCCCGGCAGGGTCTTGACGATGCCCCGGCCGTAGCCCGTGCTGGCCAGGCGGCTGTCGAGGATCGCGACGACACCCTGGTCCTTCTGGGTGCGGATCAGGCGGCCGAAGCCCTGGATCAGGGTCAGGCTCATCGAGGGGATGGCCATCTTCGAGAAGGCGTTGCCACCCTCGCGCTCGATCTGCTGGCTCCGGGCCTCGAAGACCGGCTCGGTCGGGACCGGGAAGGGCATCTTGTCGATGATCACCAGGCGGCAGGTCTCGCCAGCGAAGTCGACACCCGTGAAGAACGACTTGAGCGCGAAGAGCACCGAGTGGGTGTCAGCCTGGAAGGCCGCAGCCAGGTCCTTGTTCGAGCCCTGACCCTGCATGAGGACGGTGTGGCCGCGCTCCTCCAGGATCTCTGCGAGGCTGTCGTGAGCGTCCTGCATCGCCGAGCGCGAGGTGAACAGCAGGAGGGCGCCACCGCCAGCAGCGTCGACCAGACCGATTGTGGTCTGCATGACGTACTGCTGCCAGGCCGAGCGAGCCTTCGGGTTCGGGGTCTGCGCGGTCGGGATGAACAGGCGAGCCTGGCTGCTGTAGTCGAAGGGCGAGCCGACGTCGAGCACAGTCGGCGCCTCCAGGCCGAGGCGGTCCTTGATGAACGAGAAATCCGAGCCAACCGAGAGGGTGGCCGAGACCAGGATGACCGTCTTGGTCCAGAGGTTCTCCTGGAGGAAGGGGCCGACGCGGAGCGGGGCTGTCTTGATGACCAACTGGCTCACGCCGCGCAGGTTCTTCTCCGACTCGACCCAGCGGACGCTGACGTCGCTGCCATCGCTCAGCAGGCGACGGACGCGCCACGCCATGTTCGAGGCACGGCTCGCGAGTTGCGCACGACGGGCAGCGACCTTGCGATCGGAGTCACCGCGCGGGTCGATCTTCGCGACCTTGGCGCCCAGTTCGAGCAGAAGGTTCGCCAGCACGCTCCAGACGTCCGACTCGTCCTCGGCAGCGACGGAGTTGAAGCGGCCCTCGCGGAGCGACGACCAGGCGTTCTCGATGGCCTCGTTCACCGGAGCGGTGGCGATCAGGTCGCCGTAGGTGCCGGAGAAGTTGCTGACCTCCTTGACGAACTTCTCGAAGCCACCCTTGCGGAAGGTGTCGCTGAGGGCGTTGGTGGCGATCTCCTCGGTCTCGTGCGCCTCATCGATGACGACGACGTCGTACTCGCCGAGCATCTGGGCTGCACCCTCGCTGCGCTCCGAGACGACCAGGTCGGTCATGAGCATCGCGGTGTTCGTGATGACGACCTGAGCCTCGCGACCCTTGGCCTTGGCGATCTCGGCGAAGCAGATGTCACCGAAGGGGCACTCGCGCTTGCCGGGGCACTCATTCGACGAGGAGGCGACGTTCGAGAACTCCTGCTTGGTGACCGGGGTCTTGAAGTGCTCGCGGTCACCATCGTGGCCGGGCTCCATGACCTCGTCGCGCAGGGCCTGGATCTGGGGGACGAACTTCTCGTCAGCGTTCGCAGCCTTGGCGTGGCAGAAGTAGTTGCTGCGGCCCTTGACCAGCGCCCAGGTGAACGGGACGCCCAGGTTCTCGGCGAGGAAGGGGATGTCCTTCTCGGCGTACTGCTCCATGAGGGCGATCGTCGCGGTGGCGACGACAACGCGCTCACCGGAGAGGATGACGGGGATCAGCGAGCCGAGGCTCTTGCCAACACCACAGCCAGCCTGGAGGAGGCCCTGGCCACCCTCGGCGAGGACAGTCTCGACAGCCTGCGCGAGGCGCTGCTGCTGGGGGCGGCTCTCGTAGCCGGGAAGGGCCTTAGCGAGGACTTCCTCGGCCTGGGCGAAGGTCTTGATGCTCACTTGATCTCCTCGTGGTGTCTGGCGGTAGAGGCAACAATACACGAGTCCGGCGCTGGGGTCAAGTGCTGAGCAGGTGCAACTTCCGAGATCTTTCCAGCCAGACCTCACGCTCGGCTCGGATGTCCGCAGCCTCACGACCGGCGACCATGCGGGCGAACTGCCCGATATCGTCGACTCTGAAGAAGTTGCCCGGGACCTCCCGGTTCCATCCGCGCGTGACGAGGAACGGAACGCTCTCCGAGGACTCCAGGCTCTTGTAGTGCTTGACCTGGTCCTCGACGTACGCATCGGTCCTGACGATGGTCTTGTCCGAGGAGAAGGTCAGGGAGTCGAAGGGGAAGTTGTGCAGGGTGAGCCAGTCAGAGGTGAACCCGATGGCAGCGCGAGGGCGGGACGTCACGATGTGGATCTGGTGTCCGAGCGAGTGGAGCATCCTCGCCCAAGATGCAGCCTCGTCGAGCATCTCGCCGCTGTAGGCGAACCCCTGCTCGGTGGCCTCATCGTGGACCTGGTCGAAGTCCTCATCGGTCAGGCCCCAGGGCTTGTAGAAGCCGAAGGAGCCCACCTCAGTCCCGACAATCTCAGCGGGGGTGCCGGGGTGCTCGATCGCGCGGAGGTAGCGATGGATGCCACCGACGAAGCAGTGGGCGACTCCATCGAGGTCAATGCCAATACGAGCGAGGCTCATAGACTCACGTACCTTGCTGGCTCACGAACGCCGGTAGAGGAATAGGCGGCAGCCTGCACTGCCAGGGTGACGCGCTGCTTGGGGGTCAAGTCGAAGCCTTCGCTGGTAAAGAGCGAGCCCATGGCTGCGTTGAAGCCAGAGCCAACTGCGGTGTACGCGACCTGGGGCTCGAACACGCTGTAGTCGTCACCGTAGACAAAGATGCGACCGTGGACCGCAACGAGCAGATCGGTGTCCTCGTCCATCTTCTCATCAGTGGAGCCGCCTGGGCTTTCATTCAGCAGCCCAGCGATCGTGGTGGCGAACTGGGTAGCCATGAACCGTTCGAGATTGGTGGTCGGAGGTGTCGGGAGGCTGGAGTGGTGAAGGACATTGATCACGCGCATGCTGGTGCACGCGCCGATGAGGTAATCACCGTTGATCGCGACCTTCGGTGTAGAGATGATCACTGACTGACCGTCGCCACTCATCTCGGAGTCGTAGGCCGCGTGCACCACCCCCTCGTCCGCCAGCATCGCGATGCAGGTCATTAGAGCATGACCGCCTCTGACCAGCCGAAGCGGAAGCCCTGGCCGACGAGCGCGGTGATGATGCCATGACGCGAGCGCTGGCCGAAGCCTGCGGCGAAGTAGTCCGAGCCGCCATCGAGCGACGGGGTCTGCATGATCGTCGTGCCGCTGACGTCCTTGATGAAGCCGGTGTGGCGGTGGCCCATGAAGGCGATCTGGATCCGGATGTTCTGCTCGAAGAGGATGTCGCCGCGCTGGGCGAGGAACCACTTCTCGATGGTGCCCTTGCCGTCAGCCTTGTGGCCGTGGGTCAAGGCGCACTGGGTGCCGGAGAGGTCGAAGTGGGTCCACCACTCGTCGTGCGGGATGAACCACTCGATCTGGTCGAAGAGCGGGGACTCCTGGAGGACGTCGTGGACCTGCTCGGCGATCATCAGGTCGTAGTTGTCGGACTCGGAGGTGTAGGGCGACTGGCCGATGACCTGGCGGATCTCGCCGTGGTTCGAGAGGGTGTAGGCCTTCTTGATCGGGAGGCCGAACTCGGAGAAGGCCTTGGTCCGCTCGACGTCGAGGGTACGAGCCAGTTGCATCTGCGAGCGGAGCGTGGTGCTGGTGCGCCCCTGGCTGGGGTAGTGGCCGAAGATGTTCTCGATCACGTCGCCGCATGCGATGTCGGCGATGGCCTCGATGTTGTGGCCGCGCTTCTGAAGGACCTTGAGCCGGTCAAGGCTCTGCTGGAGTGCATCTTCCGTCCGGCCGATGAAGCCCTCCAGTGAACCTCCGGCGGACTTGCCGATCTGCTCATCGCCCTGCTGGTGGACGTAGGTGACGGGATCGCCCAGGCCGCTACCGGCGGTGCGTGCCACCAGCGGCTTGATCTTCCACTTCTGCACCCGTTCGATCTCGGCGCTGATGTCCGCGACGATCGCGTTGTCCTGCGGGGTGATGCGGCGGAACTTCGCCTTGTAGGACCAGAGCCAGGTCTTGTTGATGCTGCCCTCGGGCGTCCCCTTGCCCATGTTCCAGCGGGTGATCTTGACCGAGTCGTCCTGGACCTCGAAGTCCTCGGGCGGGAGGCCGAAGAACTCCAGGAGCGGCGCCCAACCCTCACCGGCCTTGATCTCGCAGGGGATCTCGCCCTTGCCGATGGACAGTTCGCCAGAGTCGCCTTCGATCGAGATGTAGGTGTCGTCCGGCGCCGCTGTCGCTGACTCGGTCTCGGCGAGCGCAACCCCATTGGCCTGACGCCAACGTCGGACTGATGACTCCGAGGTAGTGAAGATCGGCCGGATCATGTCCAGCGCGTCGATGTGAGAGACCCGCCCGTCCTTGAGGACCGAGCGGATTGATGCTTCGGCGGCGGCGGCTTCCACGAGGTTCTTGTACGTCATTCGGGCAAGCCTCTCATCGGCGGTCTGGTACCCCAGGTTAGCACCAGGAGCCACAGCCGTGTCAACCCGTCGGCGTCCGTCGGCGTCTATCGGCTGCTAGCGGTGGTCCCCCATCAATGACATCAACAACCATTGATTCTATGGACTAGGTTTATAGGGCGCGTCGCGCGCCCACCGCTAAGGCGAGCGAAGCGAGCATTAGCCCATGCTCTTCAAGACACCGAGCGAAGCGAGGGGTCTTTACCCCCCTACCCCCCACGCTGGGACGCCAGCATACACATGCCCAGCGTGAGGGTGTCAACCCGGGTCAGGGAAGGATCAGTCCAGAGGCCGACCCGTTGCTGCTGGCCTGCTCGGATTGAGCCGACAGGTATTCGCTCCTCGACTTACGGATACCTTCGACCATGCCCCTGGTCATCTCGGCGATGGCATCGTCGGTGACGCCGAGGTCGAGGATCGTGCTGAGCCCTTGCGAGCGCTCGCCGAGGACGACTCCAGGCATCGTGACGACAGCGATGATCGCTGGCATGAACTGGCCCGGCGTGTTGCCAGGGAGCATCATGATCGAGACGCCGAAGTCTGCGTCCTCACCTGGCGCACATACGGCCAGGGTGGACTCCATGACGTCGGAGATTCGCGTGATGAGGTTGGGGTTCTTGCTGGTCATGACGACCTCTTTCGGTTGCGGTGGGTACGGGCGATTCGGAGTGCTGCCTTGCGTTCCTCGGCAGTCATGAAGTTCTCTCCGGCATCCTCGTCTCCAAGGAGGATGTCGGTCTGCTCGTTGCGGTCGATCATCTTGATGCCGATCGACTCCTCGACAGTGCCATCGAGGAAGAAGGTCATGCAGGTCACCGACTCAGCAATCGAGTCGATTCTGTGAACCCGGTCGAGCCTCTGCGTTCGGTTGGCGTACGATAGCGCCGATTCGTACTCGACAACATAGGTCCCCTCAGGGAGGTTGATTCCTCGTGCCCCCGCGTCAGAAGTGAGGAACACACATGGGTCTGGATCCGAGCGGAACGACTTACGCGACTCGGTCTGTGCCGCCATGGTCATCTGGCCGTGGTTCAGGTAGACCTTGAAGCCGCTCTCGGTGAGCCGCTTCTGGATCACTCGCAAGACCGACTGGCCGAAGAAGGTGAAGACGACAGCCTTGGCGCCCTGCCCCTTGACAACCATGTCGAGGTAGTGCAGGAGTTCCTCTTCCTTCGCCGAAGAGCACGCCCGCAGGGCATCGGCGCCGATCTCCTCCACGACCATCTTGGCCAGTTTGGAGCCCTCGGGGTTCTCACTGCCGTAGATGAGGCTGGACGGGGCACCAGCGACCTGTCGGAGCAAGGTCCATAGGCCGGGCACCGGATCCTCCTGGCCGTCCTGGAGGGCCTCCAGTGTCTCGTAGAGGTTGCGCTGATCGTCAGCCATCTGGATGTGCATGGCCTCTTCGACGCGCTTGGGAAACTGGTCGATGATGTCGGGGTCAGACTTGCGCTTGCGGATGATCGCCTTCTGGCAGATCGCGGCGAAGTCGAGAATGCGCGTGGGGTGGTAGGTGGGCCGGTTGTAGAGGTCCCGGCTCTGGACGTAGACACGCTCGAACTCGGCGACCGTCGGCATGAGGTCGGGCCGGACGATCCGCATCTGGTTGAAGGCGTCCTCGTAGTCCCGCTCCAGCGGCGTGGCGGTCAGACCCCAAGCCCGGATCTCCGTCGGGTGGACCTTGCGGAGTTCCTTCAGCGTGCGCTGGTGGGCCTTGTAGATACCCGAACTGCGCTTCCGGAGTTTGACCGGGATCTCGTCGTAGAAGATGGCCACGCGCAGGGGGCGGATGATCTCAAGGAGCGGGCCGTCTTTCACGGAGGTGCCCCTGCCGCCAGGAGTACGCACGAAACGCGCCAGGTCGGCCTTAGCCGTCTCGTAGGTCGTCACGAGCACCTGGGGAACCCCCTTGCGCTCCAGGCGCTGCATGCGCCCGCTCCCATGGTGTACACGAGTGTCCAGCCTGGTGTACTCCTGGAAGTCGTCCTTCCACTCCCCGACCTTGCCCTTCTCTGCCACGAGCAGCACCAGGTCAGTCTGATCGTCCTCGAACAGTACGGTGGCCAGGCGCATGGCTGCGTGGCTCTTTCCCGTGCCCGTGTCCCAAACGAGCAGGCCGGAACCCATGACGTACATCCGCGCGATGCCGTCGACTTGGAACGGGTAGAGGCCCCGGGGCGAGTGGTAGAGCGCACCCTCAGGCCAGCCGTCCTCGGGGAGGGGGCTTGACATGTAGGCCAATCTATCCTATAAGGGCAGGTTGGTCCAACTCGGGATTACTCCTCGATGCCAGGGGCGTCGGGCACCTCGGGCAGTTCTGCAAACTGGGCTGTCGCCTGACCGCTCTTCTCGCCGATCCACCAATCCTGGGGAACGGGCTCGTCCCACAGCATGAACCACGGGTCGTTCTGGACGGGCGGCATCATCTCGTATGCAGAGTCGACCGGCCCCTGGATCTGGACAGACTCGCGGAAGGGGACTCCGAACGGAAGGCCCGCATACCAGGGGCGCATGACCAGGCCACTCACCGACACGTTCGGCCGGGTGCCGGTGACTCGCCACACGAGGCCGTTGGTCGCGGGCTCGCTCTCCGCGAAGGTCAGGACACCGGACGGGTTGTTCCGAATGTCACCGGCTCGCTGGAACGTGTCCCCGCCATCGTTCGAGAACTCCCACTGGATGGGGTCGACGAAGACGGAGATGTTGTCGACCCACCAGCGGTCGCGAGCGTACTCGTTCTGAGTGACTCGGACCCCCATCGATCCGACGTACGGGGAAAGCGAGTTCTCGATGTCGTTCCACGACATGCTGCCGTCAGCGAGGGAGTCCCACAGGATAGTTCCCGTGTCTCCATCGGGGATGATGTCGGAGCCGGAGGTCACCTCGCCCCAGGTCTCCCCCTCGTTGACTCCGCCATCGCCGACTCGGTAGGCGACGTACCACTCGGTGAGTTCTCCCGCGTTTGGCGTGATGCTCGAAGCAGCAAGGACGAGTGTCGGGTCCTCAGACGAGAAGATCTCAACCACCAGCGGGTGGTCCAGGGGCTCGTCGGTGTAGAGCCGCACTGCCGCGTAGACGTCCTCACCCGGCTCGGCCATGAACGGGCGTGCAGACTGGATCCCGCCGAAGTCGACGAGGTCAGGGTCTTCGGCCAGCGCCTGCCATGACGGGAGGCTCGGGTCGGGGTCTGAGTCCTCCAGCGCATCCCACGAGAGGTAGCGGGCCTCCAAGGAGTTCCAGTCGCTGCTCTGCCCGCCTCGGACAACCAGCATGGAATCGCCGAGGATGCTGCTGTAGTCGCTCACGAGTGCTACGCCCGAGTCGCCGTAGCCGATCCACTCACCTTCGGGCTCGTCGAAGTTCGGGTCTGTGAGGATCTGGACCGGCGGGGTCTGAACCGTAGCAAACTGGAGTCCCGTCACCGCGTCGGTGGACTGGAACACTGTGCTGGTCGAGACCCGGACGTTGGTGTTGTCCTTGGTCGTGAGCCTCTCGCCGAGTTCGTCGAAGACCCAGTCGTTGGCCCCGCTCTCGATCCGCTCATCATCGAGGAAGTTCTCCACGTACCGCGCAGTGTTGCTGTCCTCGCGGTAGTCGCACCGAATCATGCGCAGGCTCTTCAGCCCGACGAAGTAGGCGATGCGCTGAGCGAACTGGACCTTGAGGGATGTGTACTGGTGACGCCCCCGCTGGACGAAGCGCGGCTTCGCGGTGACACCCCACGGGGTGAAGTTGAAGTAGCCACCCGCAGCACGAAGGCGAGAGGAGATGTCCGGGTCGGATGAGTAGATGACCTCGGTCGGCGCATACGGGCTCTGCGGCCTGGCGTTCTGAGTCTGGTAGAAGACGCGGTAGGAGTCAGGGAACACACCCTCTGGCGAGATCTGCTGCGAGACGACGATGCCAGATCCGCCTGCGTGACCAGAGAGCCGGGGCAAGAAGATCCTGCTCTGCGCCCTAGTCATTGAGCGTGGGAAGATCTTGACGTCGCGCCAGATAGAGCCGACGGCCTCGTAGGGCTCTGGCGTCAGGTCACTGAACTCGAACTTGAAGTAGGTTGCGCGAACCGGGTCGAACTCCAGGTAGCCCCGGCGCAGCGCGAAGTCGCGGTTGATGGGAGTCCACTCGATGTCGAACGCAGGGTCACCTCGGCCGCCAAGGAACCCGAACGGCTCGGCGTCCGGACCATCGAGCGTGGTGAACGTCGGGCTGTACCGGAGGACGGCATTGCGCTCGTAGCCAGAGAAGTCCTGGTAGTAGCCAGAGCCATCGACGAAGACCGCCGGATCAGCATTGAACACGCTGGCCGCGTTGAGGTCTGTCGGCTCCTCGTGGATGGCCATGCGCACCAGTTGCCACGGTGCCTCAACACCCTCATCGCCACCGCCGAGGATGGTCTGGGTTCCGAGGTAGTCGTTCCTGCCGGTCTGGATGAGGCCACCATCGTTGATGACCATCCCGAGGTTCGTCTTGTCGCTGTAGAGCGAGACGTTGATGACGTCGCCCTGCTCGAACTCCAGCAGGTTGCGGGCCTCGTTGCCGCTTACGACTCCACCCGTCAGGATGAAGCCGCGCCCCTCACCATCTTCCGACCCAGCCTGCCACGAGAAGACCCCGGAGAGGAAGGACAAGATGGGGACCCGCGTGTCGAACTCCTGGCTCGAAGAAGAGAACCCCATGCGGAGGCTCATGTGCACCACGTAGGGGAGGTCGGTGTTGATCTGGGGGATGGTGTTCTTGATGAAGAATGCTGCGGGTCCGCTGAAGGTGAGCCCCGTGTCGGCCTTAGTCGGGCCGGTCCCCAGGTCCCCACACTCGCTGTTGCTGAGCGGGACGCTCCCGGAAACGAAGTCGCCGTCGATCACGTCGTTGGTGTAGTAGAGGTTCAGCGAAGGTCCCGAGTAAAGCGGGTCGATGAAGAACCTGTCGATGACCTGACCGCGACCCTCGGGACCTCTGGCATCGACATACAGATTGACGACGGCGCTGTTGATCGGCTGCGGCCCGCTGCGCCACGCCCGCCCGCCAGTGATGAGTGTGGACGCGCGAATCTCACGCAGGAAGTACTCAGTCGAGGATCCCAGCGAGTCACGGCCTCGCAAGAACGGCTCGTGCTCGACGATGGACCCGCCCCGGAGCGGCATGCGCGGGACATCCTCCTTGCCAGCCACAGCGTAGCCAGCGCTGAAGCCCTTGACTCCGAGCGAGTAGGGGAGCGGCGCACCAGTGAGACTACGGGGCGCGAGGCCCTCGGAGCGAACAAGGATCAGGCGCACGTTCTTCGCAGTGAAGGGGGCCAGACCGATGCGGTGTGGAGCCCAGTGGCCAGCACCGTAGTGCTGGGGGTGGCCGCCACGCTCTGTCGCGGCAGGGTTGATGACCTCGGGGATGGAGTTCGAGATTACGACGCTGGCCTTCTGCGTACGGCTCCCCGGGCGCGTGCAGTACTCCCACTTGCCCGATGCCGGGTTCAGCCACTGCACGTAGCACAGGTGGGGGAACTTCGCGAGAGCCACGTCGATGTAGTTGATCCGCTGGGGAGAGTCGAAGACGACCTCATAGACCTCGCGGATCGGAGAGGCTTGCGGGCGGCTCGGTGTAGACCAGAAGTCCTTACCCTGCTCCACCCGGTTGACTCGCTGGCTCGAAGCCAGGGCATCGCCCAGTTCCTTGATGGGCGATCCACCCGCGTAGATAGGCGAGGTAACTCGACCAGGGTAGTTGTCCGTTTCAGGCATTACGCATACACCCACTCAACGTATTGCGGAGACGTGGCTGAGGCTGAGTACGGGTGGGCTGTGAGCGAGTTGTCCTCAGACAGGAGCGCAGCGCTCGCAGCACTCGGGTCAAGGATCCCGCGTCGAGGAATGAACTCCTCCCGGGTGCCGTCTCCGAGGATCATGTCTTCCCAGTTGGTAGGCTCAGAGAGCACGCCATCCTCGATAGAGTCTGGCGCCGCGTCATCAAGGCCAGATAGCGTGTACCCATTGGCCCCGACGATGTTGCCCGCATGCGAGACTCGGTACCCCACTGCACCCGACATCGGGGGCACACTTTCGAGCGACATGCCGTTGACGGGGAACGAGATGCCGAGGTCCGAAGCACCAGACTCCGGGTACATCACCCTGGCAGAGAACCTGCCGACGTTGCGCCGAAGGACACGCTTGCCGACCTCCCAGAAGTTGCTGTCCGAGGAGACAGCGCGCATCGGCGCGTCGATGTGGAAGGCCACACCTCGATCATCGATCGTGAGGAGCGATCCCGCAGGCTTCAACTTGCCGAGCACCTGGGTCAGGCTGCGCCGGTCTGCCTCACGGATGCTCCCGTCGAAGTCATCTGAGTAGTTCTTGATCGGACGCACGATGAACTCAGCAGCGGTGTTGGTCTCCGACCGGCCGAGAACGACACTACCCTCAAGGCCAGACCAGGATTCTCCGCTCACCTCATCCCAGAGGACCGAGCCGTCGTCTCCATCGGGCGGGTTGTCGGGGTCTGATGTCGTCTCGGCCCAGGTGTTGTTGATCGCTGGGGTGAACCCATCGGAGCCGAGGAAGCGCCAGATCTCGTAGACCTCACAGGGGGCACCCACAACAGCCTCTGCTGCCATCTGCATGCCGGGCACAGTTCCGCCCAGGGGGATGGCTCGTGCGAGCGCCTCGATGCGATTGCGATAGCCAGCGTCGAGCGCACGGATGGCCTCCCACTCGTCAACTGTCGCAAGCCCAGCCTGCGGGTTGAAGGGGAGTTGCTCTTGCTGCTGTCGCCCCTCACCGAAGATTGCCCCGTAGAGGCCGTCGAGGTCGTAGAAGTGGCTGCCAGCCATCGTGGAGGCGAGCCGGACGATCGTGTTGCGCTTGGCGAGTTGGCCAGCGCCGGAGTCACCGATCAGCGCCCGCATGAATCGCATGAGGTGGCTCTCGGAGCGGAGGTCATACAGGTCGGGCGGGAAGTTGCGAACGGCGTCCTGAGTGATCAGCGGAGGGTTCAGAAGTCCGGTGCCCCGGTCTAGCCCCTCGACCTCTGGCCCTTCAGGGACAGTCTGTAGCGGGAGGATACCGACACTGGCTTGAGCGTCGGTCTCGAAGAATCCGCCCTCGGTAGTGAACGGGTCAGTGCTCTCGAAAGGCACGGCTACCCCCCGAAGGTGTTCTGAGCGCGGACATCCTTGTAGACGAACTCAAGGACCGGATTGTGGTTGTCGCTCAGCGTGACATCCTGCGGTCGTCCGATGCTCGTGACGTAGGTCTGGGTCACACCGCCACCCTCAACCAACTGGATGCCGATCTGATAGTCGTTCTTCAGCGAGTTGTTGTACGCAGGCACATCCGCCCCCTCCAGGAAGCGAACAGCGTCAACGCCGGACACGTTGGACACAGCGCGGAGCACGTCGGACACCTGGATCACTGACCCCATCCCTCGCTGCACGAGGTAGGTCGAGATCGCGGTGTCGATCGCGGTGTTCACGTCATTCTGGGTTCGTGTCCCGTCGTACATCACCGCGAGATTGAAGCGCAGCGCGCGATCGACACCCTGGTGCACGAGTGCATCGATGCCGACGAGGCGCCAGCGGTCAACCTCGACCTGGACGGAGGCAGGCACCTCGTTGTAGATGTAGTCATCGTTGAGGCCGATGGTCACCGTGTTGCCCGTCAAGGGCGCGGCGTAACCAGCCGCATCGTCGAGCATCTCTAGGCCGAACAGCGAGACGGGGGTAAGACCGTTGACAGTGGTGTCGTGCACGATCCGGTATGCGTCAGTGACGATGCCAGGGGCGGCAGTGACACCCCGTCGACCGTAAGTGAGTGCGCCCCAGGTGATCGCCTCGGGCACCGAGATGATGGGGCCGAATGCGAGCGGGACGAAGATGTTCCCTGACGTAGGGGGCGTTCCGTCGACCCCCTTGAAGTTCGCCACGTTGTAGGGACTACCCGGGGTCGTGTTGAAGGTCGGCATCGAGGACTTCCACACGAGCGTCTGTGCGGCGCTCTTGGGGCGAGTGCCCGCGACCCAGATGTCGACCTTGCTCGCGATCCCTGCTGCCGGGTTGTTGCGGCTCGCCTGGGAGACGTACTCGAAGTCGAGATCAATGATCGAGCCAGGAGGCATTCGCGTGGCAGAGATGGCGCTGAGCGAGGGGTACGGAGTCGCGGCGTTCCAGGTGTAGTCCAGGCCCTTGGAGGCTACGTCTCCAGCAGCGAGATCCGGCCCCACGAACACACCGCTCGCGAAGACGTACGAAGCATCGGGAACCTGGCTCACCGCAGTGTTGTCATCCTCGACCTGGAGACGCTCGCGACGACGCTTCGACGAGCCAAGGACAGTCGCTGAGGTGCAGTTGGCGTCGGCCAGCGCGATGCCTCGGTACATCTGCTCGGTTCCCGCCAGCGAGCGGAAGACCGTGGACTTCCAGCGTGCGCGCAGTTCGGTGTCTGACTCGGGGTTAGTGCCGCCAGTGAGGGGCAGTGGGTTCGTCACGCCAGTCACATTGATGACGGGGCTGATCAAGAGCACCAGGGATCCCGCAGCAAGGTTACCATCGACCCCGGGGCTCACAGCCTGGATGGGGATCGAGATGGAGTTCTGGCCCGGAGCCATGCTCGCCGTCACGATCGTAACCGCAACGATCGCCGGAGATCCCAGCGTAGAGATCTCGGTGCCTGCGGGGATCGTCACTGTGACGTCACTGGCCCCCAACCGCTGGAAGGTGATCGCGCCCGACGCCCTCTTCGGGGTCAGGCGAGCGATGCCGAACAGTTGCGTGAACGCATCAAGATCTGACCCGGCCTTCGAGTCGATGTCGTACTGGTACGAGGTCATGTGCTGGTCGACGTAGGCATTGGCGACGGTGTACGCGACTGCGTCGATGATCTTGCGAGTCGAGGTGCCCACCGAGGTGTCGAGTTCAGGGTCCGTCACCCGGAGGGTGTTGATGATCTGGTCGGCGACCTCAGAGAGAGTTGCAGCCATTAGAGGGTCACCGTCCGAGTGATGGGGAGTGTGCGACCGGCTTGGGTCGTGAGGTTCATGGACACCTTGATCGAGTCGAGAGAGACAACAGCGTTCACGTCGCTGACCCCGGTGACGATGTCGGCCGTCATGAACGAGGACCGAGCCTGCTGGAGGCTGTCCTCCCTCAGGATCCGGTTCTGGTTGGTGATGTACTGCTGGACGACCCGGTTGACCTCAGACTTGACCTGGAAGATCGTCTCGTCATCGATCGGCTGCCCGAGGTACTGCACCACGACCGAGCCCCACTCGGGGTGGAAAGGGTCCGCGCCCAACTCCTCGCCCAGAGCCAAGGCCAGGTCCTGCTGGATCCGGGGGCCGCCAGTGACAGTCCTGTGCCCGCCGGGACCGGCGACGAGGTCTCCAGAGACCAGTGCGAGCGACTTCATGACTACCTCCTACCCCTTCATGGGCGGTGCGGGGGAGGGCGACAGGGCTACCGTTTCAAGCGTTTGTAGAGCCCCGACCGCAGGCTCACGCTGGCAGTGAGTCGACCTTGACCCATGCCTTGAAGTTGCGGAACTGCGTCGTGCCCCCGAAGACGCCAAAGCCCGCGTAGCGCGCATTCGGCAGGATGGTATCGGTGTCACCCCAGTGGGCCGTCCGCAGCGTGCCGTCGATGTAGCCAAGGATTCGATTGCCGAGAACGACCAGGCGCAACTTGTGCCAACCGCTAGACAAGGCAGTAATGCTCTGTGCGCCGTAACTAGCCACGCCGTCGCGCTCGACGCGACACGAGGAGTTGCCGTCAATCCGGAACGAAAGACCAGCGCCACCAGCGGCCGAGTCAGTAAGCATGACTTGCCGGATCTTGGAGTCTGCGGCCACATCAACCTCACACTCAATGATGACCGCGAAGAATGGCTCTGTCAGTGGCGTATCCGCAGCGGCACGACACCACGATCCGTTGAGTTCGACTTGGCCGGATGTGATGGCCCAAGACCCGCCGTTTCGTGTCAGGCCAGTCAATGTGGTGAGCGGGATGTCGACAGCAAGGCCCCACTCTTGCGACGCATCGCTGGCGGTCTGGGCGATCATGCGGATTTTGCGTGCCGCAGTGATGTTCCGCGTAGAGCCGTTGTTGTGGTATATACCGACCTTGATATACCAGCCTGCTGTCAAGTGTATCGGCACGGAGTGCGATGTTGCCCCGTTGTCGACTACGCGGTATCGGTTGAAACCCGCGAGCCCCTGGCTCACATTCGACGCATTGAACACCTCGAAGAAGATGATGCGAGTGTGCTCAGAGACGTACTCAACAAGATCGAACTCAGCCTGGACTATGTGCCACCCTGTCGTGACGGCGTACACCCGATCGTTGTTCGCGCCAGACCACATTCCAGGCGTTGAGCCTGCGCGAGTGGTTGATCCCTGTAAGTAGACCCACGCATCGCCAGGACCCCCAGGGTAGTTCTCGCTCGGGAACGACTGAGTCGCGGTGGCCTGCACTTCGACCTGCGCCCCGACCCCTCCGCCCCCTCCTCCAGGCCCCGTGGGGCCTGTTGCACCGTCTAGCCCAGGCGCACCAGGCAACCCCGTGGGCCCGACAGCAGCCGCTCCTGTGGGCC